TCGACAGTCTGGGCGTGAACTCCTCCAACCTCGACTTCTTCATCGGCACTCACCCACACTCCGACCATATCGGCTGGGCTGACACCCTGATCCACAGGTACCATCCCAAGCACATCTACACTCCCGTCTACGACGACTCGTACTCGGTCGGTGACGACGTGAACCCGCTGTGGGACAACCAGAAGATCTACGACGATCTCGTGGCTGCGGCCTCGTGGGCGCAGGGCGCGTATGGGGCGACGTTCGACCAGCACGTCAAGCCCGGACAGGGTGACCTCATCCAGATGGGTGACATGCTCGTCCAGATCATCCCCCTGTCTCCCGGCGAGGAGTACGCGCACCCCGGTAAGCTCGCGAACACGAACCTCATCAGCTACACGGCGAAGATCACCGCCCACGGGCGCAGCGCATATCTGTCTGCCGACCTCGAGAGCGGCGAAGGCAAAGAAGACTACGTAGCGGGAGTAGTCGGTCACGTGGACTGGCTGAAAGCCGGTCACCACGGTCTCCATACGTCGAACAGTGAAGACTTCCTCGATGCGCTCTCTCCGTCGCTCGTCATGAACACGGGCTACGAGTTCCAGACCCCCGACCGTCTTGGTCTGCCTGCACTCAGGGGCCGTTACGAGTGGTTCGAGGCGTACTCGATGCGTAACGCGGGCATCCCTGCCCTCGTCGGTACCTTCACTCCCGGCGGGATCACTCGCCCGTATATGAACGTCGGCATGGGGCATACCTTCGGATCGACTACGCCGCACACGTACTGGTTCCATGATGGTAAGCCAGCGGTCACGCGCGGATGGTGGAAGGGCTTCTACGACGGCTGGCACTACTTCGACGGATCCGTGTCCGCCGTCGAGAACGGCTGGGTGCTCGACAAAGGCAACTGGTACTGGATGGACGGCCTCTCCCACATGGCCGTGAATACGTGGGTCCAGGACGGCGACAAGTGGTACTGGATGGACGGCTCCGGGCACATGCTCCGCGGCGGCTGGTATCGCATCGGTGGCACCTGGTACTACCTCACCGGCTCCGGCGCTATGGCGACCGGCTGGCTCAACGACCGTGGTTCCTGGTACTACCTGCTCTCCAGCGGCAAGATGGGGCAAGCGTGGGTTCACGACGGCACCGGATGGTACTGGATGGATCCCTCGAGCGGACGCATGGACGCTGGCGGCTGGCGTAACATCTGGGGTTCCTGGTACTACCTGAGCGGCAGTGGTAAGGCTGTCGAAGGCTGGATGCTGGACCGGGGCTCCTGGTACTACATGCAGCCCGGCATCGCGCAGATGCGCACCGGATGGATCAACGACGGCACGGGCTGGTTCCTCCTGTCGAACAGTGGCGCTATGCGCTCGGGCGGCTGGGTACAGGACAACGGCAACTGGTACTGGCTCGACGGCAACGGGAAGATGCTCACCGGCTGGCTCCAAACGGGCGGCGCATGGTACTGGCTTAACCCCGACAACGGGCGTATGGCAGTCGGCACGGCCACCGTTGACGGTCGCGCCTCCCAGTTCGCCCCATCGGGACGCTGGCTCGGATACGCCTAACACCCCCTCCCCAGTGGGGGATACATGAAGAAGCGCCCACCTCGACTCCTTTGTGAGGTGGGCGCTTCGCTATGTGCCTCTTGATGGCAACCATGCGCCACACCCAGTTTAATGTGCCGAAGAGTGCATCGTGTGGATACAATAGGGCCGTGGGTAGCTGCAACTACCCATAACCGATGACAATCGTCCGCCCAGTTCACACCCTGGGTGCTCATCGGATCAGAGGATTGAGTTTAGATTCTCGAAGATCGCCGTGGCCAGGCCTAACGCCGCCACGGCGATTTTCATTGTCTGGCCGGGAGTGAATCGACGGCGATCTTGTGCGGAACATGATGGAAGCCGCCCACCATGTTTGAAGCCATGACCCGCTGGCAGCGGCTCTCTATCTCCCGCCACCAACCCACTACACTAGGAACCGCAACGCCCATAACCAGAAGGGAACCCATGCTTACAACAACTAGGAACCGCGTGTTCGCTGGTGGTAGTGCTGCGCTCATCATGCTGGCCGGACTCGCCGGCTACGCCACCTCACCCGCTTACGCAGACCCCGCACCAAGCGGACTGAACGCACACCACATGGACACACTGCCCGTCCCCCCGTCGAGCAACCAGGACACGACCGTCACCGTCCGCTTCCGTTACGACGATGCTGCATCCGCGTCAGGGCGAGGCTTCGTCGCCACCATCGGCGAGGGCGCGTCCTTCGAGCCTCACTCGTGGTCGATGCGCGAGCCTGTGGACAACACGCCCATCGGTGAGTGCTCTACGCCGGACTCCAAGACGCTTGTCTGCTCCGAAGATGAGCGCGCCGACGGTAGGACCGCCTACGAGAACGGCGTAGTCACCTGGACAGTGAATCTCGACCGCGAGCTCATCAACCAGAAGAACCTCCGCTACACGCTCGTCACCCTCAACGGGGACACGTTCCCCCTCACGTTCCACCCCGCGACTCTGGGTGCTGGCACCACGATCCCCGCGAACTTCGACCCCAAGGGCCTGGACTCCGAAGGGGCTGCAACTGACGTGCGCCCCGATGGCCAGCCTACGCCGACACCCTCCCCGACGGCGGCGACTCCAGCGCAGCCCAACGCTCCGCAATCCGGCCCGCAGTCAGGGCCTCAGTCTGGCCCGCAGAGCGGCATCACGGCCCCCGAAAAGCCTGCCCTCGATGAGACTAACCATCCGGGCGAGGGTACTCCCGCGACGAGTGAGCTAGTGACTCCCAACGTGCCGCCCCTGGACCCCAATGCCCTCGACGGTAACGGCACCGGCGTGAACCCCCTCGACCCGCCCAACACGGGCGACGGGGAGCCGCTAGAGCGCCCCGACAACCCCAACGAGGGCCTGAGTAACAACGACGGCACCGGCAACCCCGTTGACCCCACCAAGCCAGTGGAAACTGCGCCGGGTGGCGCTACTGCGGCTCCCACAGGGGACCAGGCGACCACGCAGACGACCCCGGCTCTGCCCACGGACCCCGCAGCTCCCGCCGCTGCTGAGGCAACCGGCACGACCGTTGCTCCCGCAGGGGCAGACAAGTCCCCAACCGGCACCGCCAATGCCACGGTGGCAGCAGCCAAGTCTCCGACGCTCGCGAAGACCGGCGCATCCTTCTGGCCACTGGCCGGTTTCGCCGTTGGTCTCGCTGGTATCGGCTGCACCCTGCTGGGTGGTCGAGTCATGCAGAAAGCGCGCCTGCGCGTGAAATAACAGGCCACTCTGTTACACACACAGCCCCGCCAATGGTCTCACTCAGGCCTTGGCGGGGTTTTGTGTCCCCAGAAACGCTTGTAGTGGGCACATTACAAGCCTTTGCGAGATACAAGCCACGCCATGCTGTACGCGAATTGGGCGACCTGCCGGTCAGTATGATGGTTTCGCCCATCCGGCCCCGTAACTACAAGGGAAACATGAACATCACCGCAACACGACATACGCGAAAGGCTCTCGGCGCGCTCGCAATTCTGACCCTCGTCGGAACCAGCGTCGTCACCACGCAGCCAGCCGCCCACGCAGCCGCCCCCACAGGATACGAACTCTCCTGGAGCGACGAGTTCGACGGCTCCAATCTCGACACCTCCAAATGGGGATACGCCTACGGCTGCTTCGACCCGAGACTGAAAACCCAAACCCACTACACCGACAGCTCCGAGAACGTGAGCGTGTCCGGCGGCTACCTCCACCTGACCGCACGCCACTTGCCCACGCGCGAGAAGTGGAACAAGGAAACCCGGAAGATGGAAACCATCGACCGGACCTGCACGCGCACCGAGAACGGCCAGAAAGTCACCTACCCGGCCCCCTTCACCTCTGGCATGGTCCAGACCCGCGACGATAAGGGCAACGTCAAGTACGCCGCCTACGGCGACTTCTACGCCGAGGCCCGCATCCAACTCCCCGACGGCCCATCTTCGTGGGCATCGTTCTGGTTCACTGGTACACAAGGTGGCCCCTGGCCGGGGAACGGCGAGATCGACGCGGTAGAAGCAAAGGGGTACGACCCGAACTACCTCCAAGCGAACACGCACACGCCTCGAGCAAGCGACCCGTCGAAGTCTGAACAGCACCATGGGCAGCTCGGCGGTGACGGCACCAGCCAGACGCAGTTCCACGTCTACGGCGTGGAGAAGACCGGCGAGAAGATCACGTTCTACCTCGACGGCGTTCCGCGGCACACGGTCAACTACTCGGACATCGGTGGCGCTAACCCGTTCGTCGTGGACGGTAACGGCATGGTCATTCGCCTGAACCACATGGTTGGAGGCACCTTCCTCACCACTGATTCCGGCGACACGACCTACGTGGACGCAACCGCCTACGCGGATAGGTACGCGGGCGCTGGATCGGACATGCTCGTCGATTACGTGCGCGTCTACTCGAAGAAGCCTGCCGTCGAGGAACCCGAGGCTCCGGTTGTGCCTACGCCAGAGCCAACTACTCCGGTTGAGCCTGCGCTACCGACGGATCCCAAGCCCGCCGACCCGACACCGGCAGAGCCGACCCCCGCTGATCCTGCTCCGGCCACCCCCGCGCCAGCGGAGCCCACACCCGCCGACCCGGCCCCGGTAGATCCAGCCCCCGTGGAGCCCGCGCCGATTCCCTCCGCTCCGGCAGTGCCAGAAACACCGGCCACGCCCCCAGCGGATGACGTTGTGACACCATCACCGGCAACACCGTCTCCCGCGACCCCGGCACCGGCATCGACTCCCGAAGCGCCCGCACCCACTCCTGCTCCGACAGAGCAGCCCACCCCAGAAGCCCCCACCCCTGCCCCCACAGTCGAAACCCCTGCGCCAAGCGCACCCACTCCGACCGTGGAACAGGCACCCCCAGTAAACCCTACCGATGGGGCTACTCCTGGTACCGACGGGGTACATGGGGCCGGTCCCTCTACGTCTACACCTGGGACCAATGGGGCGGTTACTGGTGGGGTACTCCCCGCTGGTACAGCCCCTACCGTTACGGCTACTACTCGTGGTGGTGACGGCACACTAGCGAAGACCGGAGCAGATGCGAACCTGCTCGTGGGCGCACTGTCCACAGCGTTCGCCGGCATCGTCTTCGTCGCCATGCGTAAACGCCAGACACGCCAGTAACGCGCCACAGCGCCTCTAGCGCACACAGAACGCCCCAAGGGGGAGCAGACACGCACTGCATCTCCTTGGGGCGCTCCCGCGTCTCCTGCGGGCCTCTACGGCTTACAGAGGGGACGCTATGACCCGCACATACCCTCCTATGACGGGAAAACTCATAGAACAAGGCCTCTATGACATAGAGACCCCCTCCTATGACATAGGAACAGGCCTCTATGAACGACTCACGACCATATACATGAGCGCCCCAGGGGGATTGATGATCCTTGTCCTGGGGCGCTCTGCTGGGGCGTGGCTACTTGGTGAGGTTGGTCCTCACGAGGAGGCCACGCTGGCCTGGCAGGGCCTTCTCCACAACCATGGCAGGCATGGCCACCCCGCGCTGACGGGCAATTTCCAGCATGTCCGCCGGGGTCAGCGCTGTCGCCAGGAGCTCGTGTCCGTCCACGAGGGAGCGGCGGGTCTTGTTGTCGCTGCCAGCCACGAAGTAGCGCACTGGCTCCCTCGAGGCGCGCACGTCCACCGTGAACTGGTCGAACACTTGCTTCCTGTCGTCCTCAAGCCCATGCGGCCACCAGGTATCGCCATAGCGCTTGTACATGCTGAAGCTCAGCGTCACACAGTCGGGGCCTTCGTCAACCGTGACCCTCACGGCTTTATCCTCGCCTGTGTGCGTGAATACTGTGGCTCCTTCGGCCAGTTTGTCTTCCTGGAGGTTGAAGAAACCAGCCGCGCCCTCGGGGCGCTGGAGGTACACGACCATGTTCTCGGTAATGTAGCCGGCTGCGTTGCCCTTGAAGATCACTGGATGGCCAGGCTTCACGTAGGCGCGCAGCCACGATAGCACCTCTTCAAAGGCATACTCAGAAGGCTTGGAGGACGTGAGGAGTGTGTTAATGTCCTCCACATCCAGAAGATCCGCTACATCTCCTCCGTCCCACCATGAAGGATGAACCTTAGCCACCTTAGCGACAGTGGCCGCAACCTCACGACGAGGATCCACAGGCTCCCCAAGAAGCTCACGCTCCCAATCAGCCAAACCCTCGGAATCGCCCGCAGCTGGCGCGGGGCCGTCAATCTGGGTGTACGCAGGCCAGTAGCCTTCTGCTACAGCAACAAACTCAGTGACAGCATCACGCACTTTCCCTACTTGCTGCACGAGTTCGGGGATCTCACTGATCGCCAGCATGTACGAGCCTTCGAGACGCGGGTCGGTGCCAACCATCCTGTAGAACTCTCCCAACTCGTGAACACACGTTGCGCGCATCTCGTTGAGGTGAACTCGACGCGCGCCGGAGACGACAGGGAGCGCAACATCGCTTTGGCGAGCTGCTTCAACATCATCCACGCTGATGCTGGAACGGTAGTTCACCTTATAGGGGAACTTCGTGGAATCGTCCCATGCTTGCAGGCAGTATTCGATAGCGCCAAAGAAAAAGGCGTGCGGCACATGGCGGTCGGCCAGCACCACGTAATTGATTTTGTCTTCGATGCCAGCAAAAACGCGCTCTGCGTGTCGCTGTACCTCTTTTGCGTCAGTAATTTTTCCTACTGCATCAGTCCAGAACTTTGGGATCACGCCTCGCGTCTCGCGCCTAAGATCGACGAAATACTGCTTCATGTCGTCCATGCGCGCTTTACTAAAGTCCTCTTCCAGAGCTTTGCGCACACTTCGGTACATTACGTTAGTGGGAACGTTGAGGAAGAGCGGTGCACCGTCTTTATCGTACAGGCCCGCGCCTTCCTTGCGAGCCTCATCAGAAGTGCGCCATTCTATCGCAAACGATGCGCTCACCGTCTCGGTCTCGACGATGCCTCCAATGTTGGTGTATAGCTTGCTAGTGAACGTCTTTCCACTTAGCAGTGCAACGTTCTCCGAAAGGGTGCGGCCCCCATGCTCAAGTTTGCGCAGCTGCTCATCCTTGGTAGCCTCCCAATCGAGAACGGCCTGCAAGGCTTCACGCAAGATGGGCGTATCAGCTGTTGGCTCAGTCGCACGCAAACTCGGGACTTCCCTGTCTTCCTGCCTTTTCTCCAGCAAGAACGAGACCCTCTCAGAGATGTGCTTCTCTGCGATAACATTCGTCGCAGTAAGGAGGGCGGAGTCCTTCGGCTCAATACGCATGAGCTTCTGAATATTTTTGACGACAATATCGTCGATGCCGCCATGGTAATCCTTGACGGGGAACATGTGGCGCAGGTTATCGTACACCTGGGATAGGGGGTTCCAACGGTCGTATTCGTCGTCGAGTTCCTTCACGCGCGTCTCGTACTCCACATCGCTAAGAGGCGGCAATTCGCCTTCGCACCAGAATTGGATCACCCTGTTTACTTGTTCCAGTGTGGGAGCATAGCTCTTAATCTGCCCGTCACAAGTGAACTCAACTTCGGACCCTTTTATGTTGTTGTTCTGGAGCGCGTAGTCCACAATATCGCTATTCCATTCGAGCAGGTCTGTAGGAAGGCTGTCATCGTAATACTCGTAGTCTTCTACTGCTAGGACATGGCGGAACGCTTCTTCACTTAGCGGACGGCTGGAAACATGCTCGCCGTCGCTAACGGAAAGCCACGCCTGTTGAAAGTCGCCGTAGGCGCTACCCATGCCACTGTTTGCACCAGGGGAAAGCGCCGCCTGGCGCGTGATGCCGACCGTGATCGCTCCGCAGTCGTATGGGTAGAAGTAGATGCGCGTAATCACGTCGGCATCGACGTAAGCGGTTTCTGGGTGAAGTCTTCCATGGCGAGGCTTGAACGTTGGAAGTGTGATGATCTCGCGGATCTGCTCGTCCGTGATCCTGTTTGCTGCGTCTGGGCCTTGGAGGGTGTCGAGTAGCGTCTTTTCTTCTGTCATGCCAGTTTGGATGGCCTGGAGAAGATTGTCGGGGTTGTACATGAGGGTTCCTTTCAAGGGTTGTGTGGCGGCTACTGACTGTCAGTGCTGGTCGCTACGGTTCGAGGGTGAAGCGTTGTCCGTGCAGCATGAGCGCGTACTGTGCGAGTGTTCGCGCGGGCGTGTCGGCGGGGAGTAGGAGTGGTGGTTTGGCGATGGCAGTTTCGATGGTGGTTTCGGGGATGCCGAGTAGTGGGGCGTTGGTTCGGACCCAGGTGTGCCAGTGTGCCCACATGCGTTCGCATGACTGTGGTGATGGGGTGGTTTTCCCTTCCTCCCATAGTTCTGCGTCGCTTGTGGAGCCTGCGCCGGTGAGGTCGGCCCACACGGCCATGGGTGTGGCTGACGCTTCGCGTAGGGCTTTGATGACGGGACCGGGGAGGAGGCGCGCTTCGCGGACGGCTTGGAGGCGCAGTTCGTGTTCCTCGTGCGCAGCCTGGTGGGTGCGGGCGAATCCGTCGAAGATGACGCTGAGGGCCGCGAGCTTGTCGCCTTCCCGTTGAGCGGCTTCACGCACCCCGTACATGGCTCTGCGCCCGTCCACGGCCTCGATGTAGGCCAGGCATGAGGTGGCCTCGTCCTGCCCGAAGACCCTGCACGCCTCCTGCACGGCTTCATCACTGTCGGCGACGGTGATGAGGTGGATGCTCTCACGAGACGGCTTGCAAGGGAGCATTAGGAGGACTGATGGGCGCACGAGGCGCTTCTGGACGGCCACCTCCAGGTACTTTTCGGCGGCAACGACTTCGGGAGTTCTCTCGAAGCGTGGGGACTGTGCCCACTCCTCAAGGGTGTCGATGCAGTGGCGCGCGTGATCGTCGCAGGGGATGAAGTCCTGGAACCAGTACTCCAGAATCTCCCTCACGTCTCCTTCGCCGTTCACGTTGATGTGGTCGCCCGAGCTACGGTTCCACAGTTCGACGCAGAAGCTCCCGTTCGCCGCCTCCATGTCAGCCCTCCAGGCCGAGAGTCGGCGGGGTTAGGACGCTTACCTTGAGCGCGCGGTGACGCTTCTCGGTAGACGGGTGGATGGTGTGCGTGACGACGTGACTGACCGTGTAGGCCCCTGCCCCGTACACCTGCGTAATCGACACGTCCAACGTGCAGCCGGTAGACACGAGGATGCTTTGAGCGAGGCGCGCGAGAGGGCGCAGCATTTCCTTGCTCAGCGTATCGCTGGCGCTCACAGTCGCCCCCTTGGCGTTTCCGCTGGGGATGGTTGTTGTTCCAGCGACTCCCTTACTGCCGTTCATGATGATCTTCTTGAGGGCATTCACGAGGCAGATGTGCGCTTCATTCCGACACGGCGGCTCAGGCACGTTAATGGCATAGTCTGCGATCATCTTCCACGCAGCTTCCATCCCCGCTGCGGGGCCGGTGAGGCGCGCTTCGACGGCGATGTGGTACACGAGGGTTCCTTTCCTTGCGGCGGGCCGTCAGTCCTCGAGGCCAAGGCTGGGGATCTTGTGCGTTGTGGTGGTGACACCATGGCTGCGTGGTGTCCACTTGAAGGGGTCGATCTGGTAGGTGACAACCTCCGTGTAGACGTGGCGGTGCGTCTCGGGGGACTTGAAGACGGTCACGCACACCTTGACGATACGGGCGAGTTTCGCGTCCACGAAGTACTTCTTGAGGAGGTCGCCGATCACGTGCGCCTCTTCGATGCCGAAGGTGCCGTCTCGATGCGAGTAGGTCTCGTTTGCGGTCACGCAGAACTGCTTGTCCATCGTGCCGTCGGAGGCGGTGTAGATGCGTTCGCCGACGAGGATGATAGGGTAGCCGGGTCGCGCTTTTCGCGACTGGATGGCGAGTTCGTAGCCTGCCTGCTTGGCGGCTTCCGGGTTGGTGATTGCTCCGACGTGGGCTTCGACCTGTAGGCGGATCATGAGCGTTTCCTTTCGTTGGTTGGTTCAGTGCTCACTAGATGAGTGTCGCGTGTGGGTTGTGGCGGTTACTTGTTGCGGTGCAGGACGAGGACTGTCTTCGTCGGCCACGGCAGGCGGTCGATGTCGTAGAGGCGCTGGAAGTGCTCGAGGTAGCCTTCGTCCCACTCGTCGTACTCTTGCTCTAGCACGTACTCGTCCCACCTGTTGATAACCACGTTGAGCATGGAGCGCGTCCCACTGTAGGACTCTGTGGACTCTCGAGGGAGACTGTTGAGTCCCCACACGGAATGGAAGGCGATCTCGTAGAGGTTGGTGGGGTTCGCTTCAATCTTGAGGCTGTCCCAGTTGACGGAGTAGTCGTTTCCGCCCCTGAAATGGATGATCTTGTTGATCGTGAGTGCCCCAACCCAGGTGAGGACTTCGCGCATCGCGTCTACGGAAACGACATTGAGGGACTTCAAGTTGCTGAACTCCTCCACCTGGAACCTCGCCCCTGACCAGTCGCGGATGACGAGCACACCGCTAGGTGCAACTAGCTGTCGGATCAATTCAAGCTCCTTCAAGCTGTCTCCGTTGCGCTCTCCCAGGATCTCGTGCACGACGCTGGACAGGAACACCACGTCGTAGGTGCCCACACGCTCTTTGAGCTCTTCCTTCGTGCGGAAGGCAGCTCCAGCGTCCCGCATGGCGGTCTCAACTGTGGTGCTGATGTCGTGGCACTCGTACACGCCGCCAGCGGCTTCGACGCGCTCGCGGATACCGCCCTCGACGGGCATACTGCACCCGTAGTCGAGGACACGCGCCCCTGGCGTGACGTAAGGGGCTAAGGCCTCCCACTTCGCGTTGAGCGACGAGGCCATACGACGCACGTATTCAGGGCTCGTAGAGTCCACGTAGTTGTCCATAAGGGGTTCCTCCTTGTTAGTTCACAGGCCCTAGGTTTGTGTGCTGTGGCTGCGTTTATTTGCGTGTGGGTAAGCGTGCGTCCCGCCGATAATCGCGCAGCTAATGCTTGTTGATGGGTGGTACGTGTAGAGCGGTGCTGGCGATCATTCGTTGTGGCCCTAGTCGCGCGGCCATCCGAGTGAACCGTGAAATATTTTCTCAACGGTGTGACCAGTCAGGTAAGATTCGAGGAACTCACGAACGCCGATCCTCTTTCGGTCTTTTCCCATCCAGAATCCCTCAAGGTCGTTGGGAAGATATATCTCGTCGTTGCCATAGGAGTAAGTGTTGTCTCCGATTCGGATGGCGGTGCCTGCAACGAGAAAGTGCCCGTAACGTTCAGTGCCTTTGCCCACTGAGATAGGGGCTTCCCTTACTGCGCGGCAATCGTTGCAATAACAGGGTCGTGACATTGTTCTCTCCTAGTGTCGTTCGTTGAGTAGTGCTTGGGCGTGGGCCATGATGCGCACGAGCGCGTCGATGCGAGCTTCTGGTGTGGCGGTGGGAGTGCGCCAGGTGTTCCAGTCGTCGGCGCTGCCGTTGTCGGCGTTGTAGGCGTTGAGTGCTCGCGTGAGCGCCTGGTAATGGCCCTCTCCTGCGAGTGCGGTGGTTTCAGCGCGTAGGACGGTTGCTGCGGCTCCCAGGAGGATGATGAGGTCTGCGGGGGAACGCAGGGGATCGCCGTCGAGTTCCGCGTCCGCGTACACACTGAGGAGCGTCCGTTCAGCGTCGATGGCCGCGGGGGTGAGCGGGGCTCGGTCGTAGCGCCAGGCGATCTCCTGGTCGAGGAGCCCGGATCCGATGATGACGGTGTACGTCGGGGCTTCCTCGACTGCGGGGGTGTCAGTTGTTGTCAGCATGGTGCGCGTCATCTTCCTTGATGTAGTCCTGGGCGACGAAGGTGCCGATCAGGGCGGCGGCGGTGATTGTGAAGGCGATGCCCAGGCCGGAGTCCCATGCGCTGCCGTCGCCGGTGGCGGTCGTCCAGATGAGGACGTAAATGGTGAGGGCGAGTCCGGTGAGCGCGCCCGTGATAAAGGTGCAGGTCTGTGACTTCATTGTTGCTGGTTCCTTCTTTCTTTCTGGGGTTGGTTGGTAGTTTAGTCGGTTTTATTGCGCGCGCAAGCGTATTCAACCCGCATATTGGTTAAGTGGATCACATGAGGGGGTGAAAGGGAGGGCGCAAAAACAGGACCGGCCCAAACCCACACGGAGAGGTTCAGGCCGGTCCATAACCCAGAAAGCGGAAGGAACCCGAAGGCCACCGCCAGAACGATCATACAGGCAAAACGCCTACACAGTCCACTCAGGCCCCGCTTTCACTGAGGCTATCTGGCGTACACGCGCATACGCGCCCTGTCTTTCGCCACACAGGTGTCCATGAATGAAAGGACGCTCGCCTTCGAGCCGACGCGCATCCCCTCACATTGGCAGTACCACTCGTACTCGCGGCGTCCCGTGGTTTCACAGAAATAAGTGCTCAACCCAAGGACCGCACTACGCAAGTCGCCGTCCCCCAGGTCAATACTGTCCGTTCCTAGGGGCTGGTGTCGCCCGTCAAGAGAAAAAATGCCTCGTCCGTAGCAGTTTGTCGTGTACCTGACTTGTGTGGGGTCTGATTCAGTATGTGGCAGGTCTTCATTTTGAAAGTCCCAGCCCCAACACCAGTGCCCCGCTGGCATCTGGTGCGCATTCAGGCCTAGTGCCTGAGCGACAGTTTCACTGTCCACGAGATTGAACCACGTGGCGATTGCTTCGAGCTCACTCTTGTTGAAGTACATGGTCTTTTCCTTTTTGTTTCGAGGCCGGTTAGCCCTACAGGACTCCACCCTCGTAGAAGTAGGCCCTGTCATTGCCGAACCAGATGGAGTAGTCGATGTGGCTGGGGCGGCGCATCAGCTTCTCATCGCTCGCGTAGGCCCCTCGGATGGGGAGCGTGAACCAGGAGCCTCCGATGTCTCTTCGTGTTTCTGTTTGGAGTTCCTGGGCCCAGATCGTTTTGGTGGTCGCTCGGACGACTTCGTAGTACTTGTCGCCTGCTCGGAGAATGGTTCCGACGGGCATGACCTGGGCATCGGCGGCTGGGGTATTCATTGGAGTTTTCCTTTCTATTTCGAGGTCGGTTAGCTTTCCCAGACGAAACCCGTGTAGGGGTAGCATCTGTAAATGCCGATCTTGATGAAGCGGTCGGTGGCGGGGTTGTAGCGGTACCTCATCGGCTTATCGTGTACGTAGGCTCCTCGGATGGGAACAGTGGACCAAGAGCCGCTAGGGGTTCTTCCTGTTTTTTCTCGGAGTCCCTTGACCCAGACAGTCTGGGCTGTCGCTCGGACAACCTCGAAGAACAGGTGGTCGCTCGCGCAGAGGATGGTGCCGACGGGCATTGCCTGGGCGGCGGGGGTTGCGGTAGTCATTGGGGTTCCTTTCTATTCGGGCTTGTATGCGATGTCCCTGGTGGGGTGGAGACTCGTGTTCACGTCGGGGCGGATGTGTCCCGTATTGTCGATGCGGCGCATGATCGTGTCCCCGATGGTTGCACTCCTGCTGATTATCGGAGGCTTGGTTCCCGAGTGGGTGACTTTGAGTTCTTGGAGCCAGAGCGTCCTCTCGGTGCGATTCACGACCTTCCACGCGCGCTCTCGCGCTTGGGACCAGTAGATAGTTCCTACTGGCGGGAGAGTGAAACGGTCTCTCATGGACGACACTTTGTTACCTTCCTTCTTCGACTAGCTTGCTGGCCTGTAGATGTCGCGGTACAGATCCACGTACACGCCCTTACGGACGCACAGGCACGCATCTTGGAGGACTCGGCACTGACGTAGGGGGATGTCCGTGCGGGTCATGCCGAGTATCGGCTTTCCTTCGGTATTGGTGACGAGCTGGCGTAGCCACACGGTTTTTTCGGTGCGGCGTTCAACCTGCCAATACTCGTTATCACGGAGGGCGGCGCGCCAGCCGTGGTGGCGTAGTTGGTAGATGGTTCCGACTGGCGGTGCAACGAGCTCGCGTTTTGTCATGGTTCTGTTCCTTTCTTCCGTGGGTAATCGGATGCTATCCGTGTTCTCTGCGTTTGGATGTAGGCGCGCCGACATGGCGGACGGTTACCGCTTCATGCAACGTTCGTTTGATGGTGGTATTCGATAGTTGCGACCGTTCGCGTGTGCTCGTCGTGCTCGATCACGATTCGCGTGGGGAGAGGTGTGTCGCGAAGGTGGCGGCGCTTTTCTCCTGGTAGCGGGTTTTTAACGAGATACCGCACCTGTGCAGGCTCGAGGATGCGTCGGGTCTTCTGATGTTGCCTGCGCGACCAGGAACCGGACTCGGTACGGTGTTCGATCCAGCTTGTGTACGTTGCGCCGATGACAGCGCTGAGGGCTTCGTCAATGCTCATCATGTGCGGCTTTTTCCTTTCATGCGGCGTTCGATCTCCTGGAAGATCTTGGCTGTGCCCTTGGGGGCTCGCTCGTAGGTTTCGCTGATGTGGATGTTGGTGCCGTCGGCTCGTTTGCGTAGGCCGCTCTGCGTGTATATCCAGGGTCCGCGAACGAGCGCGTACTCGGTGACAGTCCTGTAGTGTCGCTTGTCGATCCAGTGCGTGTAGGTGACGCGGGCCTTGCGTGGGGCGGCGATTTTCGCTGCCTGGGCTTTCTGCTGGCGTTGCAGCCAGTGCAGGTAGAGGTCATGCACATCCTCGGGTGTGTCACTGTCTGAGCCGAGTCTTGGTCGGAAGAACTCGGTCCTGTTGTAGAGCTTCGACGTGTGATGCCACTCCTCCGGGTAGAGGAAGTACTCGCGTAGGAACTCGAGCGGGTAGCCGTCGAGCTGTAGGTACGCTCGAGCGTTCGCGGGGAGCGCGTTCAGGATGTCGGCTTTGCTCCACTTGGACCTGGGGCGTAGGCCGCGGTCGTATGCGTCGATGGCATTGTTGCTCATCGAGAAGTCGTCAGCGTAACCGGCCATGAGTCACCACGCTCCCGCGCTGTAGCCCATGGAGGTGAACGACGCGGGCGGGACAGGGAGGCCGTCGATGCAGGCCTGGCACATGAGTTGCCCACCTCGTTCGAGGACGATCTTGTAGGCGTTCACGGCGGTCGTCCTGAACGTGTGGGCGTTGATGCACCACCAGGTGTAGGTCTTGGTGGGGTCGCACTCGAGGATGGGTTTGTCCTCGCGCCAGTATGGCAGGAGCGCGCTTGCGTCCACGTAGGGGATCTCGGTGTTGTCGGCGTTGTTGCTCATAGTGGGTACCTGTTTCCGTATTGGCCGTTGACGGCCAGGTCGAGGCCGTCCTTGAGGATGCGTTCTGCGTAGTACGTGGGGTGACCGCGCTCACCTGTGTACGTGGGGCAGGCTCCGCTGCCTTTGGGGCCGACCGTGATGAGGGCGCTCGAGCGGGCCCTGCTGGGTAGGTAGAGGCCCCTGGGGGTGGCGCGGGGGCGGGGGCGTTTCCCGGAGTGGCTGAGCCAGGCTGAGGTGTCGTCGTAGCCTAGCTGGAGCTGGTGGTAGTCGCGGATCTGGGAGATGAGGAGAGCTGTGAGAGACACGTTCTCCGTGAGGAGTGTGCGCAGGCGCGAAGTGGAGAGCGCGTTGGGGGAGACGAGGGTTGCGTTGTTCGCCTGAGCGTCGATGCCGCCCGCCCATCTGAACGGTTCATACTCCGCCTGGTAGTTGGCGATTATGTTGACTGCCTTGATGATCTTGGGAGTGTCGGGGGCGTGGACGATGGAGCCGTCGAGGTCAACCATGAGCGCGTCAGGGCTTCCCTTTTCGATGAGGTAGACAGCATCCGGGTACAGGAAGTCCATGCGGTACTCGTACTGTTTGCCGGGTTTGATGTAGTTGGCGAGGAGGGCAGTGAGGCCGAGCTCGCGTGGGGTGCCGATCTGGAAGATGTTTGTCCACGTCAGGATGAAGTTGCGGGATGTATCTAGGATGCGGACGACGGTTTCAGGTTGCCCGTCGTGGCCAGCCCACCGGATGCCGGCACGCTGGGGGTGATGGCTGTAGCCTCGTTGCATGTTGCCGTTGAGGAGGTCTTCGAGGGGGCGGTGATTGTGGGGGATGTGATCGTGGTACACGGTGGGGCCTTTCAGGCGTAGTGGGAGATTCCGACGGATCCGATCTGAACGCCGTTACGGTCGCGGATGGGTTCGCCGGGGACTCGGATGTCCGGGCGGTGGTAGATCTTGAGGGCTTCGGCGGCGACGCGGGACACGATGATGAACATGCCGTGGATCGGATCGGGCAAGCCGATGCACTGGTCTGGGTGAGTGATGTTCAGTGTCTCGGGGATGCCGGGGAAAGTCTCGGGTAGTGGCTGGTATTCGTCGGGGACTCGGACGACGGTACCTGATAGCGGGATGACACACAGGGGTGCCTGCTTGTCGTACCCGTACATGGTGAGCGCGTGCGGAGTGCCGTTGATGTAGACGACACCGTTATCGGCGGCGATACCTACGAGGGGGCCGACGCTCGTGTTGATTGTGACGTTGCGCAGCATGTGGATGTGTCCTTTCTGACTGGCTTACTTGTGGAGCGTCGTAAACCAGGTGGTTTGGCCATTTAGGAGCGGCTTCGCCTGTGTCGCGTCGAGAACAGCGACGGGTGGGGGCGTGCGGTTGGGGCCGGGGCTGCTGGCGGTTGCTGCTGCCCATGCTGCTTGGTAGTTGTCGTCAGGCTGGGCGGGGGTGCGGTAGCCGGCGACGTAGAGTGTCGGTGTGGCGTTGAGGGTGGCGAGGTCAAACATGGATGCGACGGGGGTGGTGGGGGTCTGGTTCCACGGGTAGACGAGCGCGGCGATGTCCCACCCGTCGGGGAGGTTGCGGACCTGGAGGTGGTTGTCTGCGTCGAGGCTGCGGAACATGGCCTCCCATGTGGCCATGGAGGCGTTGGCGGTGACCATGTTCGTCACGTTGTCTGCGTCTGGGGTTCCGGCGTTCATGTGGGCGACGTAGAGGACGGGTGTTGCGCCGTCGGAGAGGAACACGTACCCGTCGAGGCTGGTGGGGCAGTCGTTGGGGGTGTCGGTGAGTGTGGGGGCGTAGGCGACGGGGTAGATGCCTGTCTTGAGGTACTGGTAGCGGCTGGTGAGCGCGTCTTGGACCTGTGTGCGTTGGGAGAGGCATGTGTCGTGGTAGGTGACGTTGCTGGTGTTCCAGGCTGCGCCGTCGGGGAGTGACGGGAATAGCGTCCATGCGGTCTCGTCGCCGTTGGCTGGCTTGTCGGTGCGGGTCTTGTCGAGGCCTCGTTCTGACCTGCGGGTGATGTCTTCGACGTGGGATTGGGCTTCCTGGTATGCGTCGCGCTCAGGGTTGAATGCTCCGGCTAGGTGCATCACGATAGCAACGATGACGATGACGAGGAGGATGAGAGCTGCGGGGATCGTGAACACGGCGGTTGTGCGGGCTTTCTCCTGTCCTTCTTCGCTCTCGTAGTCCCAGGAGTCGATGGCGGCTTCTGCGCGCTTGTAGGGGCTGCGGGGGAGTCTCATTGCGCGTCTCCTACCGTCTCGTACTGAGCGTTGTACTCGTCTGTGGTCATGACTTCCCAGTCGCCCCACCCGTGGGGGCCTTCGACGATCACGGTGCCGGGGCGTGCGACGAGGCCCGTGTTGTGTCCGAGGGATAGGTAGTAGCCATGCTGGTCGCGGTTCAGGGTGAACGACTGGTAGTACTTCTCTGCGAGTTCTTCGATGGATGCTTCGGTGACGAAGAAGGCCGTATAGTCGGCATCTTCACGTCGAACTGCGTTCACTACGTGGACCGCAGACTTGGCGGCTTGCGGGTTGGCGACGGTGAGGAGCACGTCGGCGTGGCATGGCTTGTTGCTTGGGCACCAGCACATGAGGTCGTGTCCGGCGAGGTGCTTGCGGGCATGGCGTGCGACTGCCTGCCCGTCTGGGGTGGAGCGCAGCCATTTGGTGAACAGGGCGACTGCCTCCTCGTGGGTGGCGACGATCCCCGGCTGTGGTGCTGCTGCGGGGTCTACCTTCCACGGGTTGCCGTAGATACTTCCCCTACCGACGTAGACGGCCCCGGCGGGGGCTTTCCATCCGCGAGTGCGTTGACGTTGAATGCGCTTAGGGCTCATAGTGTGTCTCTTTCTGTGGGAGCGTTGACGGCTCCCAGGTAGCGGGTGATGATTCCTCGATGTTGAGGATGCCTCGTGATGAACTTCCAGAGGTTGCTCGCTGCCGTTGGGTGGATGGAGGCGTTCTCGATCATGACGGTCAGGTTCACGCCTTCGCGTTCGTACCGCTCGGTGAGGGCCTGTATCTCTTGCCTGAGTTCCGCATCTTCGTCGTAGATGCCGAAGTGCTGATCGGGCTTGTATGCCTCGGGAGCGCGGTTGATGAGCTCGTGTTCCGTGAGCCCGTATGCGGTAACAGCGAGGGGACTACCGTCGCTGGCGTGATCGGCTAGGAGGGGGATGTCGCGCTGCCACATGCTGCGCTGCCTGTGTCCAGCGTTGACTGCGACGGTACGCGAGTAGGCTGCGGCGTTGAGCTTCACTGCCTTGTCGGGGTTGGCGAGGAAGCTGGTGATGATCTCGACGGTTGGAACGTCAACATGCTTGGCGATGGTGTCGATGTTGGCGAAGATGCCCCAGACCTGGTGATGGCTGGGGCGACGCACGCGGGGGAAGTACTTCACGCTGCCTTCTTTGCGACTTGCTTAAGGCGTTGTTCGCGCAGGAAGTCCTTGAGCTTGGCCAAGTCGTAGTACGTGGCGGTCTCTGTCTGCTTCATGAGCCCTCTCCCATCTTCTTCGTAGTGGCCTCTACCGCAACGACTGTGGGGCGCGCGCACGCAGCGAGGATGAATAGGTTCACGCCGGGAACAACCACTAGGAGCGATGGTGTCCAGTGGTAGCCCGCATCAACGAGCCTGCGGCTTGTGGCGGCGAGGAACGGGAACGTCTGGATGATGAGCCAGACCGAGAACCCGAGAATGATGGGGATCGCTCGAGCGATGGCCTCGTGCCGGTTATGGAAGAAGTCGCCGCGGGTGGTAGCGACGTAGATGAGGCCGGTTGTCCACCACCACCACACGATCAGGGTTGTGGCGGCGTAGAAGCCTGCGGTGGGCCAGTAGTCGCGTCGGCTCATGGGCGTAGCAAAATCAAGAGCTTGCGTGTAGAAGTTCTTGACGATGGAGCCAGCGCGTTTGAGGGCTGGGGGAATGGGGATGTCGGTGATCTGAACGTCTGGGTCGAGGTCTGGGTGTTTTGTCATGGGTGTGGTCTTTCTGTGTTGTCTGGCTGGTCGGGCATGATGCTGACGTACTCTTCGGGTTCGCGTGGCGCGTTGAGAAGTGCCTTGGCTTTCGGGTTTGCTCTGATCGCCACTTCGACGACGGGCTGAGGGAGACGGTCAATGCCTTGCCACATGAGGGGCCGGATCAGGTTCCGGTACTTCTCAGGCTGATGACCTTCCCAGAGGATGCGCGCGATGATGGGTGAACGCACCTGGAAGATGACCGGGTACTGGACTTTCTTCGCGAGCGCCGGGAGCGCGAGATTAAGTTTCGCGAGGAGTTCCCCGGTGCGGCTGACGTTCTCCGCGTCGGACGGGCGGTATGTGCGCCACCAGACGGGTTCCTTAACGCCCTTGATGAACAGGGCGACGCACGTGTGCCCGGCGGCGTTCGTGTAGACGCTGATGAGGTTGCGGGGGGTCTTGCGGGGCGTGGTCACTTCTTCTCCAGTTGCTTCCAGGTTGTCGTGAGGTCTTCCTCGAACTCGAGGAGGGTTTCGTACACGCGGCCAGCGTGTAGGGATACCGTGTCGTTGGGGATCGCGAGGCGGGCCTGCACGTAGGGCACGCCGCCGTCCTTGATGGGCTTGTAGGCTCGCTCGAGTGGCGCATCGTCGGCGTATAGAGCGTCAGCTTCATCTTGGCCCACGTGGGGGAGATGCGGGAGGGCAACAAACTCAGCCGGTGTCAGGTCCGCGAGCGCGACTGCTTCGCTGATGTCGTCCGCGAGCGCAGGGTCCGCGCCTTCGTAGAGAGGTTCCCCTGGCTGCACTGTGAGGATCGAGAGCGGGTTGCGAGTGCCTGTCTGTTCGACGTACTTGTGCACATCGTCAGGGCTGACGGTCGCCACTCCGATCCCCTGAATGGCGCGGTAGGCGTAGTCCTCGATCTTTGCGGGGCAGCGCGGGTTTACGCAGGTGATCGCTGCGAGGTCGATCCTGGATGCGAGGGGCCACTCGCATCGTGGACACTGCGCGGGGAGGGCTGATGCGAGCTTGGGGGCTACAGCGTGTAGGCGTTTGGCGACCTCGGTGATGAGGGGCACCGGCTCACTCCTTCCTGTGAGTCGTTTCGTTACCCTCATAGTTTATCGCATTTTGGGGCAAAACCACGGGAAATAGCCCATTGTGAGCATGTTTCGGGGCATGGGAAACCCCCTGCCGTTCCCAAAGCGAGATGCGGCAGGGGGTGGTGGGGTCAGAGCCAGGACGTTGGTAGGCCTCGCTTGGCGAGCTCGTACTTGATGCGGTCGGCGACTTCGCGCGCAAGGGCGAGGCGCGGGTTGTCGGCTCCGTAGCGTTCTTCGATGTCCTTGAGGCGGTCCTCCATGCGCATGGGCGCGCCGGTCGGTGAGGTTGTCATGTCGGCGGCGTTGATAATCAGGAGCTCATCATCCATGTAGCCGACGGTGGGGTCTCCGTGATCGTAGACGGCATCTGCTGCGACTCCCAGGCCGATGAGGACCCTGCCGCCTGCGTGAGCGTGGTCGTCAGGGTCGAAGGCGTATCCAACGTCGTGTAGGAGCCCAAAGATGTAGATCTCGCGCGCCCGATCCTCGGTCTTCCCGAAGACGGTCTTGGCGATCTCGTAGGCGCGGTTCGCGGTGGCGTTCATGTGGGCGAGGCGGCTGGGAGTAAGGGGTGTGAGGGTGGTGGTCATGCGCGGGTTCCTTTCGGGGTGATGTGGGCGCGGATTTGGTCGAGGCTGACGGGCTGGTAGGCCCATGCGTCTACTCCGACGTTGATGTCGAAGGTGCCCCATTCGGGGCGGGTGGGTGTTTGGTCGTGGGTGTGTCCGTAGAGGAGGATGTGGGTCGCGTCGCGGGTGAGTGAGTTGCTGTAGAGGACTTTCGGGTCGAAGGCGTTGGATGAACACCCGGCGGGTACGCCTGTGTGGGCGACCATGTTGGCAACCTGCCTGGACGGGTAATGCGACAGGATGAGCATCGGCATGTCGGCGACCTGGAGGACCATCGAGTCGGTGATCGTCGAGAACACTTCCGCGAGGTGCAGTGTCGCCCACCTGGCCTTCGGATCATGGTTGCCGCGGACGAGGTGCATGTGCTTGTAACCGACACGCTTGGACACTGGGGCCAGGAGTGCGACGGCATGGTCGATGTCGCGTTTCCTACCGAGCGAGAGGTCACCGAGGATGTAGAGGTCATCCCCGGATTGGAGGCAGCGTAGGAGGTTGCTGACGATCAACTGGTCGTGCTGTTCGACGCTGCGCGCCCCACGATGCACAAGGGCGACGCTCTCGTGGCCAAGGTGTAGGTCGCTAGTGAACCAGTGCGTCATGGGCGAGCGCCTTTCATGCTTTCGTATGCGGCGACGATACTGTCACGTAGGGCGGCGTAGAAGTCTCGGTTGATGGGGTGGTAGACCTCGTAGCGTCGCCCTTTGGAGACGTTGTACTGCGAGGGCATTCGGAGACTGTAGGTCGAGTCTGGTTCTCTGATGAGGCGCATGTCTGTGATGACGAGGAAGTCGCCGATATAGGCGGCTGCTTCGCAGAGGAACCCGCGTGTTGTTTCGTCGGGGATGTGGGTGATCTTCACGCGCGTGATTTCCGGTGTCATAGGTAGAGCCGTCCTTGTCTGCTGACGATGTTGCCGACGCGGATCTGCTTTTCGACGGCGGCGCGTGGGAAGTATCGGATGGTGTCCTCGAAGGTTGCGCCGGGGTGGGCGCGTAGGAACTCGCTGATGGTGGCGGGCGCTTCGTACACGGAGTCCGTGACGGCCCCTGTAGGCGCGTGTGCGGCACGAACAGGCTTCGACACTACCGCTGGGCCTTTGGCGCGCCCTGCGGGACTCTGTGAGGCTTGCTGAGTGCGACGGCGGCGCTCACCATCAGCATCACGACGAGAATCCTTGCTGCTCGTCGCCTTGGTCTGTGTGACACGGCTGCGGGTGGCCTTCCGGTCGGGAGCACTTGGCGCTGGCCGTTGATGGTTAGGATCAGCACTCATGGCCTCCAGTTCAGAGTCGGGGAAGCTACTGACCAGAGCCGTGAGAGCATCGCCAGTCAGGGGCGCTTCGCCTTGGATCCGTCGTAGCGGCTCGATGTACTCCGAGCGGGTGGCCGGAGTGATGGGGCGGGGGTGGGAGAGGAACGCAAAGCCTTGCTCTCGTTCTGTCTGCTCGAACTCGTCGAACATCTCCTGCATGAGGGCTTCGTAGTCGCCGGTGCCGATCACCCGGTTCTGGTGGTAGGTGGTTTGAGCGGCTTGGAGCTGCTGTGCGACTTCGGGGTCGATGTCCAGGATCATGATTCGTGTCTCCTAGAAGGTGTCCCAGAAGGACTCGCGGTCGAGGTTGGCGCTTTCCTCACTGCTCAGTGCTGGCGGTTCCGGCTCGTCGCCCGTGTCGTCACCCTGGAATGCCGACTGGAATGGATCGTCACCCGCCGGAGTCTCCTCGCGTGCGGGAACCATGTCGGTGTCGTCCTGGTCGCCGAAGGGGAAGAAAGCGTCGGTCTCTGCCGGGGCGGGCGTTGAGGGCGAGCTGTCTGCGTGCGCAGCGCCGATCCGGTCGAACATGGCCTTAGTGCTACTGCGCTTCCTACCAGAAGGACGCGGGGCTGCTGGAGCTGGCCTCGGCTCGGGAGCCGGGGGTTCGGCCTCCTCGTTAACGGGGTCGAGCTTGTCCCAGTAGTGGCCGATGTAGGACTCGAGGCGTTCCATGCCCTTCGTGTCGGGGGCGAGGACCGCTGCTCGCAGGTACGTGGGCGCGCCGTCGTTGATGTCGGCGATGCGCACTGCCACATCACCAGCGTTGGAGAGCTTGTACGGGAACTCGCTGGCTGAGTTCAGGCCGAGGTTTTCGGCGGCGCTCGCGTCGCTGGCTGACTTCGCAGTGATGCGCACGGAGATCAGCTCGGACACGCTCTTGGGGATCACGTCGTTCTTCACTCGGTGGGGGATGAAGATGGCGCGCATACCCAGGGCCGGGAACTCGGACACGAACCGCTCGATGAGCTCACGATATTCGCGAGCGTCTTCCTTGCCCATGGCGTTGGCGAGGGACATCATCTCATCGAGGACGACATACAGGAACGGGAAGGTAACTTCGGGGTGGTCACGTCGGAACTCGAGGACGTTGACGTACCCGTACTGCTGCATGATGTTCTTGCGGCGTGGGGCTTCGGTGTTGACGAGATAGCGGAGCATGTCGATCACCGAGTCCACGGTGTACTCCTTACGACGCACGTGCGGCAGGTCGTAATTGGCGTACTCGCTGATCTGGTTCTTCGGGTCGCCGATGTAGAGGTGCAGGTCGTTGGGGCTCATGTACGCGCACATCTGGTTGAGGATGAGCTTGACGATCCAGGACTTGCCGCTTCGGGGCTCGCCGGAGACGACGATGGCGGGGGCTTTGAGGAGGTCCACGGCCTTGACACTGCCGTCGCCGGTTGTTCCGATAACGACGGGCATCTCGGTCTTGGGGTTGCGCACGAACTTCTGCGTGTCGGGGGATGCAGCATACATGTCGGCGAGGGAGATCATGTCGATCTTGGCTCCCTTGTAGATGCTGATGAACGCGCGAGAGCCGGACTCGGCGCTTGTGGCGTATGCGTTGGGGTATTCGAGGTTGCCGTTGTCGTCGTACTTGTAGATGTTGACGACTTCATCGGCGATTGCCTGGGTCTTCATGCGTGGGGTGCGGCTGATCGTCAGCTTGAACATGAAGGGGTTCTCGGAGGCATCCTTGAGGTCGGGGAGGAGATCTTCGCGCGTGCCTACCTGCTTGGCTGCGTCGCGGATCAGTTCAGCCCAGATCGCCCATTCCTTGCTGCCTTTACGGAGGTTGCGCATGTCTGCGAACTTGGGGCTGATGGACGGTAGGCCCTTCGTCAGGGTCTCGTAGATGAACTGGCGAGTCTGGGTGCCCTTCTGCATGTTCAGGTTCTCGAGGTCGGACTCGAGGGAGTCGTAGTCCACGTCCTCGGCGGGTTCCTCGTCGGGGATGAGGTCGTTCCAGTCCCAGCTGTCCGATTCCTGTTCAGGCTCAGGCTCGGGGGTGGGGGCGCTCGCGGGTTCCGGCTCGTCGAACACGGGGAGGGGCTGCGGCTCGATGACGGGGGCGGGTTCCGGCTCGGGGGCGGGGCGGCGCAGTTGCTCGCGCACGTCGTCTTTCTGGTCGATGATGTAGCCGCCGGCGAAGGTTGCGATGCCGATGAGGGCGGAGACGGCTGCGCCGACGAAGATGTAGTAGCCGACTGCGAGCGCTGGGAGGAAGTTCGATAGTAGCCACATGCCCGCGCCCACTACTGAGATAACGCCGCTGGTCTTCATGGTGGCTGCACCCATGCCGCTCACGGATGCTGCTGTGTGGGTCTTCGCTGCGACCACAGCGGCTTTTGTAAACTCGTAGGAGTTGCGCCCGGCTTTCGACGCTGCCTGATGTGCGGCCTGGCTGATCGCCTCGGATGCTGTCTGCGGCTGCTGCCCTGACTGGCCGAAGGCTGCGGGCGGCGGGCCCTGCTGTCCGAAGGATGGAGAGAACGGGTCAGCGGACGGGCCGCCAAACGGCGACGGAGAGGGCGCGCCGAAACCGGATCGGGAGGAACCGAAGGGGTCATTGCCGCCGCCACCGAAGGGGCTGTCGAACGAGGATGAGCGCGACGGGCCACCGAAGGGATCGTCGAAGGAACTGCTGGACGGGCCGGAGTCCATGCCCCAGATAGACTCGTCACCCATGCCGGGCGCGAACTCGGGTTCCTGGTTGCGGGCGTTGAAACGTGCGAGCGCGTCGTCGCCGTTGGTGGGGAGGGCCATAACCGTTTAGGCCTTTCTGTGAGGTTACCGGACAGTGATGAGAGCAATGACGAGGGCGACGGCTGCGACGATGCAGGAGATCGCATGGAAGCCATTACGGTACTTCTCGTCGAGGTCTTTGAGGGAGTGGACTCCGACGTTAGTGAGGATCAACAACATGGTGAGGATTGACCAGATCATCGGTTCGCGTCCTTGTACTGCTCGCGGATGTAGGTTGCCACGTCAACGCCGTCAGTGTTGCGCAGGAGGTTGTCCAGATCCTTGTCGATGGACACGAGCCACCCACTGTTCTGCGCGGGGTAGCGCTGGACGGTGAGGTCGAACGTCACGTCACGCATGGGAGCGTCACCTTCTTGCGGGCCAGTGGTTTGGAGGTGATCGACGGCCTGCTGGTAGGCGTTCGTGATGTACGTGTAGACATACTGGTCGCCCTTGCTCGTGTCGGCCTCACCCTTGTTGTAGTCGCGGAGATTCTGGAAGATCGTGTCGCGGTCCTTGTTCCAGAAGGTCTTGTTGGTGAAGTCGAGCATCTTGGCGCGCACCGTGTAGACCTGCTTGTCGGTGGAGAAGTTCGCGCCGCGGGTGACGGATTGGACCTGTAGGGACAGGAGACCGAGGCGGTAGCGGTCGCGCTGGTACTGGTCCTTGTAGTCGGTGCTCGAGGCGGTGTCGGTGTCGAAGAAGTCCGCGTAGGTCGTCGTGACGGAGGATCGACGCGAGTTCGCTTCGGCGGTGGTGAAGTCCAGGGTATTCAGGGCACGCAGGTAGGCGTAGGTCACCTCATCGGGCGGGGTGTCGGGATTGCCGAGGGAGAGGAGGGTGCCGTCCACATCCCAGATAAACCCGGACTTCGGGGTGCCGTACTTCTCGCGCAGGGTGGGCTGCTGGTTCATGAGGAGCTGGTCAACACCGTCAGGGCCCGCAGACTCGGACGCGGATGGTGTCGAGCCAGACTGAGCGAGGGCGCGGACTCTCTCTTCATTCGCGCGCGCTGAGGACGCTGAGTGCGAGAACCAGTAGACCACGCCGATGACGACGACGAGGACCACGGGGAGAATGATCTTCCACTTGGTGCGCACGAACTTGATGACGCGCTCGGAAGCGGTGAGGTCTTCCTCCTCGTCACGCATGTTGTCGGCCACTGCGGGCTGCTGCGGGCGTGGCGCGGGACGGGGGGCTGGCGTAGGGGCCTGCTGGCGCTGTGGGGGGCGCTGCTGACCGGAGGGGGAGGCCGTAACCTTCATTTTGACTCCCTAGTGTGTCTAGCTGGTTAGTTGAGGGCTGAAAAGTCCCAGCCGTCCGAAGCGGGTGCCGCTTCTGTCGGCGGCTCGACGGCGGCCTCCTGTGCGCGTCGTGAGCGTCGGCGTAGCGGTGGCCCCGCTTGGAGGAGACTGTCGATCTCGCGTTGGAGGTCGTCGGGATCCTGGAACGCTGTTGCGCCACTCGAGGCCTCCTCAATGGCGGTGTCCTCGACCGCTTCGACAGAGCCGGTCTTAAACAGCTCGGACTGTGCAATACCGTCGGGGAGTACCACCTTCCCCAGGGTAACCTCTCCAGTGGACAGCTTGATAACAAACGCGCGTTTATAGGGCGATTCTGCGCCATCTTCGGATGTTTTACTGGTCGCTGTGGCGAGCATGGTGAGTTCATCCTTGAGGTAGCCGATGCTGAGCTTGTCGGCGATTTCGTTGCGGACGTTCGCGTCACGGATCGCGCCGATAGCGACCGACTGGACGTTCTCGAAGATCTTGAGCTTCGACCCTGCATCCATGAACATCGAGGGCTGGTTGCTGATGATGAGGTTGATGTCGCCCATCTTGCGGCCACCCGTGATAGCGGTACCGAGGATACCGGCAGCGCTGGGGAACTCGGCCCAACGCTGGAGCTCTTCCCACACGGTGACGTTGAACTTACCCTCGCGCTTGCAGGTCAGGGAACGCACGTGGTGGATCGACGCTGCGGACAGCTGAGAGAGCTGGAGCTGCACCTCGTCCACCATGACGGTGGCCTTCGACTTCATGCCGAAGGAGCACAGGACGACGCGGGCGTTGGCTACGTCTTCGGTGGAGACTCGGTTGGAGAAGACGCTGGCGCGGGAGCCGTCGGGCTCGAAGTACTCGGCGAGCTGGGCGCGCACGAACGTAAGGGACTTGATGTAGTCCTCGTCGCTGGCGCGGTAGTCTCCCATGGCGGCTCCGGTGCGGAGTGCTTCATGGCCATCTTTGATGACCTGGTAGACGTGGTAGAGGGTGAGGCCCTTGCTGTTCTTCCAGGTGCGCGCGTCGTCGCCGAGCACGCCCGCGTCGCGGTAGACGACACTAATTGCGTTCTTGAGGATGCTTTCGGCCCACTGGTAGGTGTGGAGGTGGGAGCCCATGAGGGCGCTGAGGTAGGAGAGCGTGTAGTTCACGCCCAGGCCGTAGGTGCCGTTCTCAGCGTCGATTGCGAGGTCGCCGGAGGTCATGATCTCAACGGGGTCGAAGTAGCTGCCCTGGCCTTCGGCCATGTTGAGGATGAGGCAGGAGTCGTGGTTGGCGTAGAAGCTGACGAGCGGCGTGTACTCGTCGCCTTCCACGTCGTTGATGGTGAGTCGGACGCGGGAGTACTTCATGAGTTCGTTGAGGAGGTTCTTCACGAAGAAGGACTTGCCGCCACCTGTTTCGGCGATGACGACGAAGTTTTCCGCGTCCACGTCGTTCGCTCGGAACTTGTAGAGGATTGGGTAGCCGGAGTTCACGTCGCGGGCGATGTAGGAGCCGTGTGTGCCGATGCGGCCCTGGTCGTAGCCGGTGAAGCGGGCGATGATCTCGTCTGAGAGCACGTTCTTTCCGACGCGACCGAAGGACTTGCGGCTGTGGTCCATGCTGAACGGGGAGAACGCAGCGGTGAAGTCAGCGAGGTGCTGGACGACACGGTTGACGGTGATGCCTCTGTCGGTGCAGAACTGCTCGATCTTCTCGAGTGATTCGTCGAAGTCTTCACCACGGATGCCCATGACGATTGCGTGGCATCGGTACTCGAAGAACTCAAGCTGTCGCTCGGTGCTGGTTGCGTTGGAGAGGTAAACAACGCTTTCTTCGCGCCACTGGTCGCGTGCGAGGTCGGTGCGGTTCTTCTGGTACTCGAAGGCGTTGTCACCGATGCTCTTGTTTTCCTCAGCGGTGTTCTGGTAATTGCGTAGGAGTGCCTTGAGTTTGGGGTCTTCCCAGTTGATCCTAGTGGGGATGCTGTAGTCCGTGAAGAACATGCGCATCGTGGGGTGGAGGCGCTTGCGCATCTCGGCGCGGAACCGCATGGGGAACGTGGTGCTGTAGCCGTCGAAGGACAGGAATACGACGAGGTTGTCCTTGCCGGAGAAAGAGGCTCGGTTGTTCGTGTAGAGGTTGTAGTCGCGCTCGGGGAATGTGCGAGAGTCCCGCATCTGGGTGTTCGTCGTGAACACGTCGGCCCACACGTGGTACCAGGCGATGCGGTTCATCAGATCCCAGCGTCCCACTTTCTTGGGTCGTCCGGGTTCGTGGATGCGACCTCCGAAAAGGAGACGCACGAGCGGGTTGGTCTTCTTCGTTTTCGTTGCTGCCATGGTTGTGTCCTTATGAGCGGGCGGCTAGGCTACCGAAGCCCTTCATGAGGTCTTCGTACTGGCTGGTCAGCTGAGCGTAGGAGCTGACGCGACGGTTGGCGTTTTCTGGGTACTGGGTGAACATGGGCACGTAGGTGAGGGTATCCGCGTAGAGGGTGTGCGAGGTGATGAGTCGTCCCCGTGGGAAGTTGGTGTAGCCCGCGACGGAGCTGAGGCCGTTCGCTGCGTACACCGTCCGCGACGCGGAGCCGGTCACCATGTGCGAGTGACTGTGGACTGTGCGGTCCACGCAGATGACGGCGTTGTAGTTGTTGTCCTGGATGAGCTTGTCGTGCAGAAGCGCTGCGGTGGGTCTGCTCGTGAAGACCACGGGGGCGTGCAGCGCAGGGTCGTCGCTGGACATGGAGTCGTCAACCCAGGGGAACTCTCGATAGTGAATGCGGGTCACTGCGGAGGGGGACTCGATGAAGATGAGGCGGGGCCGCATGTTGAGGCGGTCTTGGAGGTAGTCGCGGAACCCGAGCATGAAGCTGGTCAGGTACTTCATGTGACCGAGGTCTTTGACCCTGTAGATGGGCTTGTTGCCCTGATAATCCACCGGCGGAAAGTTCGTGATGCGCGGGCCACCGTTTCCGCTCGTGTGAGCGCTCTGGAGCTGAGCGCGAGCGGCCTTGAGCGTTGCCTCGGACCTGCGCGCGTGCTCTTTCAGGGTGGCGAGACTGTCGTTCATGTCGCTGAGGATCCCGACGGACACCTCTGCTTGCTCACGGCGCTCTTCCTCGGAGCGCTCGTATGCGGCAATGACGTTGGATGATGACTCCGCAATGAGCGCAAGGGCTGCGCTCGGCAGAGTCTTCCCCTCGCGGACTGATTCGCGGAAGGCGCGCAGGATGTCCTTGTCGCCGGATACGTCGTCGGCGAGTACGAGGTCGGTTCCCGCTGCCAGGATCCCCTCAAGGAGGTCTGGACTTTCGAGGAGGTAGGAGTCCGTGTAGATCGCGCCGTTCAGGCCGGTGATGGCCATGGCGAGTGCCGTGTCTGGCTCGTCATTGACGTAGATGAGCTGAGCGTCTTGCAGTCGCGGGTCTTTGAGGGCAGCGATTGCTTCGGGCGCTTCTTCTTCCGTGTCGTGGATGACGACAGCTTCGACGGTCAGCGCGCTCGGCGCTGTCGCGAGGAAGTCTCTGACGGATGCGGCGATGAGCCAGTCAGGGAACCTGTCTGGCTGGATCGTCGTGGAGATGAGGGCTTTCATCGCTGCGGTCCTGTGAGGGCTTCGATCTGTCGGATGAACGGGTCGCGGTCCCACACGATGCGGGGGGCGACGCTGGCGAGGAAGTTGAGGGTGCTCGGGTTCGCGCCGCCGGGGTGCAGCCATGCTGTCTCGGAGAGTAGGCGGCAGAGCTTGTTGCTGATCTGGTCGGAGTCGTAGATCGTGTTCAGGAGGGTTGCGAACCCTTCAGGTGACCCTTGGGGGGCAAGGAAGTGCGTCTGGGTGGGGTGCGCGTCGTTGAGGGCAGTCAGGAATGCTTCCGTCTTGCCAGTTGCCTCCAGGGGTACGTCAACGACCGTGTAGTCGAAGTAGGGGATGAATGGCAGGACGGCCTCGAGGTCGTCGAGGTTCGTGCTTTTGTCCTCCCTGCCGTCTTCGTCCACTCTCGCCCCGTTGGACATGAAGTAGATGCCGCCGTCGAGGAACGGTGAGCTCTCCTTCATGGACGGGCGGGTGGCTGCAAATCCGTCGGCGTTCTCCAGGAACGCGAGGATTGGGTGTTCGTCTGACTGGAGGTCGATGTAGAGGACGGTGTGCCCACTCTTGGCGTAGGCATCCGCGAGCGCGGCACTGTAGATGGCTGTCTGCTGGCTGTCTGCGGATAGGACGGCGTTGACGCGGGCTCCTGTGCGGAAGATCGGCATGTCCGGGTTCGCCGATGGGGTGAGTTGCGGGGTGTGTGCACTGAGTGGCTGGAAGTCGCGTAGCTGTGGTGGTGGGCAGGCTGCGAGGCGGTCTTCGACGGTGAGGTTTTCGTCGTCGAAGAAGCCGGTGTCTGCGTGGCTTGAGCCTGCTGCGCCAAGGCTGAGGAGTTCATTGGGGATTGCGCTGGCGGCGCTGTAGGTACGGTCGTCGCTGATGGGCTGCGAGGTCAGGGTGGGAGAGGTGATGCGCGTGTCGGTGTAGGTGTCGGCGATGTCCTTGAGCGACAGCGTGAGGAGGTCAGCGAGGAAGGAAGCCTCAAGTCTATCTGACAGTGGAATGACGAGGCTGTGCGGGTGGTTAACGTTTGCTCGATACTGGTTGATGCGGTCCTCACGCGCCTTCTTCACGAGGGCGATGCTCTCGATCTTCTCGGCTTTGCCGAGGAACATGTTGAGGATCTGTAGGTTGGTATCCAGGAGGTTGCCGGTACCAAGCGTAGTATCGCTGTCAAAGATGATGAGGCGGTCGATGCCGATGGCGCTCGCGTCAGTGCTGGAGTAGCGTCCATTCAGCTCTACAACAGAGTTGAACACCTCGTATGCGTTGGAGTCAACCTGGTTGCGCGCGCTGCGCAGGAGCGCGTCTGCGGAGGCCTTCTCAACGATGAGCGCGATGCTCATAGCCTTTTTCATGTTCTATAACCTTTCGAGCGTCTGTTACTGGATGGGGGTGGTGGTGCCGTCAGCGTGGATGATGCGTGTGGGGCGCAGGAAGCGCTTGTAGTTGACCTGGCCTGTGGATTGGCGGATCGCGTCGGATGCGGAGAACGTCAGGAGTGCGAAGTACTTCTTCGCGAGGGCACCGATCTCGTGCGGGGGCATGTAGGAGGCCGATGCCCAGTTGGCCTCTTCGCACAGTGCAGTCTTAAAGGCGATTGCCGCCTCGTGCAGATCCTCGTAGCTGCCGGTGCCTTTGGTGGTGGCCAGAAGGTACACGTCGCCAGGGGTGGTGGCGTGTTCTTGGAGGGCTGCGAGGTTTTCGTAGGTGGGCCGTAGCACGTCGTTGCGCAGTGAGGGGTTCTCCGTGTTGGCGAGATCTTCGTTGAGCCCTTCGATGCGCTCGTCTTTGCCGATGCTACCCATGTAGTCAATGTGACCGACCATGATGCCGCGCCTGCCGGCTTCGCGCATCGCGTATGCGTAACCCTCGTAGTGGTCGAAGACCGCCTGAGCGGTGTCGTTTCCGACGCGGGAGCCTTTGTTGGCGTGAATGAAGATTCCCATGCGTCCGCCGGTCTTGAAGTAGCAGACGTAGGGCGGCGTGTTCTCGATTCGGTAGATGGCCCAGATGTTACTGGTGGCCATCCGGTAGTCGTTGGCGAGCTGTTCCATGAGGTCAGCTCGGAACTCGCGTTCCTCGAGGATAAGGTGCCGGATGATGAGCGACGCGACCGATGGGATGAGGACGATGCAGACGATCAGCTTGGCTCCGAGGCCCGCGCCTGAGCCGATCAGGTAGGCGAGATCCAGGAAGAATGCGATTGCGCCTGCGCCTGCTGCCATGTAGAGGCGGTTACGCCACCGCTCTTTGCCGTTCACTTGCGGCTTGTCGAGTGTCAGGGGGATGGAGATGGACTCGTCTCCCACCTGTGGCCGCATGTCGTTTCTGGTGCTCATGCCCCTATTTTACTGTGTTTTTGACGGTAAAGGCTGGTATGTGGGGTGCGTGTTTACCCGAAATGGACGTATCCGGTAACCCACTGGTTGAGGTAGCCCTTCTGGAAGCCAACATCGTGAGTTGCTGCGGAGGACTCGTCGGGGGAAACATTGAGGCCGGTTGCGCCGTAGTCGGAGGCGTGGACGATCCATCCGTCCCCGACGTAGATGCCGACGTGGCCGGGGCCCGTGATGATGTCGCCGGGAGTGAGGACTGACTCGTCACCGTTGTAGGGGGTAGCGTGGGCAGCGAAGAAGGCGCTGTTGGCCGATAGGAGGCTGGTGACCTGCGCGGAGGATGACTGTCCGACGACAATGCGGTCCTGGTCAGCTCCGAGCTGTACGGGGTTGCCAGAGTCGTCCATGGTCCACCCGGCCATAAGGATGAGGGCGCTCACCCAGCCGGAGCAGTCGTAGCCGGTGGGGCCGCGGCCTCCCCAGTCGTAGGAGTAGTAGCCCTGTGCAGGGAGGTTCGCCATGGCGTATTTGGCGTTCGCGAGCATGGCGGGGCCGATTTGGCCGGGGGAGGCTGCGACGGTCGGAACACCGTTACCGCCGTCGTATGCGTTGACAGCGGATGCGGCACTGACGGTTCCGTTGTTGCCAATGCCCATAACCTCGGGGGAGACCTTATCCGACAGGTTGGTGAGCCAGAACCACCCGCCGCCCGCGAGGACGAGCGCGACGATAGCGAAGATCGCGAGGACGGTCACCCAGCCCATCATGACGAGGCTGAGGAGCGCATCGACGGCGCGGGCGGCGAACTTGATTGCCCCGAGGGTTGCCTGTCGGGCGATGCGAATGATCTTGGTGGTGTCGCTGTTTTCGCTGCCCGTTGCCTTCGCTGTCCCCTCGAGGGCGGCTTTGGAGGCAACGTCTGCTGTGGCGACGGCGGCGTTGAGGCCGACGCGAGCGGTGAGGGCGACGATCTTGAGGGAGATCGACAGGCATAGGAGGAGGAAGGAGAGAATCACTTCGCCTCTCCCTTCTTCGCACCTCCTGAGCTCTTGCCGCCCACGAGTTTCTTAGCGCCTGCCTTGATCTTGGAGTTGATGCTGGAGGCAGTGCTTTGAGTCTGCTTCTTGGACGACTGGACGGTATCGGTGAGAGCGTCGCGTCGGATCTTGTCGGCGAGGTCGGAGCGTCCGAGCTTTTCTTGCATCTCGGCTTCGGCCTGTGCTGTCTGGATCTTCGTCTGGCGCGTACTGGTTGCAGTGGCTTCGTCCTGCGCAGCCTGCGTCTTCTTGTCCTGTCGGCGCTGCATGACCTGCTGGCCTGCGTTGACGGTCCCGCCGACAGCGTTGGAGAAGCCCTGTTTCATTGCTGCACCGATGCCGCCCACTGCTGCGATCTTCGAAAGGGCGCTGCCGAACACGCCGGAGACGCTGTTGTACGCAGCGGTGGCGTAGTGACGCATGTCCTTGAACACTCCCCGCAGGGTGCGGAAGTACAGGAGGGCCACGATGACGTTGAGCGCGCAGATCGCGAGGAGCACGAACACTGGGTCACCGAGGCGCACGGATGAGCTGAGCTGTCCGGTCACTCCATCGACGGGATCGCCCATGAGGAGGCTGATAATCCACGTCATGCCGAGCGTGATGAGGAGGAACTTGCCCAGTGGTGCGAGGATCGCTCTGGATGCCTTGGAGGCCAGTTTCCCGTCGGTCGCTTGGAAGACTGCGGCGAGGAGGAAAACGAGGGCGCACACGGCGATTGCGAGGAGTGTCCCGTACTTGAGGAGCGGGACCACGTAGATGCTCAGGAAGTCCGTGAGGATGAGCATGACGGAGGTCGTCATGGACGATTCCTGCGTGACCTGCTTGTAGAAGTTGTAGTCGCCGGCCTCGAGAGCGTCCTTCTGGAGGCTGTTCGACAGGATGAGACGCAGGTAGGAGTCGTAGGAGAAGTTCTTGAGCTCGTAGGACTGTGGGTAGAGCTGCACGCCCTGCTTGATGCCGAAGAACTCCGTATCGGAGAACGCCCGGTTGAACTCGAACGTGGTGAGCATCGAGGTCGCACTGTTGAGCACGCTGTCCTGGAAGCTGTAGTAGTTCAGCATCTCGTTGAACGGCTTGCGGCTGTTCTCGAGGACGCTCATGATGCGCGCTTCGACGCTCGTCAGGTCGGCCTTGGTGAGGCCGTAGGCGTTCATCTCGGAGGGGGAGAACACCATGGGGCGCTCTTCGGGGTAGGAGGCCGGGTCGAGGGGGTCGGTGATCGTGTAGGTCTTGCCGTTATGGCGGATCGTCTGTTGCTTGGCGTAGGAAGCGTCGTAGAGCTGGTCCACCCATGCGGAGTGCATGTTGGCGAGCTGGGCAACATTGACGTTCTGCCAATATTTCTGGCGGTTCTCGGGGTCGTCGCGGAACTCTGCGTCGTGACCTGGCTCGAACGGGAGGTTCGGGTAGGTCTTAAGGCTGTAGCGCTTGTCGTATTCGACGACGACGTTGTTAGCTGCCTTGAGGTAGGGGATGGTGTAGGTGAAGAGTTCCTTCATGCCCAGGTAGTCCTTGAGCTCGCCGTCGTTGTCGGCGGTCTCGTCCTCGTTCTCCCCGGAGGCGTTGTTGTAGAAGAACCCCTGGTTGGGCTTGTTCAGGAGCATATCCTTGTAGCCGCCGGACGCGCTGTTCTTCGCGGAGAGGCCGTGGTCGTAGGTGTACCAGGAGAAGTGGTAGTAGGGGGATTCGGATGCGAGCGCGAAGGCTCCCAGGCCGTTGTAGTCGGCATCCGTGTACGTCTCGTCGTCGGGGTTGTATCCGGCGGGGTTGGCGCTCTTGATCTGCTCACGCGCGGACTTGCCCTGCGTGTAGGTGCCGAGGCTGAACTGGAATGCGCCGCCGGGGATGCCTACGTGGTCGTTGTACGACAGGTTGTCGAGCTTGTTCACGTCGGCGAAGTGGTCGGCGACGATCTTGCTGGACAGGACGGGCGTGATGTAGGACAGGGTGGCGGGGTTGGAGTCGCCGGTTGGGCGGTTCGCAAAGCCGGACCCCATGTAGGTGTCGAGGTCCGCCTTGTAGTTCCCGTAGCTGTCCTTAAGGCCCTGCGGCCAGGTGTCGGTAGCGGGGTCGGTGTTGACGGTGGCCTTACCGTCGCCGCGGGCCGCTACGCCGAGGTAGGTGTAGCGGGAGGAGTTGGAGATGTCCACGTAGGAGCGGTACAGGTATGTGGAATTGGGGTCGTCGAGGTAGGTTTCGCCGCCGTAGGCCTGCTGAGTGGCGCTGTTGAGGAGCTTGGAGAGGCTGGGGCTGTTCTGTGTGGCGTTGGCGAGGTCTTTGCCGTATTCGACAGCGGTGCGCTTCTTCGGGGACTGCCACTTCAGGAGGATGTTTTCGCCGCCTCGGTTGCTGATCGAGTTGGCCTTGCCGTCGGTGCCGTCGGACACGAAGGAGCCCATGTCGGCACTGTTGTTGAACACGGTTTGCAGGTAGTTCGAGTAGTCGTCACCTGCTGCGGCCTTGTCGATCTCCGTGGAGTACGTCTGGTGGGTGATAACGGCCCAGTACGTGAACTTTTGGCTGTAGACGGCGTTGCTGAACCTGTTCGTCGTGTCCACGACTCCGTTGATGACGGGGAAGATAGACAGGGCGATGACGACGAAGATTGTGAAGGAGCCGAGGGCTTGCTTCCAGCTCATCATGCTCATGACGGTGTAGACGCACAGGACGATGAGGATGACGAGGAGCAGGTAGACAACGTAGTCGTTGTAGACCTTGATGAGGGTGTCGGTCCAAGACAGATCGTGCAGGTTGGGTGTGGACACGTATCCAGCGAAGCCGGTGTAACGGGTGGTGCCTTGGACGATACTGATGGCCTGGGTGCCGGTCATGTCGTCGTGCCAGCGGATGAGAAGGCCGGAGATTTTGCTCGTGATGAGCTGCGCCGCGTAATTCGTGTGCTCCCAGTTCGGGGACAGGAAGAAGTACAGGTAGTTGGTGATCGCGTCGGCCTTCTCGTTTTTCACCTGCGCGGGGTCGGCCTCGAGCTTCACGTCGGACTTAACGGCAGGGAGGGATGCGTTGTACTTCCATCCCATCTTCTGATTCACCTTGTCGTCGCCGAATGCGGCCATGACGTAGCTGGCGTAGAGGCTGACGGCGGTGGGCTTGGGCATTGACGCTGCGGTCTGGGCGAGGTTCGACGCGGGGTCGAGGGCTTTCTGCCAGGCGTTTGAGGTCGTGTTCTTGTCGAGGTTGCCTGCCTTGGCGAAGACCTCACCGGAGGGAGCGGTGATCGCATCCTGGTACATGCCGTCTTCGGGCACGTCGCCCTTGAATGCCTGGATGTCGTCGAGGACGACCATCTTGTTGGTCGTGTAGACGGTCGTGGAGGCCTGTCCTTCGTGTGCGCCGACCCATTCCTTGTAGATGAACGGGGAGCGGGACTGGTTGGTTTGCGTCGCGGAGCGCATGACGGCGAAGGCGTTCTGGTTGTTGCCGCCGAACATGTTGTGCACGTAGTCGTCTGAGGCTACGCCTGCTGTCTTGTACTTCTCTTTGAGCTGTTCTTCGAGCTTTTCTTTGGTGGTGGTCCAGGAGTCAGTGAAGAACCCGTCGTTGGCGGTGGTGTTACTCGCGGAGCCGGGCTGCGTCTTACCGAAGAAGCTGGAGATCGGCATGAAGCCAGAGCCGTTCGCGTCATCGAGGGTTCCGCTGATCTTGGTGGTCGCGTAGTTTGTGTTGTAGCCGCTCGAGGTCTCCCAGGGAGTCGTGAGCTGCTGCTCGATGTTCGACAGGACAAGGTTCTGGAAGTTCACGGTGTTGTAGGCGCTCGCGGGCCCGTACTTGGTGCCGGAGGAGTCTACCTTGGTCCAGGTGCCAGGGTTCATGGATGCGGGGATCGCGACCCACGTGTGGTTGGGGCCGCGGTACACGATGTCGCCGAAGGGGCTGATCGCCATTTTGCCGGAGAAGCTGGACTGGTCGAGGGCAGTATCGGCGAGGGCTTTAGCTGCTGCGGTTGCGTCCACGCCGTCGGTGAATGCGTCGGCCTCACCCTTGGAGAGGTCCGCATCGGCGGTGGAGAGGTCGAACAGGCTGGAGCCGTATCCGTTGCCGAGGTCGGCCATGGCGAGCGCCTGGTAGAGGGCGACAGTGGAGGGAGTGAGGTTCACGCCGGTGGGATCCCAGACGAAAGCGGGAACTGTCTTACCGTCCACCTGGTAGACGAGAGCGTTCCACTTAGCTTTCATCGCCGGGTCGTCTTCCTTGAGGAAGGTGTAGTTCGGGTTGGTGAGGCTACCGCCGGACACCATACGCAGGAAGGAACGCCAGTCGGTCGGGTAGGAGTCCTTGACTGTCCAGGAGGTGTTCTGGTCCCAGTAGTCGCCGTCGGAGTATGCGAAGGATAGGTCGGTGCCGCCCTGCCAGACGTTGCCGATGATGTAGGCGGCAACCGAGTCGGCGGAGTCGGCGCTCATGCCGACGGTGGACTGTAGGGCGCTGGACACGGACTTCTGTGTCGCGTCGCGAGCGTCGCTGTCCTTCTTCATGATCGAGCCGTTGTAGTTGAACTGGCTCTGGAAGGGCACGTAGAAGTTCGATGCGAAGGTGCCGAGGATCCGCAGTTCTTCCGGCTTGAGGCTACTGGCATTGGTGTCTGCGAGCTTCTGGTTCTTCGCCAGGTTGATGATCGCAGCGGTACGGCTCGTCGCGTTGCCGCCCGTGGGGGTTTTCTCGTCGGCGGCGAACGCTGCGGGGGCGACGATAACGCCGCTCGTGACGACGAGGGCCATGAGGAACATGACGACGCGGGGCGCTGCCTTCTTGATGCGGCGCACAGTCGAGCGCATAATGCTGCGGATCTTCTTCATTTGCTTAACCTTTCTTAGTTCACTCCGGCGACCTGGAGGAACCACCCCATGATCTCATAGATACTGCCGCTCACGAGGTAGACCAGCACGATGGCGAGTCCAGCCATGACGAAGACTCTCCGCTTGAACCAGATCCACACGGCGCTCTTATTGCTGTCCATTTCTTCGCGCACCGCTCGTCGGGCTGCTGACGAGACGAACCTGCGGGTGATGCCCTTGTCCGCGTCGCCGACTTGGAACACGGGGATCGCGATGAAGGCCAGGTCGATGAGGAGGCTCGTCGTCACGAAAACGATAATGAGGATCGCGACGAGCCCCAAGAATGTGCTGAATGGGCCAGTGAAGGGCTTGAGGAGCGCCATGGCGCTGTAGAAGTTTGCGGATGCGTCAGTCGTTAGGTTACTGACCGCTGCTGAGACCTTGCCGTCTTGCTGACTGATGAAGGAATAGAGCTTGGACTTACGCTGCCCACCGAGGCCGCTCTTGCTGGTAGCCGACAGCGCAGCCTGCATGAAGGTCTGCTTGTCCTTGCTGTCGAGCTTGTTGTACGTCGTGAAGTCAAAGCTGACGGATCCTTCTTTGGCATCGTAGGCCATGATCTCGGGCGAGTTTTTGAGGCTCCGGTTCGCCTCGGTAACGATGGCGGAGATGTTGACATCGTTCTTGGCGATGTAGGTGGTGGCGCGCACGTTGTCGTCCGCGAAGGCTGGCCCGACAGAGATGATGAGCGCGACGAGGGTAGCGAGGAGCGTCAGGAGCGCCTTGCGGGGGCCTGCGAGTGTCTGCGTGGGGGTCATTGGGTCATTTGCCTTTGCGTGAGCGTGTGCGTGTTGTGGATGTCGATGAGGGCAGGGGAGCTGGCATGTTGCTCCCCTGCCCTCGAGCGGATCAGAAGAGGCTTCCGGTCACAAGGTCCATGGCCGTACCGACAAGGCTCCAGAGGAGGTTGTAGGCGAGGAAGCACAGAGCAAGGCCAACCATTAGGTACTTCATAAAGGCCTTCTTGAAGTACACCCAGACGGCGTTCTGGCCATTCTCTTCAGCTTCGACGGCCTTTCGGGCTGCTGTGGACACGAGCTTGGTGCTCGCCTGACGTAGGCCACCGCCGCCGCCACTACCGTTACCACCACCGTTGGCGACGGCATCGGAAAGCACCTGGAACGCGGGGATGCTGATGTACGCCAGGTCGATGACCGCTGAAATTGTTGTCCCCGCGAGGATCAGGATAGCCAGGAAGCCCAGGGCGGTGGACAGTGGGCCGCTGAACGGCGCGAACCAGCGCGCGCCGCCGTCAAGGTCGGCATACACGCCGCGAGCGAGCGTCGAGGTCAGGAGCTTCGAACCGAGGCCCGAGTTGGAGCGCAGTTCCTTGAACCAGTTCTGCTTCGTCTCTGAGCTCACGCCAGCGGACTTAGCAAGGGACGGAGTGTAGTCCTGAGCAGTCGGCTCCGTGTAGCTGTCGGTCTTGGCCATCAGGTCGTTGGCGAACTGGCTCTGTGCCGAAGATGTGAGCTGTTCGTAGATGGCCTGGTTAATCGTGCCCTCGGGCTTGATAATGTCCGAACCGTTGACGGTGCCGCCGCCGCTGAGCTGGTAGGTGTTCCCAGCCAGATCCTTAGCGACGGTGGTACGTAGAGCCTTGTCGGCCTCCTGTGTGGCGTTACCAGCGCCGTTGCCGTCGGCTGCGGGCAGCACGCCAACTGTTGTGGGTGCAGTGACGCTGATCGACGCGCTCGCGGGCGCAGTGACGGGAGCCGCTGTCGCAGCGGTTGTGGTGGCAACGATTGGGGCGACGGCCAGGAACAGCGTTGCGAGTGCCGCTCGGCCCATGCCCATGCGTGGGGAGAGTTTCATTCTTCGGTGTCTTTCTGTGTCGATTCAGATGATCTGGAACGATGTGTACGGGGCGATTCCGAGCCTGTAGATCAGCCAGCCCAGGAGTCCTAGGTTGACTGCGTGCAGGATGTTGAACACGATCTTCTTCTCCCAAGTGCCACCAGTGGAGAAGAAGCCGGGCTCGCCCTTTCGTCGGGGTTTGACGTGAGGGATTATTTTGATCCGTTCGGGCAGGATCTTCTTCCTGAGTATCACTCGGTTGATGAAGAGTCCCGTTGCGAACGGTAGTCCCTCGGGGGTGAGGAGGTCGAGGGTGAGGTGGGCGATGAGGCCCATGATGATGCCGGTGAGTACAAGCTGGGTTAGAGCCTCCCCTAGGTTGGTCGTGAGTGGATTAAGTTGCGTGAGTGCTCCGAAGAGGAGCAGGAATGGCAACTCGCTGTGGGTCTGCCAAGACCTGTGCTTACAGTCAAGGATACTGAGTATCTGCGCCGTTCGTGACTTACGGGGCGCAATGTCACGCAGTGGTCGCGTGAGGTGCAGGATATGGCTGATTGTCCTGGATACGGGATCCTGGGAGGGGATCGTGTGGCCTGAGCGTTCGCCGGCGAGCTTCACTTCATCCCACACGCTGCCGGGGTGGTGGTCAAGGTCGCTTGCTGTGGATCCCCACAGGGCGAAGGGGTAGAGGACGACCAGTGAGGCGAGCGGGGCTGCTTCAATGAGTGGCGCGTGGTGTGCTGCGAGGGCCGTGTAACCGATCATGCACGCTGCTGCGCCTCCGGCGCGGTGGGTTGCTCCCTGCATTAGGCTGTGGCCTCCTGTAGGTCGTTGAAGCGCTGACGGAAGGCAGGGTTAACGCATGTGCGGAACGTGGTGTCGGTGCCGTCCCATTTGGCGACGGCGGTTGCCCGGTTGAATCGGACTTTCCCGGTGTCGCTGACGTGGAGTGCGCCGATACCGCGGAGGACTGCGCGCCCCGACGTGGCGAGCTCTCGGATGATGGCGTTCGCGTATGCGGCGAGCACCATGCGGGCGAGTTCAATGTCGTAGCCGTAGTCGGCTGCGAAGGCTGCGTACTGGGCCTCGAGGGGCTGTCGCTCGTTCAGCCCGTAGCTGGGGGTGCCGTTGGAGAACTCGATGATGCCGAGGTAGCTGACGGTGGTTGGCTGGGTAGCGCTGGTTGCCTGGCTGGCCGTCCATTCACCGTATCGGGTGATGATCTCGTGTGCGAGGGCGTGGCTGACCTGGCATGTTTCCGCTGTCTGTCGGATGCGGGGGGTTCTGACGGTCATGCGAACTCCAGGGTCTTGATGGAGGCGTAGTACTTGGTGCGTACCTCCGTGTCCTGCCAGATGTTGTATGTGGCCATGATCTTGGGGTCGGACATGGCCTGAATGACGGCGGCTTCCTCTGCTGTCCGGGTGATGTCGAACTCGAGCACGTCTCCGTTAGTGGGGACGTGCTCCTTGAGCATGGTGAGGAGTGCGTCTGCTGTGGATGCGGAGACGCGCGCGCTTTCGGTGGCCTGGCGGCGGCTGTTAGGCATGAAGCGCTGCTTGAACACTTCCTTGAAGGTGCTCATGGGCTTCCTTTCTGGCGGGTGCGGGGGCGACGCTCCCCACTGTTGTTTGGCGGATGAGCGTCGCCCCGGTGGGGGTTAGAAGATCTGGGACAGGATCCAGTAGAGAACCTGGCTGAGGCCGTTGCCGAAGGCGATACCGGTATCAACAAGGACGCTGGACAGGACCAGGAGAATGATCGCTACGCCGAGGGCTACGAGCTCGAGTGCCTGCTTCTGGAGGTAGTAGCGGATCGGCGTGATGGGCTTCGCGCTGCCTCCAACCTGCTGCGGGGCCCCGCCGAAGCTGCCGGGCATCATTGCGCCCATCTGGTTACCAGAGGGGCCTCCGCGTTCGCCAGACTCGGCCATCTCGACTGCCTGAATAGCTGCGGCGGGGATAACTCGGATGCCTTTGAGCCAACCGCCCTGCGCCTTTGCACCACCGTTGGGGTTACCGCTCATGCCCATGCCCATTCCCATGGAGTTCGCGCCGGACTGGCTTCCGGTGCCGTTGCCGTACATGCCACCCGAGAGGATGGTGCGGATGAAGCCGATACTGACGGCGACGTAGAACAGGCCAAGCATGTTGCTAACTGTGACGAGCGCGATCATGATGCTGAGAAGCCAGCCGATAGCAAAAGAGAGGAAGCCCAGGAGTGGGCGGGCGCTCTCTGCGCCCTGCTTGACGCTCTCATCGTCGGTCCAACCGCCCGACAGCCAGCCGCCCTTGTCCTTCGAGTGGTCGGTTTTGACCAGCGGATCATTGCCGGGGTTGGTCACGTCGATCTGGGGCTTGGATGGGCCGCTGCTACCCTGCGTGGGCTGCGGCTGGTTGGGGGTCTGCTGCGTGCCCTGCTGAGTAGTGCCGGGCGCTTGCGTGGGCTGTGGGGTGGGCGTGTTGGTGTTCGCGTCACTGTCGTAGGCGGCGACGACTCCCTGCGTGGGGGCGGCGAGGGCTGCGCTAACGGCTGTTCCGGTGGCTGCTGGGGCCACGATGAGGGCGCATGTCAGAGCAGCGCGTGTGATCGCGGGGGCGAGTTTCACGGCAGGCGTTCCTTTCTTGCGGTTGATGGGTGTGGGGTAAGAGCGTTGACGACCGTGCGGGGATACGTCTTGCTCTGTCAGTCGCCGCTGTCGGGGTAGAGGTCGGAGAACAGCTTCGACATCTTCGCTGATTCCTCAGCCACCTTCTGTTCTCGGCTCTTCTTGGGGGCAGGTGGGTTGTCGGCGGCGTTGTAGCCGAGTGGTGCGAACTTGGTCCCCTCGAACTCGGGGCGTAGAGCTCTATAGCCCTTGGCCTTGAAATACTGAACCCCTTCGCTTTCCTCGTATCCTTCCGTCTGGACGTAGTTGAGGACGGGGATCTCGGGATACAGGCCGATGAGCGTCTTGGCTCCCATGGCGCGAGTGTCGGGGCGCAGGAGGACTGCGCTGGGGCGACTGTCAGGGCCGGAGCCGCGGCCCCATCGCGCCTCGATCATGAGAGCCTGCTCCTGGTCGATGTCCGGGTTCTGGCCGGTAATGCGTGTGCCGACCTTTCCTGCGAATGCGGCGAGTTCCCCTCGCGTGAGGTCGAAGTCTGTGTCCGCTTCGATGTTCTTGTAGCGTGTGGGGTCTTCGACTGCGTAAGCGTCGCGCCGGAACTTGTCTCCTGTTCCGAAGTCGGGGATGCGCAGCGGGACGTTGGTGTGGAACCTGTATCCGACGACCGTGCCCCGCTGTGGCGTACCGTCGGGGTTCTTCTTACCGGGGATCACCTTGGATGGGTCGGTGATGAGGCCAACGAGGTAGATCTCGTCCGCGAGTGCCTTGAGGTTCTGGGCGGCAGGAGCGTCTTCGACGCGCTTGAGCACGTCTCGTTTCGTCATGCCCTTCGAGCGGGCAATGTGTGGAGGTGTGATTGGTGTCGGCATGAATATGGCCTTTCGTGCGGAGGTAGTTTCTGCGTGTTTATCTCCATTATCCCCTATGGGATCGTGTTGCGGTGTGTACGGCGCTCGTTAGCGGACGATAGCGATGCGACCGTCCTGATCGACTCGGTACTGCACGTCAATGAGGGAGCCTGATTCGTAGGAGTCGTACTGGCTCTTGGTAACGACATAGTCGACGGTACCGCCCTGCGCAGCTTGGGGGATGTTGGGGATGTTGATGCGCAGGGTGAAGACCAGCTGACCGTTGACTGCGGTGATGTCTTTCCCGATGACGACGGCACGCGCCTGCTGTGCCGGTGCGAACGTCAGACTGTTGGGGTCGATGGTCGCGTTTGGTGTCGGCTGCGCGGGGGTGGCTGGTGCTGTGGTTGCAGGGTCTTGCGTGGGTGTCTGCTGGGAGGGTGCCGGCTGCGGGGCTGCTGTCGTGTCGGGTGCGGGGATTGTGGGTGCGATGGTTGCTTGCGGCGTGGAGGCTTCTGCCCCTGCGTTGGCGGGGGTGCTGTGCCAGTTTTTGAGGCCGATAGCGACCACGAGGGCCACGAGGATCACGAGGGCGAGCGTGATGCTGCCGAGGATCACGGTGCGCGCGTTGCGCTTCTTCTCCACTTCGGGAGCTGGCTCGTCTGCGGTGGGGAGTGTCGTTGTCTCGTAGGTGTCTTCGTCGGCGACTGGGAGATCCCAGAAGTCATCGTTGTTGTCCATTGGGGGTGTCCTTTCTGAGTGTTCCGTATCGGCGTGTGGTCCTGCACGCCTGTTCGTATTTGCGCCATGCGATTTGGCGCAGGACGGCTTTCGGATTGATTGCGGGGTCGGGGGTGAGGATGTCGCGGGCTTCTGCGAGCTCGGCGAGGGCGTGGGGGCCTTCTTGTTCGGCGGCGCGCGCGGGGAGGCCTACGTCGTTGATGGGGGCGACCCATAGGCTCGTGTAGTCGTCGATCATAGTTCGCTCACTCTCACTTGCGCTTGGAGGTGGAGGATCACCTGCTGGGGTGTGGTGAAGTCGGGGTGCGCGTTGAGGATCGCGACGATGAGGGGCAGGGGGATGTGGGCGCTGCCGGAGGCCATGTTCTCGGCCCATTCTGCGAAGGAGTAGCCCTGGCGCTTGTAGGCTGACAGGTTGAGGTTCACGGTGCCTGTTGCGTGGGTTTCGCGTACTGCTCCGACGCGGAGTCCAGCGTCCATGAGGGCACGTAGTCGGCGCATGTGGGCGGTGAGTGCCTGCTGTTTGCCCTGGGGTGGGAGCTTGGCCCATTGGAGGAGGTCAGCGTCGATAGCGAGTGCTGGTTCCATGAGATCCACCCATGAGAACAGGTCCGTGTAGGTGGAGCTGTAGGGAGCGTTGTGGAGGATGTTGAGGGCGGGCGCGTACCAGGTGGCGGGGTTGCGTGTTGGTAGGAGAGTGTCGGGGGCCGTGTGCTTCAAGGGGCTGGGCGCGTGGTCTTGGAAGGCGACGTAGTAGAACTCTGAGCGCAGGGCTGCGTTGTTGTGCCCGTAGGGGCGGTTGCGGGGATCCTTAGCGGCTTCTGGCGTTGGGGAGATCGGCGCGCTGCCTGGACCGGCTGGCCCCATTGCTGGGGGCTGCGGGATGGGTGCTGTAGGGACAATCGGGCCGGAGAGGACGCTCTGGGGGCCGCGGAGTGTGAAGGTTTTGTTGTGGCGCACGAAGATTCGTAGCGCACTTTTGATGCTAGTAGAGGTCATTGTTGTACTCCTCGAGGGTGGCGTTTGGTGTCATCGTGTAAGTGACGACATGGCCGGGTGCGGCGTGCGTAATTCCTGGTTCGGCGGCGTGCTCGACGGTGATTTGGTCCAGTGGTGGGAGAGGGACGGATGAGGGGAGTCCTGCGAGGTCGGGGTCGTCGATGCTGATGGTATCGCCGTTGAGGTGGAGAGTGAGACTGTCTCCATAGGTGAGTGGGCCTGCGAGCCCGAGGTCGATGAATGGGGGGCGGGCGAACAGGTCGGTGGGTTCGAGGCTGGAGTACTCGTCAGGGAAGGCGACCATCTGTCGCCCGAGGGTGAAGTCGATGGTCCACCATCCGCCTCGTGAGCGCCATTCGTTCTCGTCAAGGCGCGCCGGTAGTGGGGCATCGTCGGTGGCGAAGTGTTCCCAGGCCCATTTCTGCCAGGGTTGCCCGTCGTGTGTGCGCATCCAGTTGAGTGATGCGTCTGTGAGGGGCGTGTGTTGGCCGGTGGAGAATTGGCCGTCGAGGGCTACCCACATGTCGAAGCCTGCGGGGAGCGCGTCGAGGGCTTCGATCATGGGCGTGGTGGTGCCGATGGTGTTGTGGAAGAGTTCTTGCACGTCGGGGTGTTCCCACCATGTATGGAAGGTGGGCATTCCTTGTCCGAAGGTGCGTGCCTCGAGGATCCATCGGCAGTTGGGGGTGTTGGTTTTGCGGCGTTCGAGGCGGGTGTCTGCGTCGAGTGTTTCTTGGTTGGTGTGCAGGTCGAGGAGGTGTGTGCGCCAGCGGAGGGCCTGCCATGCGTCGTAGATGATCTGCTTATCGTCGTCGGTGATGAAAGGGTCGTCTTTGATGGTGGAGTAGGCGAGTCGGTAGTGGGCTGCTGTGGTGATGGCTGTGCCGTCGAGCTTCCAGCTGAGGGTGGGGATGATGGAGCGCGCAACGTCGTGCAGCTCCGTCTTGTTGAGGATCCACGGTTGGGTTTGCGCGTAGGCGAGGTAGAGGTTCGCGAGGTGCAGCTTGTAGAGCCCGAAGTAGGACAGGGCGCTCACGGTGCGTTTTTCGAGGGTTTCGATGCTGCTCATGCGTCCCCCTGTGGTCGTGGGCGTTTCTTCTTGGGTATCGCCATGACGATGCCCGTGGTGAGAGCGCCGAGGGATGCGGCTCCCATGAGACGCATGTACCAAGGTAGGGGTGTGATTGTGTTGAGGATGAACTCGACGGGGCCGGGAGTCGTTGTTGTTGCAGCGGGGTCTGTTTCGGGGTTGTAGGGGATGCGTTCGCCGGTGACGAGGAGGCGGTGGGAGTTGACTGCGTAGGGGGTGCAGGTCATGAGGGTCACGAGGTCTTTGCCGGGGACGGGGGCGAGGGCTTCGATTTGGTCGGGTGTGATGACATCAATGCTGGTGACTTCGTAGGCGAGGGTTTCGCCGTACACGTCCACGTAGAACATGTCGCCGACCTTTACGTCGCTGAGGCGGTCGAAGAGTGTGGCGCTGCGTAGGCCTGTGTGGGTGGAGAGGACGGGGCGGGTACCCGTGTCGCCGACGGGGAGTGCTGTGCCGTAGAGGTGGCCTGCGCCGGTACGCATGGCTTCGTCACTGGTGCCATGGTGGACGGGTAGGTCGATGCTGACGTTGGGGACTCTGATGCGAGCCATTACGTCGGTGTCGGCGAGTTGGTGCAGGTAGTTGTCGTAGGCGGCTGCGTCGTGTTCACTCGGGGCAGTGTAGGGGTCGGCGAGGGGAACGCCTGCGAGGGACTGGTTGTAGGCGTGAGCGTCGCGGAGTGCTTGTTCGACTTTCTCGGGCTGCTGTCGCTTGAGGGTTTCGGCCTGCTGGGCTTGCTGGGCTGCTGCTTCGCGCGCCTGCTGATTCTCCCAGATGGTGCCTACAGTGGGGTAGGCGAGCATGAGGGCGACGGCGAGCATGAGTGCTGCTGCGAAGCGTCGCATGGTTGCTGCCTTCATGACTTCCCTTCCTGCATTGACGTTACCGTATAAAGAATATCATCTGTCTAGGGTTTTCCAGATGAATTGCTGCTGTTTGTCCCGTGTTATGTAGTCGATTTTGAGGCATGGGGAAGCCCCGCGCTTCGCAGCATGTGGCCGGTCAGCGCGGGGCTTCAAGAGGCAGGGGTCAGGCGGTCTCGCCCTGCTTGCTGTTGCGGCGCGAACGGAAGGCGAAGAACCCAGCTGCGCCCGCCATGATGGTAGCGGCAGAGCCGATCAGGCCGATGCCTGCGCCACCCGTGAACGGGAGGAGCTGCTTCTTTGTGTCCACGATGGTGCGGGAACCACCCGCGTTGTCCGTGGTGTCTGCGTCGCGCTGTGCGTCGGCGAACGCTGCGGCCATGTCAGTGACCTCACCGGCGACAGTCAGGTCGAACTTGACGGGGCTCGGTAGGAGGTTGTAGCCCTCGGGGGCCTTGGACTCGACGAGGCAGTAGGAGTGCAGGTCGGTCTGCTCTGCGCCGTTGTACCAGTTGGAGAGCTGGAGGCCGGAGACCTTTGTGAGGCCCTGAGCGTCGGTGGGTGCAGACGTGGCGATGGGCTCGCCGGAGACGGCGGCAGCGTCACAGACGGTACCACCTGTGGCGCGGTAGACCTTGAACTCCGCGCCCGCGAGCACAGTGCCGTCAGTCCCCGTCTTCTTGAGCACGATGTCACCGTACTTGGAGACGACCTCGGGCGACTTTGGCGGCTTGTTGGGGGTCTCAGGCGGGGTGTTGCCGGGGGTGCCCGGCTTGTTGCCGTTATTGATGAGCCAGTTGTTTGACGGGATGAACCAGGCCTGGTTCTTCAGCTCACCCGTGACGTTGTTCGCCGTCACGCGGGTGACGATCTCGACGGTGAACTTCTTGCCGGTGTTGGCGGCGAGCTTGTTCAGGCCGTCCGATGTCACGGACCAGCCGAGCTGGTTGCCGGTCTGGGAGAGCACGTAGTCCGCGCCTTCGGTGAGCGCAGTGTCGCCGACGGAGACCTTGCTGGACACGTACTCGGTGCCCTCGGGGAGGGTGTCCTGCACGTAGTAGTAGCCCAGGTCTGCGCCGTTGACCTGGCCGTCGCCGTTGCTGTCACCTGCGAGGACGGTGGAGGCGAGTGTGTAGGTCAGGTTCTCGCCGACCTTGTAGCCGTCCTGGTTCTGGGTGCCGGTGTTGCCGTCCTTGACGGTCTTCTCGATGCTGTTCTCCGTGTTCTTCGGGTAGATGTCGATGTCGTACATCCAATCCGAGTGATTACGAGGGTTCGTCTGAGGCATGATCGCCAGGAACGGCGCTGCTGGCGTGATCGCCGATGCGTCACCTGGGTAGTTCGCCAGGTTCTCGTTGACGATGTACACACCGAGCTCGACGGTCGCTGATGCGTCGCCGGTGGCGTTGGTGGTGACGCTCGTCGCCTTCGTGAAGGTGTAATCCTTGCCGTCGATGGACAGCTTGCCGGAGGCGACGATCTCCGGGGTGAGCGTGAGGTCCGCGGCCTTCTCTGCGATGGCCATGCCTGCGGTGGAGTGCAGGTCGATGCCGTCGATCTTGTAGAGATCGAACGTCACGTCGGCGAGGGGTTCGCCGAGTGCCTGGCGGGCCTGGTCGGAGAGCGGCGTGCCGTCAGCGCGGGTACCGCTCTCCACACCCTTGATCTTGTGGATCTTGATGGTGCCCTGGGTGGGGCCACCGTCGAGAATGGGGCTGGGGGCTGCGTTGGCGATACCTGCGCCCATGAGGCTCACGAGCGCGAGGGCGGCGGTCGCGGATGCGACGGTGTATCGGTGGGTCGTCTTCTTCATGGAGAAGGTTCCTTTCTTTTGGGGGTCAGTTCTCGTCGCTCGAGGCAGAGCGGCGCTTGTATGTGAGGGTCATTCCTGCGACTCCGAGGAGCGCGATGGTGGCGATGCCTGCGATGAGGATGATGCCGGTGCCGCCGGTCATGGGCAGACGCGGGCTGACCGTGACAGGAGTCAGTTTACCCACAGTTTTGGCTGTAGATTGCGCCGACTCGACATTGCGGTTGCGCCCGTCGGAGATGCCGGTTGCGTGCGCAGTGTTTGTCACATCGCCCTGTCGGATGTCGTCGTCGTTCGTGTCGGATGTGGCCGTGCAGGTCATGGATGCGCCTGCGTCGAGCGTCGTGCCGGGGCATGTGACCGTTGACAGGGGCTTGTGGCCGTTGTAGGAATCCTCGACGACGGTCACGTCGTGCAGGCTGATGTCGCCGGTGTTACGCACGGTGAAGGTCCAGGTGAGTTTGTCGCCGGAGTGGAACTCTGGCTTATCTACGGTCTTCTCGATTTCGAGCGCCGGCTTGGCGGGGACGTAGGTGGATGAGTCGGAGGACGGGTCGGACGTGACAGGGATGCCTGCGGGGCTCATGCCGGTGGCCTTCGCCGTGTTCGTGATGGTCTTGCCTGCGTCAGGGAAGTCAGCGTCCACGAGGGGGCTGGTGATGTTCTTCCAGGTGCAGGTGTTGCCGGGCTGGACGGTTGCGCAGGCTTCGGTGACGGTGTTGACGGTGTTCGGGTCGGTGCCTGTGTAGCCGCCGTCGTAGGTGTCGTCGATGATGTGGACGTTCGTCAGGGGGACGTTGCCGGTGTTGGTGGCCGTGTAGGTCCAGTGGAGTTCCGTGGCCGTGTCGCCGTAGGTCTTTTCGGTGACGGTCTTAGTCAGGGCGATGGAAGGGGTTTCGGGGGTGAAGGTGCCGTGCCATTCGCGTGCTTCGCCGGAGCGCGCCCAGGTGTCGATGATTCGACCGTCGCCGTGCGTTCCTCGTTCTGACAGCGCACATTCGGGGTGGAGCTTCGGGTTCGCGTTGTTCACGTTCCAGCCGTGCACACCGGAGGGGGTGTCGGAGTTTACGCCTGCGAGAGCTTCCCATGGGGTGCGGGTGTTCTCTACGTAGCGGCAGGACGTGAGGTTACGGTCGTCCCAGTAAACGGTTGCGTCACCTGCGGAGGGGCCGTTGAGGGCCTTGATGGTGAGGCCTCCAAGCATTTCTACGTCACTGAACATCAGGTGCATCTCGTTACTCGATGCGGCCTTGAGGGTCCAGTCCACGGCCTTGTCTGCGTCGATGTTGATGGTGACGCTGGTCTTGCCCTGGACGGTAGTTTCCTTGCCTGCGGCGGTGAATGTGTAGGCGGCGAACTTGTCGAGGCCTGTGATGACTGCCTGGGCTTTGTGGTTGCCGAGGTCTTTCAGTTCGACGGTGGGGGTGCCCAGCGTCTTGGGGGTGGGGAGGATACTCTCGGGGAGGTCGGCTGCGGGGGTGGTGAAGAACAGCTTGTAGCGTTCGCCGCACTTGTAGTTGGTGCGGTAGTGGTTGACCCAAGAGCCGGCGAGTTGCCCGTTAGGTGCGTATGCGTCGTAGCCGGAGCCGTCACGGATAGCCCAGTCGTCGTATGACTGGTAGGTCGGCTCACAGTAATCCTGCCCGTCCTTCGTGACGATCTTGTTGATGCCGGACGAGGTGGCGGCAATGACTGACTGGATGCCACCGTACTCACGGGCCACGAATTGATACCTGTAGCCAGTCGGTGAGACAGCGATGAGGCTGACCTCGCCGATAGAGCCCGGCTGCGGGGTTGAGGGGTTGTCCCAGTCGAAGGAGGCTCGCTGGCCGACGAACACCTTGTCGGCCCATACGCGACCTGGGATCGTCTTGTCATCATGACTAACGGCCTGGATGTTCCAGAAGAACTGGTTGTCCGAGTACTGGTTGTTCGCGTCGATGTGGGGCACGTAGTACACCTGAAAGATGCCGTCGTGCTTTGCGTAGTGGGAGGCCATGCCGCCCTGCCACGCCGTCATGTTGGCGATGTTGCCGTCCTCGTCGAGGACGTACTCGGGTTGCTTTCCAAGGAAGGTGTACCACAGGTATTCACCCTTCTTCACGTAGACGTAGAAAACGTCGGGCGCGAAGGTGGGCGTGTTGTAGGCGGGCACCGTTTCCGCGTGTGCTGCCTGTTGGACGGTGGGGGTAGCAACAAGTCCCACTGCTGCGATGGCGGCAACTGCGAGCGCAGTAATTGCTCGCCGCAGTCGGGACGGCTTTCTGGATACCATATCTGCTCCTTCTGGCTGATGTTTCCTGAACAATCCTAGCATTTTCCAGGTGCCCCTCTTCTACTTGTATCGGGGCATGTCGAAGGGGGAGGGGATTCCAACATGGTGCTGGTCCCCCTCCCCCCCCTTATCGGTGAGCGCGGGTCAGTTGTCCGCGTTCTTGCGTCGGCGTGCCAACACGATCAGCGCTGCGGCTGCTGCGAGGATGCCGCCTGCGGCGCTGGTTGCGAGCACGTGGTGGCGGATCCAGTTGATGACCTGCCCGAAGGTGGAGGCGTTGACATACACGTCGCTGATAGTCGTCTCGGTGACGTTGCCTGCCATGTCGGTGGCCTTGAGGACAACCGTGTGCGCGCTCGTGGACTGCGGCAGAGTGCCCGTGTAGATCCCATTCTCGTCGGAGAGGAGCTGCATAGGCTTTCCGTCCACCTGGGCCTCGAGAGTCACGGTGGTCATGTCTCGGGGGGTGACGGTGAAGTCGCGGCTTTCGGAACGGTAGGCCGCGTCGGTTCGGATGCCGGACACCTGGAGCTCAGGGTTCGTGGAGTCCACGACGAAGGAGTAGCTGAGGCGGCTCACCTGGTCGAGGCCTCCCTCAGTCTGGGAGACAACCTGGATGAGGTAGGTGCCTTCCTTCTGGAATGCTGCCTTGTCGATGTGGTAGGCGTACACGTAGTCCCCGGCGTCTCCGCCCGTGCGGGTGGTGGACTGGAGCGCGGGGGCGACGGGGTAGGGTGCGCCGTCGAGGGTGACCTTGATGTCGGTCTTGTCCTCGTTGAGGGCTTCGACGGTGGTCTCCTCGAGGTCAACGTCCACGGGGGCTTGGAGGTAGCGGCCCTGGTAGTTGGTGCCGGTCACGTCCACGTTGGAGCCGTAGCGGTTGAGGATGAACTCGACGCTGGCGGTCTGGTCGTTGCCTGCGAGGTCGGTGCCCTTGATGGTGAGGGTGTAGAGGTCGTCGTACTTGGCTTCATCGGGGATCTCGGAGAGGTCGAGGTAGCCGCCGCTGACTGCGGGCTTGAAGACGTTGCCCTTGCGGCCTACGAGGACGGCGGTGACGCTGCTCGTGTCCGCGTTGGTGTCACTGTAGGTCACGCCGACGGTGGGGAGCTGGTAGTAGGCGGTGCCCTTCGTGAGGCCACTGATGCTGATTTCCGGCTTCGTGGTATCGACGATGAACTCGCCTTCGGTGACCTCGTTGCTGGGGTTGCCTGCCTGGTCGGTGGTGCGGAACCCGAAGGTGTGGACTCCCTCGGGGAATGTCACGGTCGCCGTGTGCGTGGATCCGACGCTGCTCCAACCACTGATGCTGCCGGTGCCGGTGAGCTGGTTGAGGGCGGGGTCGAAGTGCTCTTCGACGACGGTGATAGTGGCAGTACGTACTTGGTTGTAGTACTTGCCGTTGCGCACGTCGGTGGTGTTCCAGGCGACGGAGACGACGGGGGCTACCTTGTCTACGGTGAAGCGGCCCGATGTGAAGGTGTTGGACTGGTGGCCCACCATGTCCGCTGCGGACAGGGTGAAGTCGTAGTCCGTGTTGTCGGAGAACGTGATGGTGTTCGTCCAGGTGTCGCCGGAGTGGACCCATGTGCCCCACGTGCCGACGAGGCCGGTGGTGGTGAGGCTACCGGGGTCGAAGTTGTTGTCGCGGACGGTAACCGTGGCGTGGCGGTCGGTGTTGTAGAAGCCGGACTGGTTGGTCTGGTCGAACGTGACCGTGAGCTCGGGGGCGGTTGCGTCCACGCTGATGGTGCGGCGCGTTTCGGCCTCGTAGCCAGCATTGTCGGCGACGTGGATCCACACATCCTGAGCGGGGTATTCACCGGCGAGCGTCAGGGGGACGGATACGCCGGTGACGAGGTTCTTGTCGGTGGCGGTCACCTGGACTGCGGGGTTATCGACCTGGCCGTCGGGGGAGACGGTTGCAGTACCCAGGGTTGTGTCACCGTATCCCCAGGTGAGGGTACGGATGCCAGAGTGTGTGGCGACGGCGGTGAGAGTGCCGGATGCGGAGTCCTTGTAGAGGGGCACGCCAGCGCTGTTGGTCGCTGCTGGGGCTCCGAGTTCGACGCTCAGGTCGGTGCTGGTGATCGTCGTGTTCGAGTCCTCGGACACGAGGCCGTCGGGGCGCTGGCTGTCGCTGATGTTGCCCACCTTGTCGGTGGCGGTAGCGGACACGAAGCCCTTGAAGCCGCTGGGGATGTCGAACTCGGCCACGCCGGAGTTGATGGGGGCCGACTCGGTGCGGATGACGGTGCCGGACGGCGTGTAGAACGTCATGAGAGCGTTACCCATGCCCGAAGATGGGGCGGGGTCGGAGACCTGAGCCTTGATGCGTGTGGCTCCCTGAACGAACAGGCCGTAGCGGTCGGAACCGTTGATGGTCTTGCCCGGCGCGTAGGACGGGTTCACGACGACGAAGTTCGTGATCGTCGGTGCCTGGTCGTCCACGTAGAACGTGTAGTTGCGGGCACTGACGTTACCTGCGAGGTCAGTCATGGTGATGGTGACCTGGTAGGAACCATCCTCCGCGCGTGCGGCTTTCGCGTAGTCCACGTCGAGGGTTCCAGTAGTAGCGGCTTCACCGGCCTTGTCGCTGGGGTTGACGGTGGCGACTTGGGTGCCGTTGACGGTGGCTGTCATGGTGGCGATGCCATTGTCGTCGTGGGCGGTGAAGCTGTTGATCGCCCCGCTGGTTGATGAGAACCATGTCCCATCCGTGGCAGTGATGTCGGTGGTCATCGTGGGGGCCTGAGTGTCCACGGCTGCGTGCTTGGATGGCCAGCCGAGTGCGGTTGCGACGTGGAGTGTCTGGGAGCGGCCCAGCGGGTCGGTGACGGTGACGGTGGGGTCGTTGACGCTGCCGGTGATGGTGGCAACGCCGTCGGGGGAGACGGTCATGCCACTGCTGGGGTCGTTGTAGGTCTGCGCGAGGCCACCGCCGCCCTGTGGGGTGAGCTGCACCTGGATGGGGGTGCGGGAGAACACGCCGTAGGGGGTGACGTTCATGTCGCCGGGGTTGCGGACAGTGGCGTTGATGGTGGCCTGGCTGGTGGATGTGGAGATCGTGCCGGTCCAGGAGGTGCGGTGGAGGCCGCGGTCTGCGCCGTAGAAGTCGATCTGGTGGCGCGTGCCGTCGGTGAACTCGGACGCGGGGATCGTGAAGGTGTACTTGTTGTCGGCTTCGCGGGTGGGGGCGATGGGGCGACCGTCGAAGATGAGGCTCATGCCGCGCGGGGAGAGGGCCTGGTCGTCGCTGAATGTGAACGTCAGGTCTTCTGTGGGGGCGGAGGTGAGCCAGTACTGGCCGTCGCCGAGGGTCTTGGCGTTGGTGATCGCGTCGGGGACGGTGAGGGTGGGGATGGTGGAGTCCACGGCTACCACGTCGGTGTCGCCGCCGGTGAAGGCGCTGAGACCGACCTCGTTGGTGAGGCCTGCTTCGTCCATGGTCTGTACCTTGTAGGTGCCTGCTTCGGTGATCGTGAATGTGAAGTTGCCGCCCTGGCGCTTGAGGGTGGTGACAACTTCGCCGTCCTTGACGAGCTCCACGGAGTACACGCCCGATGGGCTGTCGGTGGCGGTGCCGCTGATGGTGACGTTGCCGGAGGTGGCGTAGTCGCCGTATGCGTTGACCTGGCCTCCGGTTGCGCGGAGGTTGGAGAACTGCGGGCCTTCGTCGTCGTAGGGGACGTTGATGGACTGGCTGGCGGTGCGGCCAAACTCGTCGGTGATGCGCAGTGTGGCCTTGCTGGGCTTGCCAGTCAGGTTGATGGTGGCGGTGGTGCCGCTGACGCTCACCGAGTAGCCCTCATCGGTCGTTGCGGACACGATCTGCGTGTCGGAGCTGATCGTTGCCGTGAGGGCGGGGATGGTTGTGTAGAAGCCCCATGCGGGGCCGGTGGCCGGGTCGAGCATCATGGCTGTGATCGACGGTTCGCCGACGGTGGTGTGTGCGCCGAGCGTGAAGGTCGTGTTGTCCCACGTGACGGTGGGGGTACCGGACGCGGGGACGCGACTGGTGCCGACAGTGTAGGAGCCGTCCGCGAGCGCGAGCGCGCCGGAGTCCGTGGGGATGACTCCGGTCATGGTGATGGGTGTTGCTCCGGTGTTGGTGGCGAGGATGCCCGCAGCGTACACGCCCTTGTCGGTGTGGACGATGTAGACGATGCGTGTGGGGGCTGTGATGTCGGTGGGGAGCTGGTTCACGCCCGCTGTCCCCTGGCCTGCTGCGGTGAGCGCGCCGGAAGCGTCGTAGCGGCGCATTTCGACGCTGGTGATCGTTGCGCCGGATTGTGGGGCGATGGTGGCGGTGCCCCGCCACTTGCGAACCTGCGAGTAGTTGCCGAGGTCGAAGTCAACGGACGCTGTAGGGGCGGGCGCTGCGGTGACGGCTGCGGGTGCGACGGTGGCGGCGGGCTGGGTGGTGCCGAAAGCGTTGGTGGCGAGCGCTGCGGGTGCGACGGTGGTGGTGGCTGTGGCGAATGCCAGGAGGGCAGCGATGCGCACTGTCGTCTTGGTCGTCTTCCGGGGAGTCATTCTTGAACCTTTCCGATGATGGGGTTTATTGCCAACTATGGGCTTCTGCTACCAAGGTTACGCGACTGAGCGGGTCGGTTGGCTGCGCGGATGGTTGTGGCGCAAGGTTTGCGGCAGGAATCTCGGTGTCCTCGAAGAAGGCAGTGTCTGCTTCTTCGGTGGTTTCCGTGCTTGCGTCTGAGAAGAACGTGGTGTCGTCGTCTTCTCCGACGTTAGCGGAGCGCTCGAGCGGTGCCGGTGCGGGTGGCTGTGTGGTTCGCGTGGGGGTGTCTGCGACCTGTAGGGGTGCAGGCTGAGCTGGCGCAGGCTTGGGGGCGGCAATGGGCGCAGGGGCGACTGTGGTGGGCTGTGGTGGGGTTGGGGTGAGGTCGCCGGAGAGCACGCCGCTTGTGTCGTCGGCGAGTGTACCGCTATCGAACGAGTCACTGTTCGTCGCGTCGTTCAGGGGCGAGTGTTCACCGAGAGATAGGGCGGACATCTTGCGGTACGCTTCGACGGCTCCGTCGCTACTCAGTGTCGAGGTGAGGGTTTCAACGGTGTCGGTGAACGCCTGTCCCTTGAGTTCCCTGCGTGCTGCTGGGATGTCCCATTGGAAGAACAGGATGAGAGCGGTGAAGAACAGGATGAGGGCTGCGACTGCGAGGCCGATTGCCGTTGCGGTGAATACGGTCATCACTTGGTGGCTCCTTCGGCTGCGTACACAGCATCGACGAGGGTGCGGGACTGGTCGAGCTTCGTGGAGAGCTGGGCTGACAGTTCAGCCGGTCTTCCTGGTGTCGGGTTGGGGTGCTGCGTGAGGTAGTCTTTCGCGCGCTCGAGCTGCGCGTCAACGTCGGCTTTGGGCACGCCGTCGGTTCGGAGCCTGTATGTGTAGTTGTTGATGCAGTCCACGATGTAGTTGAGGAGCTGCAACTGTACGACCTCGCCGGAGTTGTCGGTGTTGAGGCTGGTGAGGTTGTTCCAGTAGGCCCGGTACATGCCGGTGTCGCTGCTGGTTTGGATCGCGGATGCGATGTCGCGGTTGAACGAGCCCATGTTGTAGAGGGCGCTCGCCTGTTCGACGTTGTAGTTGCCGCTGATCGCGTCCTTGAACCATGGGGCGGATAGGGCGAGGCCGTCGGCGTTTGCGTCGCTGGTGTAGAAAAACCAGTAGAGTTCACCGATCTGGTAAGCGAGCTCAGGGTAGCGCGGGTTGTCCTGAATGTCCTTAATGTGTTCGCGGACGAGGGGGATGAAGGCAGCTTCCTCAGCGGAGGTGAACCTGCCGTCTCCCTGCTTGATGGCGGTAATCGTGTCGAAGTATGAGTCGATGTTGGAGGGGCGCGCGTTGATGACTGGCTCCCACGCTTCGACGGTGCCGGCTTTTTGGGCAGCGCTGGTTAGTGCTGCGTAGGAGTTCGCGTCGGCGTTGGCCCCGTAGGTGTAAGTGCCCGCTGACGCTATTGACATGACGAGGGCTGCTGCTGCGAGCGCGCCGACGGTGCGGATGCGCCTGCGGTGCTTGGCTCGGTGACGACTATCGGCGGTCTTGTAGGTGTTGAGCGCAGCGATAACTTCGACCATGGACGAGTAGCGGTCATCTGGGCGCAGGGCGACACATTTGGCGATCACGTCGGAGAGGGCGCGGCTAACTTCGGGGTTGGCTGCGTGCGCGTCCACGGGGCCTGTGGGGATGCCCCTGCGGTCGGACGCGGGAAGGTCGCCGACGAGGAGCTGGTACATCGTCATACCGAGGCTGTAGATGTCGCTTCGGATGTCGAGCGGCGCGCCCTTGGTGATCTGCTCGGGGGGCGCATATCCCTTGGTGCCGAGGGCGTGGGTGTTGATCTGATTGTCAGGGGTGATGACTTCGGCCAGGCCGTAGTCCATGAGCACCATGGAACCGTTCTGGTACATGATGTTCTTCGGCTTGATGTCGCGGTGGACGACAGGGCCGGGGTGAATATGTGGCGGGAGGGTGTGGAGGTACTGGAGGATGGTGGCGACCTGCACCATCTTGGAGACAACGAACTGCTCACTGAACCGGCCTTTGTCGGTGCGCTTGGCCGCATCAGCGAGGTCGTAGCCGCCGATGTAGTCCATGAGGACGGAGTACTTGCCACCCGGCTTGTCGGTACGATCTCGCACGTCGAGGATGCGAGGAATACCGGGGTGGGTGAGGGGCTGCATGAGGCGCGTTTCGCGCTTGAGGCTATCAACGGCGATTTTGCCGCGGCCTTTAGGGTCGGGGACGGGAGCTGCAACCTCTTTGAGGACGACGAGCTTACCGTTCTTAGCGTCGGAAACTCCGTACACCTGGCTAAAAGTGCCGTTGTGGAGTACGGAGCTGATGACGTAGCGGTCCCCCTTGCCGAAGGTTGAGCCCTTTTTGCGCAGGTTCGTCATGCTAGTCCTTCCGTTGAGGCGAGTAAAGCGGTGATGTTGTCCTGTTCTCCCGCTGTTTGTGCGCGCGTAGCGAGGTCGTTGAGGCCTGCTTCTGTGAGAGCGTCGAGCTTGTTGCCGACGGCCTCGTAAGCGTGCCAAAACCCGTCTGAGCATAGGAGGAATGTGTCGCCACTCTGGTAGGTGCCGGTGTAGATGTCAGGGGTGTGACCGTCGGCTTTGGGCTTTCCGAGTGCGCGGGTGATGCGGCTGGCGTAGGTGCGGGCGATGTCGGGGGTGATGGTGACTCCGCGGCGCTTGAAGGCGTTGAGGGCTGAGTGGTCCTCGGTGAGCTGTGTGCCCTCGAGGGTGCCTGCTGGGATCTTGTAGGCGCGGGAGTCGCCGATTTGGAGGATCCAGTACTGGCCGTCGTAGAGGCGTAGGAGGGTGAGAGTTGTACCTCCTCCCGTGTCGGTGACCTTCTGGTGGGCGGTGGTGACGGCTTCGATGAGGGTGTCGTCAGTGATGTCTCCGGCCTTGATTGCGTCCATGTAGGTGCGGGCGGCGCTTTGGGAGGCTTGTGCGCCGTTGGCGACTCCGCCCATGCCGTCGGCGATGAGTGCGAGGATGCCGGTCTTGCCGTCGGCGGTGAAGGTGGCCCAGGCGTAGGTGTCCTGGTTTTCTTTTCGTTGGTTGCGGTGGGTGATCGTGTGGACGCTCATGCCTGCTCCTTGACGACGTTGAAGGCGACGTGGCCGAGGCGTAGGAGTGCGCCGTCGGGGACGATGGTGGGGGTGTGTGGTTGGAGGCGGTGTGCGCCGATGTGGGTACCGTTCTTGGAGCCCAGGTCGGTGACGATGACTTGGCCGTCCTGCTCGTAGATCTGGGCGTGGCTGCGGCTGAGGCTGCTGTCGCGGCTGACGCTGATCTCGCTGCGTGTGGAGGAGCGCCCGATGATGACGGGGCGGGTGAGGATCGGCCAGCTTTCCTCTGTGGTGAGGCTGTGGAGGCTGTAGGTCGTGGCCGTGGGTTCGTCGTCGTCGAAGAAGCCGGTCATGTCGTCTTCGTTGGTTGCGGCGGATGCTACCGGCTTGGGTACGACAGGCGCAGGGGCGACGGGCGCGGGGGCAGGTGCGGGGCGCACCGGGGTTTCGACAACTGGAGTTGGCGCGGGAGCCGGTGCTAGAGGTGGCGTAACCGGCGCGGGGGACTGAACGATGGGGGCCGGTGGGGCTGGAGGTTCAGGGAGCGTCGGCGCAGGGAGAGCTGCTTGTGGCTGTGGCGGCTCTGGGGCTACTACCGGCGGGGCTGGCGGCTGCGGGGTGGACGCACGGTCGAACAGGGACTTGCGTGCGGGTTGTGGGGTCATCATGGCCTCGAGCTCGGCCACCGCTGACTGTTCGACGGCTGGGATGCTCTTGTCCTTGACTGATGAGCGTAGGGCTGCTGCGAGAGCGTCGGGAGTGCCGATGGTCGCGAGAGGACCGTTGGCGGGGGCAACGATCTGGCTGAGCGTTACGGGCGACAGGTTGGTGGATACGAGGCGAGGTCCGCCGTTTGCGAGCGCCGCCCAGTGTGGTGCGACCTTGGGCATGATGAAGGTCCACAGGTTGAAGGTGGGGTTGTCCTGCGGCGGTGCGACGGCGACCCAGAAGTCGCCTTGGCCGTTGGTGACGATGCCGGTTGCTGTGCGGTAGTCGCCTCCTTCACGGATGAAAGCTCGCCACACGTTGATGATGCCGTCGAGGGAGGCTTTCCCGTTGAGGGTTTCGACGGGGGCGAGTCCGAGCTGCTGTGCGTGGGCTGCGGGGACGGCTGTCATTGGGGTGATGGTCATTGTCTGCTCACTTTCCGCTGGAGGGGTTTCCGGCGAGGACGCGGAACCAGATCGGATTGGTGGATCGGTCGTAGGAGGCTCCCCAGATGAGGTAGAGCTCGGAGAGTCGCGTAGAGGAGGTCCAGGACTCGAGAGTCCCAGATTCACCTGGCGCGAGGGTAACGCTGTTCGTGAGGCCGTACACGGTGCCGGTCCTGGTGTAGGGGTTGCGTGTGGCATCGACGAGGGTGTCGTCGGGGGTGAGTGTGATGGTCTCGGTGCCGAGGTTGCGGACCTTGAACGTGTAGAAGGCGTACTGCACTTCGCTCGCTTCGACGAAGCCTCGGTTTTGTGCAGACTTTTGGCTCATGGCGCGGAATGCGTCGGGGCCGGTGAGGAACGCACTGAGGGTAACTTCGATGGGGGTGTCGGTACCGTCGGTGGTTTTGACGACGACGGGCGTGTTCAGACCTGCGGGAGCGTTGAAGGTGCCATCTCCAACTCGGGGGAGCGCGCTCGTATCAGGCAGGGATCCGTCTTGTCCTGCACTGGTGAGGGCGTGTGCGCCGATCCAGTTGGGCTCGGTGTAGTAGTTATCCGCGTATTTGCGGCTGGTTTTGGCTTCTTCGGTGTCTTCGTCGCGCGTGGTGGCGGTAGTATGCTCGGGATCGAGAGCGTCTACGGCGAGTTCGCTGAATGTGTCTTGGAGCTTGTGGAAGCTGTCGGACGCGAACAGGGTGTCATCCATATACACGTCCTCAGCGCTGGAGAGTCGGCAGGAGGAGCCGAGGCCGGTGCCGGTGCAGTCCATGACGGGAGGGCGGCTGACGGTGGTCGTGGGGAGGTTGGCGGCGTTGGCTGCAATGTAGCTGGCGAACGCATCCGTGACTTTACGGCTGAACTCCACGTCGCTGATCGACGTGAGCTTCGCTTTGGCGAGCGCGTCCTTCACGCCGGTCTTGTCGAGGGTGACTGCCCCGTAGTCTACGAGCTGGAAGTCCACGTTCTCACCGTTGTTGAGCGTCGAGGGGGCGGTGGTGGGTTTCCAGGTGAAGGGGTTGCGGTGGGGCTGGCCTGTCCAAGTGAGCTGCCCAGTTTCAGGAAGCTGGTAGGTGACGGTGGCGAGGATGGCTCGCACGGCGTTGGTGCGTGCTTCGTTACCGTTGAGGTAGTCGTACTCCCGCGCCACCCAGGACTGCTCGATGACCGAGTTGAGTCCGTCGGTGTCGAAGTCGTGGAGGGCCGTCATGTAGGGCACGAACGTGGAGGTGCCTTTAGCGGCCTCGGGGAGGCTCTTCGCCGGCGGGACAATGACCCCGAAGTAGGTGCCGATCAGTGCGACGGGCACTAGGGCGATGAGGGAGCGCTTGAGGAGCTTCTTCTTTCCGCGCTTCTTCTTGGCTGACGTTGCAGGTGTAGCGGGTGACCCCCACGAGTCCCAGGCCTCGCCTTGCGCGGGCACGTTGTTCTGCATGGGGGTGGTGGGGATGTTGGTGTCCCAAGAAGCCATGTCTTTTCCTTACCCGAATATGTTGCTGAAGAAGGTATCTGCGTTCGCCGTGTCTTCCGGCTCTGGTTCCGGCTCTGGCTCGTCTGCCCTGTGGGGCGATGGAGTGTCGTCGATGCGGGGGGCGAAGTCGTCCTCGTTGTCACCCGTGGGGAACACCCAAGGGCTCACAGCGTTAGAACCAGTTGTTTCCACCTGAACCTGTTGGGGTTCTTGGGGTTTTTGCTGGGTTCTGAGCAGTTCTCGGACGAGGGATTCAAGCTCGTCCATACGGTCGTCCTTCTTGGGCTGTGCCTGTGGGGCCTGAACGACGACCTGCGGTTGTACGGGCGCAACCTGCTCGAAGTAGCTTATCCCCTGCTGTGTGCGCATGGTGAGTGAGTCAAGCATGAACTGGAGGCGGTCGTTCTCCCGCTGCGCTTCATCCAGGGCTGTTTGGAGCTGAGCGCGCTCGAAGTCTTCCTCGTAGCCGAGCATGACGTTGACGATGCGTCGCACTTCCTCATTGTCGCGGTAAGCGGTCAGTAGGGTGATGACGAGGGGGGATGCCTGCCGTTGCTGAGCGAACGGGCGGATCACGTCGTCGTAGATGTCCTGCGGGAGGCCCTTGACGACCAGTGTGTGTTTACTCGATGACATCGGTCAGCCTATCTCCCTCGCGGACAACGTTCGTAGCAACTGATCTGGCGATGAACTGGATCAACTGCTGCGCCTGCCCAGCTGTTGAGGGTTTGTAGATGAGGGCTCGAGGCTGAGGGTTCAGGCCTCCGAGGTTGATGAGGGTCGCTCGTAGCGACTGGATGATTCCGTCGATGATGACGGTGGGGAGCTTGTGGGCTGCGAACGCCATGTAGAGGACGCGCGCGACCATGCTGTTGGCGGGTGGGCCGACGAGGATGATCTGCTTGCCGTCGTGGGCGACCTGTGCGAGGCGAGCTGCCCAGTCCACGAGCAGATAGGAGAGGTCGTTCATGTAGGAGCGCGCTCCCATGGTGATGAAGCTGACCTGGTTGACACTGGTGTCCGTGTAGGGGACCGGGCCGGTGCCTTTGGTGAGCCATGTGCGCCCATCGGTCACATCGTTGGTGCCGAAGCGGTAGTCGATGAGGCTGTCCACGTTCAGGTCGATGATGCAGACGGGACCGTTGTAGGCGAGTTCTGCGGCGTACTTCTGGATGAGCTTGTACGTCGTTTGGACGGCTCCCCCGGTGCCGGGGAAGAGCACGTGTAGGCTCTTGACGACCGTCGGTGAGAGTGTGGCGACCGTCGGCAGGCTCAGCGTCAGGATGGAGTCTGCGTTGGAGAATGCGTCAAGGCGCGCGAACGGGGATCGCTCAAAAGCTGCGAGCCGTTTGCGGAGTTCCACGTCACTGCCGCCGTGCATGACCTGCTTTTCGAGTTCGGCCTTTTCTCGGGCGAGGCGCGTCGCGTCGGCTTCGAGCGCGGCAATGCGGTCACTCTCTGACGCTCGAGTGTTCAGGAGAGCTTCCTGTTCCGCGAGCTTCTGGTTCGCTGCGTCGAGGTCGGCTTGCAGTCGCGCCACGTCGGCATTGGGGGACGTGACGGCAGGCGCGACAGTTGAGGTGGCCAGTTGGGGAGTCACCGTGTTAGCTCCTTGAGCGGCGGCAAACGTGGCGAGCACCTGCATGAAGGCTGTGGGATCTAGCGGCTGTTCTCCCGTGGGAGCGTCGAGCTTCGCTCCTCGAGCATTCAGAGCTTCAGCGAGGCGCGCGTCAGTTGAGTAGGGGATGTACTTGTCGGTGCTCACGATGCTGGGTGCGATGCGACCACTATCCGCGTACCCGTCAGGGACGATGAAGGCCACCACGTCATTGCGCGTGGCGCTCCTGTGCGACTGGAGCTTGAGGCTGGTGGCTGACACTTCCGACAGTTCGACAACATCCTCAGCCCCGTAAATCTGCGCGAAGCCCTCGCGTGCGAGTTTCACCGCGGAGGCGGGGAGGCCGTAGTAGTAGGCCTTGAACATGCTGGGCTCCTTCCTATGTGGTGGGGCCTCCGCGCCCCTACCTGTTCGACTGGGTGAGCAGGGGGCCAGTGAACCGTGGGGGCGCGGAGGGGCTTGTGGGATTACTTCTTCGCGTTCTTGTCGGCGAATCGCGCGAAGTTGATGGCACCTTCAATGTTGAGGGTGCGCAGGTTGACGCCCTCCTTGATGGGGAGGAGTTCGATGTCGGGGGCGAAGGAGCGGACCTGACGTACAACCGACTCAGCGATGGGTTCCATCTCTTCTGCCCTGTCGAGAGAGGGGTCTGTCTGTTCCGTCTTGATCGCGCCGCCGCCTATGACGAGGAGGTAGGCGAACTCATCGGGCGCGAAGCGGTTGGCTTCGAAGGTGTTTCGCAGGTTGGCCGTGATAGTGCCTGCAACCTCGTTGCGGGCGGCGTTGACCTGGCGGGACACGTCCTTGCGCTTCACGCCTGAACGGATGGTGCCGGTGAGGACCGCTTCTGTGGCGGCTTCACGGGAGAGTGCGCGACCGTGTTCCTGGTGCACGTACTTGGCGACCAGGGAGGCAATGGTGTTGCCGCCAACGGGGTAGGAAGCGGACGCGGACGTAATGGGGTTGAGGTTCTTGATGAACGTCACGTCGGCAGTGCCGGCCCCGAGGTCGAGGACAATGATCGGCTCGTTTACACAGTCTGCATAGTCGGCGACTGTGCCCATCGCAGGAGTGAAGACGGTGGCACTGAAGCCTGCCAGACCCTCCGCGAGGACGGACACGTCGCCCACCTTGATCGGGATGCTGACACGCTCAGGAGCGATGACCTCCACGCTCTTCGAGAGCGTGAAGATCTTCTTGAAGGTCTCTCCCTTTCCGGTCTCGCTGGGCGGGGCGAGGAGAGTCACGTCCCAGGTGATCTCCAGAGACTCCGGCTTCTTACGCAGGAGCTTCGCAACGAGTTCACGCCCGACGAAGACGGCGTAGTGGAAGCTCCACAGTGTCGTCTCGGACTGTGCCTTCGTCGCAATGGCAGAACTGGGGCGTGTTGCCGACATGGCGAACTCTCGGTCAGCGAGAGGCCCTGCGGCGTACAGGTGAGTTGGTTCACCAGCTGCGAGGCCCTGGGGTGCCCGGAAGATGATCGAGCGGAGCTCGTTGGGCTTGCCATTCACCTCGTCGGCGACGTACTGCTCTGGGATTACGTAATCGTCCCCGATGGCCGCGAAGGCGTTGGGGAGGATCGTGATGGGGCTGGCCTTGCCGTTCACGAGGACAGCAACTCGGGTTTCCGAGTTGCCGAAGTCGATAACCAGGCGCGCCTGCACCTTGGTCTTGGTCTGCTCACTCACTGCGCTGCCTTTCTGTCGGTTTTTCTGCGCTGTTTGCATCATTTTATCGGTAAATGGCCTGTCTGTGTGTTTAGGCGCGTCTGTGTCGTTGATTAGCGACGTTCGCTTCGAGAGCTCGGGCGTTGACTGTGGCGTTGCTGAGTCCCGGCATGAGGAGTTCTCGGGTGAGGGTTCCTTTCTCCCACCCTTCTTGGATGCGGGCTATCTGAGTGCCGGAGTACTGGAAGCTACCGTCCTCGTTCTGGGAGGAGAGCTGCTGCATGAGGCCGGGAACCGTGTCGGGGATGCGTGTGGCGTACATGTCGGCGAGTGCTTCGAGGGTGTCGGCCTGGCTGTTCCTCGTGAGGGGCAGGTCGGCGAGGATTGGTGCCCGGCTGATCTGGTGGAGTTGTTCCTCGTTGAGGCCTGCGCGCGCGAGGCTGGGGCGCGCGAGGCTGAGGAGGGAGCGTAGGGCCGTGTCGGAGGAGATGCCCGCGTTGAGGTAGGGCTTGATGTCCATGCCTTGTGCGAGGGCGCTCTCGTAGAGGGAGAGCTGGGTTTCGCGCATGTACCGGAAGTCGCATCCTGTGGTGGGGTATCCGCGCGCTGTCCATTCGAGTACTGCTGCGAGGACGGGAACAGTGAGGCCCATCTTGAGGAAGGGCCTGAAGCTGTTGAGGTTGCCCTGGTTGTGGGCGTGGTTGCGGACGATACGCAGGATGGGGGCGGGGAGTACGAAGAATGGCTCGGGGATGGTTTCGAGCATGGCGAGCCGGATCTGGTGGAGGTCGTCGGGATCTCGGTCGATGTAGGGCATGATCGGGGTGCCGTCGAAGATGGCGCTGCGTACCTCGTCGAGGATGTCGAGGGGGTAGCCGGTGAGGATTGCTCGGTAGTTCTCGAGCGTGAGTTCTTTGCCTGCATACTTCACTGGTCGGTGCCTTTCGTCGTGGTGGTGAGCGCTGCGCGTCGCTGGGCTGTGGCGTGCACGAGTTCGTCGAGCACATGAGGGTAGAGGCTGCACATCCAGGAGCGGTTGGTGCTCCACCCGTCGGTGGGATGGTGGAGTGCTGTGGGGATGCGGGCGGCGTTGAGGCTTTCGAGGTAGGAGGTGACTGCGGCGTGAGGGCTGAGGTCTTTGTAGTGGAGGCGCGCTGTGGGTGGCATGTTGGCCCACGTGTAGGAGCCGTCGTGCTGCTGCTGGAGTTGCTGTGCGGTTACGTCGAGGATGAGTGCGTCGTAGGCCAGGCCTCGGGTGGCTTCAGCGGCGCGGGTGCCATTGCTCGAGCGGGGGCTGGTGATGGCGACGGCGAGGACATGTCCGTCGTCGTAGTGGAGGGCGTATTCGTCCTTCTTGATGGTGCGGGCCCCTTCTCGGTTGTAGATGGGCAGGGGGATGGTGGCGAGGCGCGCGAGAGTGTGCAGGCGAGCGAAAGACGGGTGGGCGCACAGGTCGATGCGGGCCGTTCGTTCGACGGTTGCTCCGGCGCGTCGGCACGTGGAGTAGGCGACGTGGCCGCGGTGTGGGGCGTGGACCGTCGTGTATGGGGTGGAGCTGATGAGCTCTCGGAGGTTCATTCGTCGTTGTCCTCAGTGGCTAGGTGTCGTGTCGCTTCGAGCTGTACTCGTTGCGCGAGGTCGGGTGGGGGGAGTTCGCCGTGCGTGTCCCAGGCTGGCGGTTGTCCGTTGAGGGCTTCGGCGTTCTCGAGCTTGAAGCGTTCACGGTCGAAGTCGATGCCGCGCTGGGAGAGCGCCCAGTAGGCGAGGTCTACCTCGGACAGGATAGTGGGCGTGAGCTGTCCATCGCGGGTGACGACTGTGGGCACGGTGTTGGTCTGGTCGATGGGTTCGATCATGTACGGCTCTTGGTAGCCGAGGTAGCCGACGGCGCAGTCGGCGAGATGGTAGGAGGCATCGTGGGGTTGGGGCGGGGCGATGAGGTCTGTGTACTTCCACCTGTCGGCGAGGGGGATGTTGCACAGGTCGGTGATGGAGTCTTCGATGGTGCCGTTGATCGGCCAGGCCTGTAGGTCCAGCTGGTCGCTGGTGGCGGGGTCGTTGCGGACAACGGCGAGGGTGCAGCCAGTGAGGCGCGGGTAGGAGCCTGCCGTTGAGGCGGTGGAGAGGCGCGAGTGGACGACGACGACGCTGCCGGTGGTGAACCAGGCGGCGGCGCGTTTCTCTTCGACGGTGGCCGGGCGGAACGTGTCGAGCTCGCGGGTGACTCCCTGCCAGAGCACATAGTCGATGTCCCTGTAGGTCGCGTTCGTCGTGTCGATGTCGATGTCGGGGTTGTTGAGCTGCCAGAGGAGGAGCGCGAGCGGCTGGAAGATGCGTCGGTTCTTCACGTGCGCGACCGGGGGCGTGATGAGCGCTCGCGGGGTGGGGGTGGTGCGGGCCCAGTGGGCGAGGCCGCTCATGTAGGCGGTGACAGTCTGTGCGTCGGTGAGCTTCGGCTCCGTGGAGACGGTGACGGTCGTCGTGTCTCCCTCACGGGTGAGGGTGGCGCGCTTGTGGGGGCGCTTCTCAGTGTGGAGTAGGGTCTCCCACTGCTGTTTGTAGGGGAGTGCTTGTCGGGCTTGGGTCTGCGGGTTCATCATCGGCGGGCCTCATTTCGGAGCTTCTGGGCAAACATGTACTGGTCGTTCGAGTTGCCGCCGGTGCCGGTGATGAGTGCTGCGACGTAGGCGAGAGTTCCCGCGTCGAGGGCGTGGAGTTCGTCGTGGATGCGAGCCTTCGAGAACTGCATGACGTAGGCGAGGGTCTGCTGGAGCAGCTCGATGTCTGGCGAGGCCGTGGAAGTCGTGCCATTGGTCGCTGCTTTGAGTTGGGCGATGAACTCGGAGTCGAAGTAGTCCTCGAGGCTCCCGGTGCCGGTGTCGCGGGCGACGGCGCGGTCGAGGGTGCGGGCGGCGGCTGCGAGAGAATCGGGGGTGTCGGTGGTGATGAGGGTGAGGAAGTTCTTCCCGAGGCGAGCTTCGACTTCGCGCAGTCCTTTTTCGACTTCGATGCGCACGGTTGTCTCTTTGCGGTTGAGGTGCTTGCCGATCTCCTCGTAGCTCATGCCTTTATGGGCGAGCGCCCCATCGGGAGTGCCGGGGATACGGAGCCGGATTGCCTGCGGGTAGAGGCGGGTTTGCCGGTAGGACGCTCCCCTGATGTAGACGACGGTGCGGTTGATGAGGGTTTGCGCGTCGGCGGACAGGGTATGCGCGTTTGAGACAAGCCTCGTTAGTTGCGTGTAGAACCTCGCCACGATGCTCTCCTTCTGACCACTGATTGAGGGGGTGATCGTTGATGTGGGAAAAACCATCGTTTTTTGTCCACGCGCTTTTGCTGGCGGCGTTTTGGGCCTCCTGGAGGGGTTCACCGCCGGTTTGGAGGTGCGCGTGGACTCAAAATGATGTCTGAAACCATCATTTCACGATCAACATTTTTCATCACTTTGAGCGGTCGGAGGGTCGCAGATTGAGATGCGGGTCGGGCGTTGGGGACGCGGTAGAGGTGGCTAGAGGGGGTTGTTGGCGCGGCGACGCGAGAGTCAGGAATGGGGTGTTTTATCGGGGTTTGTCCAGTTGTGCCACTGCCGGGTGCTTGTCGGTGGGATGTAATCCCCGCCTGTGTGGACCTATAGTTGCGCCGTGTATATCCTCGCTTCTCTCGGTGGGAACTGGCTCTAGTGCTACCTAGATGTCCGCTAGTACACCCCTGAACTATGTCTAGTGCAACCATGATCTAGGCATGGTTAACCTGGATGTCGATAGGTTCAACCTATATCTTCTATATTGCGTGTGGACCTAGCCTCTGGTAGTACCAAGAACTAGCTCTAGTTACACCTGTATCTACGCAGGGTTAACTTGGATGTCGATAGGGTTAACCTGTATCTCGACAGGTACAACCACTATCTATGTTTTCTCGTGCTGATCTAGGCCTAGGTACAACCTCTATCTGCGCAGGTATAACCTCTATCGCTACAGGTACAACCGTTATCTCGGTCAGGTGCAACCTGTATCTTCGATATTGCGTGTGGACCTAGGGGCTAGTAGTACCAAGAACCAGGTAGAGGCAACCCGGATGTCGGGAGGGTCAACCTAGATGTTGGCGGCGGTGTACCTGGATGTGGGTCTAGTGCTACGCGGATGTGGCGCTAGGTGCACTTCCTTCCCTGTGTGAGCATAAGGAGCGGCCCCTCGCTCGTGGTTATGAGCCGAGGGGCCGACTTGTTGGAGTGGAAGGTTCTAGCGTGAGCACTCCGTGGCGTGGGAGTAGATCTTTGCGAGGTCGTCGGGTGCGACGTTGGCGAGCGAGTGGGTGTCTTGGATCTGGGAGATGGCTACGGGGTCGAGGTCGCTCCATGATTTCTCAACCATGCACTGTGTGGTGGTGGCCGTGTACTCGCCGAGGCCAACGATGCCCTCGGGCACGTAGGAGCTGGTCCACGGGTGCCAGAGGGTCACGAGGTAGATGACGGCGGCTGCTAGGAGGATGGAGAGGATCGACTGGACGATGCCGCGGGTTTTGTGCGCCATGCGGAATGGCGTGAAGATGCTGAACACGGCTGGGGCCTTTCAGTTGTTGCGCACGGTGTAGCGCAGTGGGTGGCGGTCGTGGATGAGGACGGGGCGGGCGAGTGCTTCCTTGAGGCGCTGGTGTGCGTTGTTGAGTTCTTGGAAGGCGTGGGGGTCGCCGCCCCTGTCGGGGTGGAGGGTGCGAGCTCGGGCGCGGAACGCTCGGTTGAGGTCGGCGAGGGTCGCGGTGGAGGTCACGCCGAGGAGCTTGAGGTCGTGGGGGTTAGGGCGGGGGGTCATGCTTGTTCCTTGTTCTTCATCTGCTGGCGGTAGTTGGCGATGCCGCCGCCGATCATGGAGGCGAGGCTGCGCACGCCCCTGGATGCGACGTTGGCGGCTCCCATGGCGAGGGTGCCGGTGAGGCCTGCGGTGATGCGCCAGGTCTTGCTCAGGCCTCCGAGGTCGGTGCGCTGCCAGGTCTTGCGCGTGTAGTCGCTGGCGTTGCGTTGGCCTGTGGAGAGGATGTGCGTGGCGGCGGACATGGCGCGCTGCATTTCGTCGTAGCGTCGCACGCCTGATGGTGTGCCGTTGATGGTGCTCCAGGTCTGGCGGTCGAACTCTTCGCCTTCGATGCTGATGTGCTGGAGGAGCGGCATGTCAGCGAAGAGCTGGGAGATTGACGAGTCGGGCTTGTACCCGAGGTCGGGGCAGACGTAGGAGCAATAGAAGTCCCAGGAGTCGAAGGACAGTCGGCGCAGGTTGGGCATCTCCCGTAGGACGGTCCAGTTCATGATGGGCGCGATGTTGGAGGAGCGGATCGCGTCGGTCATGTACGGGGGGATGACTTGGTTGTTGCGCCAGTCGTCGGTTACCTGGGTGCGGTAGGCGACTCCGTTCATGATGATGGTTTCGCCGACGACTCCGACGCGCTTGACGCGAGCCCAGGTGCCGGCCCATTCGTTCATGTCGGCGTAGAGCGCTGCTTGCACTGCGTCGGGGGTCATCTCTGTGGGGGTGATGGTGCGGGGGGTGCTGGTGTTGAACTCGTAGCCGCCGCCGGTGGTGGGTCGCACGGGGCTGGTGGAGTAGTCCCATGTGGGGGCGGGCGCGTCGGGTTCGTCGGGCATGGCCATGCGGTCGGCGTTGGGGTCGGTGGTGTCGTCCATGTCGGGGACGGTGGGGGCCGGGGGCATGGGTGGCGGTGGGGGGACAGGTGGGATTGGCGCAGTGGGTGTGGCGACGGTCGGGGGTTGGGGGATCGCTGTGTGCGCGTCTTGGGTGTCGCTGGCGGCGCGCTCGGCGGCTGGCTTATCGTCGTCGCCGGTGAGGCCGCTCATGTCCCACTCTTCTGCGTCGCTGCCCGCGAGCGCGAAGCCGCTGTTGGTGTCTTCTGACTCGAAGGCCTGGGGGTAGACGTGACGGAATAGGGTGACGGACTGGGGATCGTACTCGTAGCCCTGGAAGACGTTGTAGATGTCCTCGACGGAGGCGATCCACTGCGGGCGCAGGTCGGACACCCATTCTTGCCAGGTGCCCTCGTAGCCGAGTTTGCGGACGGTGAGGTTCGCTGCGTCGGAGAGCTTCTGGAGTGTGGCCGCGGCTTGCTCGCGGGTGACTCCGGCTTTCGCGAGGTAGCCCTCAAAGCCGAGGGAGGGGTCGAGCTCGCCGGTGTCGGTGGACACGTCGCGTCGGACGGCTTCTACGTCCACGCCTGCACTCTTCATGTAGGAGATGGAGTTGTTCCAGCAGTAGCCGTCTTCACTGCCGTCGGCGAACAGGAGGCCGGGGCGCAGGTAGGTGGCGGTGCGCGCGACGGATTCGTCGCCGTTCATGATCTTGTGGATGTTATCGCCGCTGAATCCGGGGAGGTAGGCGAAGCATCGCATGGTGGAGGACAGCTTGTCGGAGGCGTAGGAGCCGGGGGTGAGCTGGTTCAGGTAGTTGCGTCCAGGGTGATGGCCGATGAGCACGTCGGTCTTGCCGATGGAGGCGTAGCTGTAGATGAAGTTGTCAGCCTCCTTGAAGGGGATCGAGATGTTCTTCGTGCTGGCGTTGAGCGGTTTGCCTGCGGGGAAGAACTGGCCGATGTCAGTGACGGGGTTGACGGGATCCTGGCCGATCATGAAAACGCGGGAGCGTTTGGCTTCGGCGTTGTTGAAGCCTGCGTTGCGTAGCTGGGATAGTTTCTCGAAGGAGCGGCGCATCATGAAGTACATGCTGGTAAACCACAGTTCGCCGGGGTTCACTTCCTGCTTGGGCTTCTTCTTGTCGTCGAAGTCGGACTGCTCCCACGCGACCCACTCGGACTCGTAGTTCGTGTAGCACATGTGGCCTTGCATGTTGGACTGGAAGAACGTCTGGATCTGCTGGTTCGTGTTACTGATTTCATCGAACACGATGCAAATACCGTCTTTTCCGCCTAGTTGTTCAGCGATTTCGGGGCTGATTGTGCGGGCTGCGAGCATTCCGAGCGCGAGGATCATGTATCGCAGGTAGACGACGGTGCCGAGGGTGCCCGTGTAGCCGGGGGCCCACGCGAGGTTGTTCTTGTTCAGGTACTCGGGGATGTGGGCGCGGGCTTCGAGCTCGGCGACCTTTGCTGCCGTGTACTGCATGAACATGTCCGTACCCTCTTCGGGGTTGCTGGCGATGTTCGAGCCGTTGATGACGAAAGCGTCGGGGTTGATCGACAGGAGAAGAGAGGCCATGTCGGGCTTGTTGTCGCCCAGGCCCGGCGCGATGCCGGCGATGAGGTGCATTGCAAGGATCGTCTGCGTGGTCAGGCCCTTACCGGATCGGGAGCCCGCGAAGATGCCGTGGCTGGTGTGATCGTTGAACTGCCTGATCTCCTTGCCGGTGGTCACTACGTCATCATCGAGGCCGATGCCGAGGATCATGTTGCTGGCGCTGGGCTTGCGTCCCTGGCGTTGCATCGCGTCGAGGATCTTGCCTGCCCACACGGGTGAGGCGTTGGCGAGTACCTTGTCCATGTCGTGCCGGAACTCCCAGAAGATCCCCTCGTTGATGGGGTCGTAGTTCTGGGCTGTTGTGCCGCCTGCGAAGCCGAGGGCTTCGACGATGGCGCGCTCGACGATGTTCTCGCTGAAGCCTTCGTAGGGGGTGAGGACTCGGACCTTGACCTTGACGGGGATGTTGCTCGGGGAGTTGTCGTAGGCGGAGACGAGGACGCACGTCGTCATGGCCTTGTAGATGCTCTCGAGCGCGCCGACGACCTTGGTCATCATGGAGGGGTCGTGGTAGGCGAGGCCGTTGTCGGCTTCGCTCTTGAGGAGGGCGCGGACGACGGCGGTGAGCATGGCTTGCAGGCTCTTCTTGACTTCGCGTTCGCGGTAGGTGTCCCAGGAGGATGCGTCGCTGTGGCGGGGGTAGAGGTCTTGCGCGCCGTCGTTGGACTCTCGTCCAAAGGCATACTCGAGCATCTTGTAGGGGAAGTAGAAGCGTGTGCCGTTGGGGTAGGTGTTGCCCTGGCGGTCCTTCCCGTTAATCAGGATCTCGGCGATCTCGTTGATGTTTCTCGTCGGCATGGGGGTCAAGTGCTGCGCTGCTTGGATCTGTTCCCAGAGGCGCAGGAGGACGAGGTTGTGGGTGCGCTGGTAGGCGCGTCCGTCGGAGGAGAGGGCCATGAGTCGGCCTTGGCCTTCTTCGTCGCAGGTGAGGACACCGGCGGGCTGGAGGACGCTGTAGCCGGACTTGAAGATGCGGTCGTACTCGTCGAGGATGCTTTCGGCGCGGGCGACGATCTGGCCTTGGTAGAAGGTCATGGCCTCTTCGGGCACGTTGTCGCCGGCGGTTTCACCATTGAGGGCTGCGAGTACCTTGTCGATGGTGATGTCGCGGGTGATCTTCTCGAAGCCCAGGTTCGTGCGCGCATCCTGGGGGAGGGAGGCGAGGTAGAGGGCGGCTGAGCGTTCGTCGCTGGCTGCGTCAAGGAGGATGCCGCGGCTTTGAGAGTTGACCTTGGAGGCGAGTGCCTTGTGGTTGGCGAGGGTTGGCCACCATCCTGGCTGCGTGTCGAGGTCGGTGAGGTCGCGACACTGGGAGGCCATCGCCGCCGTGTAGGGCTCGCCTTTTTCGAGGCTGGCTTTGAGAAGGGCCAGGATCTTGGTGTGGTGGGGGCTGGTCTCGAAGTCGTGGAGACGATCAGCGAGGTCGTCGCCGGGGGTGTCCTCGTCGGGCGCGGGGATGCGGGCGGGCGCGTCCGTGTCGGTGTCGTCGCGCATCTGCTCGCGCTTGGGGGCCTTGAGGGAGGACAGGTAGGTCTCGAGGGTACCGCCGATCTGGTCGGAGGCGTAGACGTTGGGGGCGAGCTGGTAGGACTCGACGACCTGCGCGAAGGGGCGCAGTTGCGTGTAGTGGCCGTGTGTGGCGAAGTCGGTGGCCAGAGCGAGGCGCGCGCCTTCGGGTGCGTCGGGGATGAGGGGGCGGGGGTCGCCTTTCGCGCCGGAATGGGCCGACATGTAGGCTTCGCGTTCGAGGCGCAGGCTCCGGGCGATCTGCTCGATGGGGGGCATGATGTCGTCGGGGATCTGGTAGTAGCCGCCAAGGCGCACGCCTTCACTGAACATGCTTTCGACGTTGACTCCCTCGAACATGCTGGCGGGGGCGACGATGGCTTCGAGTGCGCCGAACTGCTTGTGGGAGAGGGCGCGCAGCGGAGACTTCGACGTGGAGGAAGGTTTCGTGGCGGCGCGCGTGAGCTCGCCCTTCGTTTTGCCGTGACGTTCCACGTACACGCCGTCATGGGCGATGATGAGGGTCTTGACCGTGTTGGGGGTCCATGTCCCGTAGTCGGTGCCGTCGCCGTCGGTGATGTAGTGGCCTCCGAGGGCCTTGATGGTGTCGTCGTAGGTAGTCACGAGGACTCTACCTTTCCGTTGTGGTCGCAGGTGTTCAGTGTGTGAGTGTTAGTGCTGGCGGGATGGTGCCCGTAATGCAGGGCACCCCCACCCATCGAGCGCTTGTCTCGCTGGTTGCGTCACCTGGTGGCAATAGGTGGCGTTCTCGGCGAGGGGCGTATCGGGGTGAGGGTGCGGCCTGTGGGGGACTGGGGTCACCAGTCGGAGCCACCTCCAGCGGAAGCGGTAGCGATGTCGCTGCGACCTTCGGCGCGGATTTTGCTGCGCTCGACTGCGCGACCGACCTTGTAGCCGATGAAGGCGGGAACGCCAATGACGGCGATGATGGCGAGGATTGTGAGGGCCAAGTGCATGATGGGTCCTTTGCTTGGTTGGGGTTAGGCTACGACGAGTGCCGCGGCCTTTTCGATGCGGTCGGGGCGGAACCCGCCCCAGGTCTCCAGGATAGCGCCGTCCCCACTGCGGACTGCGACGACAGGCGCTTGGCTGTATCCGAGGCCCTTGATGAGGTTGAGGGAGTCCTCATCCTTGGTGACATCAACGGACTCGTGGCCACGCCCAGCTTCTTGAGCTTCCTGTAGGTCGCGTCGCACTGGGGGCAGCGGGGCTTGGAGTAGACGGTGATCGACATGAGTGGTTCCTTCCTATCCCCACGGTGGGGGCTTGGGTTTGGTCTTCTGGGTTACGAGTATCCATCGTGGGGAGCGTCATGAGTGTAGCGGCGCACCCAAGGGTGGACATGTGCCCATCATGCCACACAAACTCAGACGTGCACGAACTGGACAGGCCATTCGCAGCGTAAATGTGCGAGATGCCTAGACGTTCTGTGCTGTTAGGCGCAGATATGTTGCCTCAGAGGTGAGGGGGTAGTCCAAGTTTTGGATGACGTTCACCACCCAAGCAGGTCACTTTTTCGGGGGGGGGTAGTCCAAGTTTGAGACGACCCCGTAGTCCAAGTTCTGGACGTAAACGTATATAGAAACCATTGAAGATAAAGAACTACCCCCTCTAGTCCCCCAAGCCGTTCACGCGAGGCTGTCCAAAGCGCATGGCTGGTTGAGCAGGCGCGCGCTTCGCGCACGCGAGCGAGAGACACACGTAGTTGAATTGCACACAAAGGGAGGTGTGTGTAGACTGACGATCACCAGAAAGGAAGGAGCAACATGCTTACCACCGACCCCGTTATCCAGGCAGGCGTACTCGCCACACGCGAGTGCATGATCCCCGGAAGAGCCCGAATCAAGCACTCTGTCCAGTGCTTCCTCCGAGAGCTCATGAGGGAATGGCCTACTGACGAAAGCGAAGATCTCCTCTTCAGCATCACCGCCGCCTCTAAGCGCGTTGGCCTCGACCGCTCCGTCCTGTATGTCGGACGGCGCAACCTCGTCGCTGACGACGCGATACGTTTCCGCCAGCGCGAAGACGGCGGCATCGTCTACTACGTGGACTGGGCCAAGATCGTCAACGCTTACGGTATGAAGCGTCTTGGCGTTCAGGCTCACGGCGAGTCTCACTCGTTCGAGTCTGCGGGGTGTCCCAAGGAGCCTTGCACCCCGGAGCCGGACCCGAAACAGCACAAGCGCTCATCCAAGAAGGGAGAATGAGCGATGTCTAGCTTCGAAGAGTGCAACGCGCAGCTCGCAGCACCCAAGCGCACGGGGGAAGATAGCCCCCTGTACGGTCTGGGAGCTGTGTCCCACCCGGCCATCGCAGTCATCCATTTCGACCCGCTGCTGGAGCACAAGCTCACGCGCAAAGAGAGGGCCTTCATGGTCTGGTTCTTCACGCGCTGGAACGATCCCTACGTTGAGTACGACGTTGAGGGGATCATGAAGCTGACAAACATGAAGCGCGATGAAGTGCACATGACTCTCTACAACCTGTGCGCGCGCGACATCATCCGCATGAAGGCCATGCAGCGGAAGGATGACGAGACAAAGGTTGCGGTCTTCCTGTACTTCGAGCCCTCCCACCTTTTCGTGCCCGAAGCTGTGAACCTGGCTGGCTGCTTCAATGGGTGTGTCCACTCGTTCTCCGAGTGGGTTGACCCCGCACGACCAGTCACCCTCGAAGAGATCGAAGCGTCACTGCCTACCTACGAGTGGATCGATCCGCGCAACATGAAGTGGCTTCAAGCCCAGCGCGAGAAGGGGAGCAACCAGACCCGAACGCAGAAACGTCTTGCTTTCGAGGCTCAGGCCAAGAAGGACGAAGCCGGGGCGGAAACCCGGACGCAGAAGTAAAAGCAAGAGGGGGAACCCCTTGAGGCTCCCCCTCTCTCATAGAAAGATAGCTATATTGTATCAGCTTTTTGACGGAATGCACGTGTCTGCACTCCACGCTGCCGTCAACTTCCGCAAGCACCTCAAGGTGGACCTGAGTCGCAGGGAAGTTCTGACACTCATGGCGCTGTTCACCTTCTGGCAGTGCAAGATCATCAGCCCCTCCTACAACCTCCTCCTCGAGCGGTGTGTTGGCGCAAAGCGCTCCACGATGTTCACCGCCATGAAGTCCCTCGAGGACCGAGGCCTCCTCATTCGACGCTCGTTCCTGGATCGCAAGGACGGGTCGCGCCACGTCGTGTTCTTCCTGGACCTCCCTGGGATCTTCACCGACGAATGCTGCGCGCAGCTCGACTCCGATCCCAAGTCGCCGATCACGACCCGTCACACCATCGAAGTGGGGCGAACTGCCAGCACTGAGGAAATCCTCGCCATGGTCACGTTCGCTGACGTGTCCCAGTGGCAGGAAATCGACTGCAAGCTGACACGTAGGAAGCTGCCACTAGGTAACTTCGACGACCTAAGCGGCTTCCTCCTGCCCTGCCCGGACAACTTTCCTGTGCACGAAGAGGAAGAGCCAAAGCCGGAGCTGTGCGTCGCAGTCAGCGACAACCAAGGCGATCTCTTCGACATGCTGCACGAAGCGAAGACACAGGAAACCAGCAACAAGGCCGCGGCAACGCATGGCACGGAAGACCAAGGCGCATATGGCACGTTGTGGCCTACTGCCGCCACCATCCCTGGCGGCTCAGTGTGGACCCCTGCCGACGTGGAGGACACGTCCACGGTGCCCGCTACTCCAGCAGCGGGAGAGAGCGTCCAGGAGCGCGCTGAGCGCATCATCCGCGACCATCCTGGCGACGACATGATCGATGCTGAGATCATCGACGTGGAGATCGTCGAAGACGAAACCCCCTCGGACGCGCTGATCGACGTTCCCGCGTCCCAGGAGCTCGCCATCGCCACCCCTGCGGTGCCCGTGAAGGCCAAGAAGCAGACCGGCTACACCGATGACTTTGAGAACTTCTGGCGCACCTACCCGCGCCGCATCGAGAAGAAGTCCGCCTTCAAGGCATGGAAGACTGCGCTCAAGAGCGGAGCAACCGCCGACGAGATCACCGCAGGCGCAGCCCGCTACGCCAAGTACCGCGCAGGCGAACCCGAGCGCTTCACAAAGCACCCCTCGACCTGGCTCAACCAGGGATGCTGGGAGGACGAGTACTCGACCGCCGGCATCGGCTACGGATACAACGGCGGCAACGGCACTGGCCTCGTTGCTCGCACACCAGAGGAGGCCGAATACCTCCGCCAGCTCGACAACTCCTGCTCGGAGATGTTCTACCGCAGCCTCGGCTTCAACAGCGCTGAGGAATACGTTGAGTACCAGCGAGGAATCGCCGAACTCAACGCCCGAGAAGCCGAAGCTGCATACGCCGAAGCCGCAGCCCGACGCATCGCTTTCTGACCCCGAAAAGAGCCTCCAATGCCGAACTTCTCATACGACACGCTCGCGAAACTCATGAAGCGAGCCATCGACACCAACCAGCTGGCCTCGAAACCGAACAGCCCCCAGGAGTTCCCCCAATTCGTCGCATCCTGGGCGGAACTCATCCTCCCCTGCGCCACAGACAAGAACCTCCAGGAAGCCTTCGCAGCAGTGGTCGGAGGCCAGTACGGCCCCTACAAGATCAGCGTGGCAGCACTCAACCAAGCTATCCGCGAAGCCCGCTCGAAGCGCGTGAGAGACTGGCTAGAGCGCTCGCGCATCGCCATTGACTTCCAGCCGCCCTACGAGCGGGAACTCCTCTACGAGAAGGTCTTCTACGACTGCATCGCCGGCGGTGGCAGCGACACAGCAGCCGACCAATATGGCAGGCAGGCACTCGAGCGCGCCAACGAGTACTTCGCAACAAACAGCAAGATCACCTGGCGCGACATCCTTGACCAGACAGAAGCGAGCCTGAAAGCAGGCTCATTCCGCCGCCCCGAACTCGCCCTCCCATCAAGCCGCACAAAGGACAACTACCTCGTCTCCGCGCGCGACATCGTGACCATGATCCCCGAAGCGGGACAGAAGCGACAGCTGACAGCAGGCACCCAGACCGCCAGCAATGAGCCTGTGGAACGTCCTCGTGCCGTCCAGGCAGCTATCGAAGCAGCCCGACGCAAGATGAGCCTCCATGCAGCAGAAGAACGCCGCAAGCAGGAACGCCTGCGCCAGAACCTTGACGGACGCTTCCAGCGCCTTACAGGCATCGACCCCACCACCATCGAACCACAACGATAAGAAATCGCACACCATGAACTCCCAGATCGCCCTCCTCAACATCACCTTTGGAATGCTTGTATGCCTAGTGTGGCATCCCCTGCTCGCATCTCCCTCCTTGTGGAGGAAACGCAAGAATCTGAGCGAAGAACAACGCGCTAGACTGTATTTCACGCGAGCGCTGGCCATTATCGCCGTACTCGGTCTAGCCCACATGTTGAGTGTAGTAACCCTAGGGTGGTCATCTGCGCATGAGCTGCTGTCGGCTAAAAGCTACACGCTTCTCATTACTGCGGCGGGCATTTCCTCGTGCATTGTTGGATCATGGATGCTCCTAATTCAACGGAAGCGCGAAACCCCCGAATATGACGGGCGATCCTTTATCGCCATTGGGCTGTTCATCCTCGTCACAAACTTCCTCATCTCCTGACACGCCCCCGGAAGGACCAACATGAACACCCAGGAAATCACGCTGGACCACAACAGCGACGACGGCCTCTACACGAAACTCCTACGAGGCCGCTACGTTACCAGCGTCGAAGGCAGCATCATCACTCTCGACGACGGGACAGAACTCCACATCTACGGCAACGAAGGATGCGGCGGCTGCTCGAGCGGCTGGTACTGGCTCGAAGAAACCTTCAAGCGCGGCAACCGCAAGGCCCGTATCATGAGCGCCTACGTAGCCTACAGTGAGGACAGGACAGAAGACGAACCTGCCAGATCCGTCTACACGATCTTCGTGCTGGTGGACGGCAACCCCACCCAGCTTCCCCTCGCGACCGTGCGGGGCACCGACGGCAACGGCTACTACGGCACCGGCTTCACGCTCACCGCCACCATCCAAAAGCCCCCGACAGTGACCGCCACGGTCACGTCACGGGACATCATCAACGCGCTCGTGGACGGGCAAACACCCTCTGATGTCCCTGACATCCGCAACCGTGAAGACCTCCTCAACGCCGTCGTCTACACGCTCCAGCAGACGCGGGGCTTCGACTCTCCTCTGCGCATCACCGGGCCAGAGGCCCAGCTTTTCCGCAAGCTGGCCTCTATTCAGTACGGAGACCGCGGCCCCTACTATGTGGGCGCATGGTATGGCTTCCACCAAACACTCCTCCTCTGGTTTGCCGACATGGAGGGAGGCCTATCCCTCGTCCTGCGCGACTTATCCAACGGAGCGGAAGGCTACGTGGCGAAACTACGCGACTTTACAGAACGAGTGCGCGCCTCCAAGGAGCCTATCAAGACCTTCGTCACCGGCTACGACTTGAAAGGCGACACAGCCACCGTCAACGGAGTCCGAGTGCCGGCCACCGACTTCCTCCTCTCCGAAGTCTGCGGCTTCCACGGCAATCGCATCGGCTACGAGAGCACTTACATCCATGATTGGATCTTCTTCCGCTACGGCGCGCGCATCATCAAGCACCGTGCAGGCGGACGCGGAGACGTTACAATCACCTCAGACACCCAGAGCGTTTGGGCAGTAAACCCCCAGAAAGGCATCGCATCATGACCAAGAAGACCCGCAGCAAGCACCGCGGCGCGCCACGTCGAGGAACCCCCCTCCGTGGCCTTGCCCGACTCGTCCGCCCACTCACCGCCATCATTGGTGTCGCCAGCGGCATCATGGCATCGTTCGCACTCGCGGACATGAACCGAGCCATCAGCATCAACGACGCTGTACTCGCCTCACACCCCCCGCAGGACGCGACAACCACGATCCCTAACCCGCTCCCCGAGGGCACCATCACCGCTCTCGTCTCCTCCCACGCCGGTAGTGCGGGCTACAGCTCCACCGCCGGAGTCCTCATCGAACCTATCTGGCTCTTCCACCCACGCATGAGCTTCATCCTGGCACTCATCGCAGTCCTCGCGCTCGCATCCTGGATCACCAAACACAGCAGATGGAACACCCTCCCCTTCGTCCGCAAGTTCCACATCGAGGCCCCCAAACCTCGCTGGTGGTGGGAGTTCACCGGCTACGCCGAAGTCTTCCTCCTCGTCAGCCTCACCGCCACCGTGATCTACACGCTCGGCAGATAGCACTCAGCACGACAAAGCGGCCCGGCACCCCACCATGGGGAACGCCGGGCCGCTTTCGTATGCGATCAGTCGCCGATCAGGGAACCATCAGCACCGATACGCGCCGTGAGTTTGTAGGTGTAGCCCCACTTGTACTCCTTTTCCTTGTAGCCGAGGTCGTGAAGCAGCTGCATCCACGACTCGTAGCCGCCCTTGGTGAGAGCGTCACGGAAACGCTCCAGATCATCCTCTGCGAGCTCAGGCGAAACCTCAACACGCTCAACGCTTGGGAGGATGGGCTCTCGCTCACCAAACGCGCCCAGAACATACGGCTCCGCACTGTAGATGACTGTCACTTCATGCTCGCCGGAGTCGAGTCCAAACTCAGACAGACGCTCCTTCAACGTGAACCGCTCGCGAGGCTTCCAGCCCTCGCAACGGTCCAGGCGCTCGCTCAGGTCGCGCACGGCAGCAAGCATCGGACGCGACGCTGCGATGGTCAATGCAGCAAGCTCGAGCGGCACGATGAACCGATCATCTTCCTCTTCGGCGGGCTTGACGTACTCGAACTCTGCGCCACAGCAGTCAAAGCCGATAGGCGCACTGAATCGCCGCTCCTGCGTAGCATCAGGGGTCACGGGAACCCGCAGAACAGCAACAACCTCCTCGCCCTTGTTGTACTTGTCGTCAAAAGTCCACGTGAGGACCAGAACACCACCACGCAAGGCAGCTGAAACGCTGCGAAGAGGTCCAGCGGCAAACGTCACGTCAGACTCCTCGTTGAGATCTACCTCAAAGCACTGAGCGAAGGTCCGCGCAGCGCCCCTGTGAGAATCTGTTGCGATCAAGCAGTCCACAGCGATATGCGCATAGAGCCTAGGGTTCCCTGACTCAATAGCTCGTTCGACATCGTGCTTGAGGAAGTTCTCGAACCAAGTCCGAGCCTTCGCGAAGTCAGGGTGCGCCTTCTCGTAGGCGATGTAGTACTCCTGCTGAGCGGTCTCGAACCTGTCGTGAGCTTCCTTGAGGCTGGCGGGGGTGTAGGTGGACATTGCGGGGCTCCTGACGTTCTGGGTAGTAGGGGGTGTTAGCGGTGGTTGAGTCTCGAGCTTCGAGCTGTCACCCGTCGCCTGTCGGCTTTTGACGCGCGCCGCTTGGAGGAGGGTGCGTAGGTGAACATGAAGACGATGGCGGGGAGTGAACCCAGCACAGGGGCGAGCACTGCAATGAGGGCAATCGAGCTGGCAAGTGACATGTGGGGCCTCCCTTTCTCACATATCCACAGGAGTTGTGAACAAGACTGAGTGTAGCATCCCAAAATGGAGTACGCAAGTAGGGTAGTAGTCCAACATGGGGACGAGAGAAAGCCTCCCGCCCCTACGCGCGCATCTATCGGCCAATCGCTGCCCGATCACCACCAACACGCTGCCGACCAGGAGTTCCCACACCGCTCTGATAGCCGTCCACTTCGCCCCGGCTCACGCCGTTACGGTAGAGCGTCATCCGACTCTTGCTGACACGTTGGTTCGGGAACGCCTCATTGATGCGACGCTCAGCACGCGAAGCCCTCCCCATGGCCACCAGCTCCTTCGACGTTCCCAATGCTCCATCTCTCACAGCTGCGCGAACTCGAGCGCAGACAGATACAGAGTAACAACGCACACAACAAGCAACCTGTAGCAGCAGGCCAATACACAGCCCCCTCCACGCCTTACGCCGCAGGAGTCTAAGTTGGATTACATGGCTTGCGCGACCGTCCAACCTAGACTACAGTCTAACCCAAGGAACTCAGAAAGAAAGAAGGCCGTCATGCTCACCCGGAAAATAATCGCCATCGGTGCACGCTCCAACCTCGCCGAGGTAACTATCTTCGACAGCAATGAAGTTGTCGAATACCTCAAACAGCGCGACTGGTATCTCCCCAGTGAGTCCTTCATTAAGATCGCGCCAGACGAATACTGCCTGATCGATAATTTAGCAATCATGCCCGGCATGGATGTCGTTGATGAACAGCGTACCCGTGAGCGGATCGCAGCCAAAACCGCAGGGCTAAAAGAGTTGCAAAAACGTAAGCGCCATGCAGCTATCATGAGTATGATCCTCGCAGTAGGGATCGCAATGGTGCTCGCATATCTGATGCTAAGTACAACTGAAAGTTGGGACCATATGACCACAAAAGAAAGCGTACTTACTTTCGTAATGGCATTTTTTACCTTCTTCCCTTTCGTTGGGATCGGCGTCCTGGCAGTAATTGACTTGAAAGGAGGGTGTCATGACTGAGGAAGAAACACCCATGGAATGCTTGATTAAGTCTCTGGTGACGGTGGTTCAAGTCATCGTTATTGCTACCTTGCTCGGTGTGTTTTTCGGAGCGTCAGCTGTTTTCGCGTACAAGGGCACGCTCGTCGCGATTGACGAGTTTGGGTTCACGCCTGTATGTGTTGCAGCCTTCGTCACCTTCGGATTCCTGGCGGCTGCGGTTCAAGAATGGAAGGAGTCGAGGTGCAAGCAGAGCGACGCTCAACACTCGAGAGGCGAAGGCCCGGCAGAAAACGACAACCGCCCCACCAAGGATGAGAACTGACATGTACCTACAGACCGACCATACGTGCAGCATCGCCGACCTGTACGCCAGGCGAGACAGTATCGGCTTGTCCCGCAGTGAATGCAAACAGCCTCATCATCACCGCTCCCTGTTTGAGTGGGGGAGGGGTCAGCAAGCCTACTATCTGAACAATCTCACGCTGAACCTCTCTAGCCCTCCAGTTGTCTACATCTGGGAACCCTCAGACGGGTTTGGTAGGGGCGCTGTCCTGGATGGTCGCCAGCGCCTCAAAGCATTCTTCTCCTACCTCGATGGCAACTATCGGCGGAGAGAAATTGCCCCTAGTGAATGGGGTGGAAAAGACTTCATCCACCTAGTTGCAAAAGACCCATCCCTCGCACAAATACTCCAACAAACCCCAATCCAGGTGGTCACCATCCAAGCTCCCTCCTACTGGGAAGCTGCCATCGCCACCTATCCCCAGATCTGCGGACACACTCGCGAAACCGTGTCGAATGAGCAGCAGATGCTCATGCACCATCTTGACGCGGGCGACAATATCTTCGGCAGCAGGGACTTCTGCGACCGAAAAGTAGCGAGCCTGAAAAAGAGCATCAATGGGATCGAGTTCCGCTACGCGGGGCTGCGAGTTCCAGTCCCCCAGCTTTCACCTCGCAACTGCTCAAAGATCGTAGAGTGGCAGATCAGGGCCACCGAGTTCGTCGCCAGACACCACCACAGAGGAGTCATCCCATGCTGAGCACATTCATTATCCCTGACCCGGCAACTGTCCCCGATGACTACGACCTTCCGACAGAGCTCACCGTCCGCGGCCTCCCTACCCGCTGGATCGGTGAGTTCTGCGAGCACACCGGAAACGATGTCCGCATCGCCTTCTACGACCAGGCCTACGGGTACGACACCGAGGAAGACGGCGGCGACGCGCTCGTATGGAACCCCAACACTCACGAGGTCTGGTACCTGTCCAGAGGCGACGTAGAAGCCATACAGCGCACCACCCCCGGCACGCCGTTCGCGCACTTAGGCTACTCGTACTACGTCCTCACCGAGGACATGAACCATGACTTCGACGTGCTCCAGCGTGAAGGGCTCAACTGCCAGATCTGCGCCAGCCACCTCGACGGAACCGACATGGAACCAGCCATCGACATCCTGGACCTTTACGGCGACTTCGGCAATCTCGCCTACCCCGGCGACATGATCGTCTACACCAGCGGAGTACTCTACGAAACGATCCCCGAGGAGGTGGTCAAAGCCGTCAGGTCCACGTCCTGACCTCCTCATGTATGAAGCGCTCCTCCCCACTGACCACCAGGGGAGGGGTGCTTCCATATGTGGAGGGTTATCGAAAGTGGGCACCCATTATGGACTTGCGCCAACTTGCAGTAGTCCAATATGGGATATAGGCTGAGGGGCAGAAAGGAGTCCCCTCTATGGCCGCACGTAAGGCGATTCTTGCCCTCGACTTCGACGAGGTGTTCATCCTCGCTCCCGGCACCCCAACCGCGAAAGGGGCATACTCAGATCGTGCCCGCACTCTGGTCACGGTCAAGCTCGACAGCGGACTCGTGGGCACGGGGGATGTCTGGTACTCGCCCCGCATGATCGAAGCCCTCAACGTCATCGTCAGCGACTCAGACAAGATTCTCCTCGCCTCATCGTGGGGCAAAGCGAGCATGAAAGCAGTGAAGGCCGTGGGCCTGCACCTCCCGCGTCGAAAGACCGTCAACCTGTTCCCATACCTCACGCCGGGCACCATCAGCCAGGAGCGCAAGCTCCGCCGTGCCCACGACCTCATCCTCGACCACCTCACCGACACAGACACCCGCATCGCATGGGTGGACGACCAGCACCCCCGAGGCTACGGGCAGGTAGACGGTATCAACACTATCGGCACCGACCCCATCACCGGCTTAACCCGAGCTGACCTCGCGCACATCCGCGACGTGCTCTTCTACTGAAAGGAACCACCCATGCCATTGACGCTCAAGTGGGCGAACGGCACCTGCACGGGCGACCTCACGCAGGTCGCGAGCCTCGTTACGGCCATCACCCAGAAGAAGCCCTGGACACAGACGACACGCAAGCCTGGTGGGCTCATCGTGTGGCAGAAGTGGGACGAGTCGGAGCAACTAATGTCAGTGGGTGACCCCACCATCGCTGACGACCTCGCCGACCTCCTCGCCGACCACCTGGGAGTCCCCCAGGACGAGGTGACCATCAAGCCTGACCCGCGTGACTCGTCGCAGCTGACCGCCAGCGAACTACGCGCTCGACGACTCCGCGCCCACCTCAGCAAGGCCGATCTCGCTGAGATGTGTGGTGTCAATGCGTACACGGTGCGCAACTGGGAGCAAGGCGTGCGCACCGTCATCCCCACCCGACTCCTGCGCGTTTTCCAGCGCCTCGACTCCTACAGGGAGGAAGCCCATACAACAGTCCACGCCGAAGCAGTGCGCCTCGCCGGAAACGAGGACGCGCTCACGCAGACTGACTTCACCGGCTACGCCGTCTACGCGCCCAACGACCACGCATACGCAACCCTCTGGCCGGACGCTGTAATCAACGCCGACATGTGGCGTGATGTCATCATCGAGTGCGGGCGCTTCCGCACCGTTGCAAGCGACTACGAGGCAAGACTCATGGGCCTTAAGCTCATGACCATCGAACCACCACGAAAGGGCAAGCCATGAGAATCGCGCCAGCGCCACAACAACCAGAGCGGCCCACCCTCGAGACCGCCTGGGTCGAAGACGAGAGCGCCCCTGCGCCATCGCGTAAGCGCGCCATCATCGTCATCCTCATCGCCGTTGTCGCTCTCATCGCGTCAGGTGTCGCAGCATGGGTGTGGAGCACCCCCCAGCCGCAAACACCCGCACCCCAGCCTGCGGCTACACAGACGGCACGCGCGTACACGGCCAGCGACTACGAGGAAAACCGCGCAATCTGCCGAGAGATGTACGAGACCCGCGACCTCCAGCTCTACTGGTCATGCGTCGTCGGCGACATCCGCCTCGGACAGGAAACAGACCCAGCGGTCCCGCTCACGGATCTGCCACCCGTCCGCCTAGCACCAAAGGCCAGCCTCGGAGGCCAAACCGACATCGCCTTCGCGCCCGACGCAACCGCGCGATGCTACGCCACCGGCTACTGCCTCACCGACGCAACCTTCAACGCGGGCCACACCAACGTCAAGGTCATGTTCACGCGAGGCGACGGCGACATCATGGGCATCTTCGTCCCCACAACAGACGCGTCCACCGTCATGACGCAAGAAGTCCTTGCACCCTACATGCCCACCGGAGCCGCCCCGGACCCCACCGTCCACCAGGCGACCCTCAGCCGCATCCACATGGGAGCCGACACCCTCGTCGGCTACGTGTTCTCACAGCCCCGCTACTGCGGCGACACGCCCGACGAGTGCTCCGCAAAGTACACGGCCCGCACACCCATCCCCTTCACGGGCACCACACACATCACCACCCAAGCCGAAGCCCAGAACTGAGAGAGTCCGTCATGTCAGTCGAGAGAACCACCATCGAGCACTACGCGCCCAGTAGCGACTTCGCGCGCGTCCTCCAAGGCCGCTACGTCGTGGAGATCGACGAAGAGTTCGACACCATCACTCTCGACGACGGCACGATCCTCGAGGTCGAAGGCAACGAAGGATGCGGATGGTGCAGGTCAGGCTGGTACGACTTCATCAACGTCTTCAAGCAGGGCGACAGCCACGCGCGCATCATGAGCGCCCACGTCGCCTGCGACATCGACGAGGAGAACGACGATGAGGGAGCAGTTGACCCACACGTCTACACCCTGTTCGTCATGGTGGACGGCAACCCAGGGTTCCTGCCTCTCGCGACGATCCGCGGCGACGACGGTGCTGGCGGTTACGGCACCGGGTTTAGGATCTTCGCGAACGTCGTTGTCCCTCCGACTTCGGCGACGCGCCAAGACCTAGCCAACGCCATAGCAGGAGGCCTCTACCCGCTCAACGACACAACGGAAGATGTGCTCACCTTCGTCGCAGGCATCCTCTACGACGCGCGTGGAGCTAACGTCCCCGTCCGCATCTGCGGCGATGAGGCAACCCGCTTTCACGTGGACCTTCTGGATATGCGCGACCAGACCGACAAGGAGATCGGCCTGCCCTACAAGCCGTCATTCCATCACCTCGAGAATGGCCTCACTCTCCTATGGCACAAAGACACGGACGGTAGCTTCACGTTCGTCCTTCGAGACCTGAGAGCCCACACGGGAGGACTCAGCGTGTATGCGCGAAACCTCAGCGCCTTCCTCAACGCCATCCACGAGCGCGCACAGCACGCCGAAGTCGTCAGGTTTGTAGCCGCATCAGCATCACGCAACAACTACCTCACAGTAGACGGCGAACGCATCCCCTCATGCGGTTTCCTCCTGTCGGAACTCGACGGCACCTACATGTACGCCGAACAGGAACGATCTGACCAACTCGACAAGCCAAGCCAATACGTCATGAACCAGAAAACCGGCAGAGAAATGCGCTATACCTCAAACCTGCGCACCATCAAGCCACTCGCCGATAACGGAGTGATCCTCGTGGCCACAAGCGATACGAAGGACGTGTGGGCGCTCTAAGCGGCGTTACGTTGCATCCTGCTCATCAGCGGATGCTCACACCGTGAACCGTCCGCGCACGAAAGGAAACCGTCATGGCGCTCATCAACAAGGACACGCGCATCGCGCGATACTCAGCCGAAGAAGGCGTGGGCTGGGTGCCCCTCGTCCCCGGCCTGGAAACATCCCCGTCGTTCGACAAGTACCTGGAAGAAACCGGCTACTACATCAACGACTACAGCGACCGTGATGAAGACAATCTGCTTCGAGACTCACTCTTGGACCCTCTGGGCCCCGTGTGGGACGACATGAACGAAGAGTTCCTGCTCGACCTCTACGAGGGCTGGGGCCACATCCCCATGGTCGGCCCGGACACTCCCGTCTTCGCGTTCGTCGAAGGCAAAGCCCCCACCTCGGCACCACTGTCGAAGGCCATCAGCTCACCCCTGATCGGCGGAGGCGAAACACTCGCCCTGAAAGTCCTGCACGAAGTCGCTGACAGGCGGAACATCTACGTCCCCAGCGACGCGACCGTGTACGACGTTCTGAACCTCATCAGCATGGCAACAAACAGCCCCCTCTGGGCCCTCAACTGCCTCCTACGCGCCCAAAGCAGCCAGAGCGGCAACCAGCTCACACTCGGCTACCACGAGAACCAACGCGAAAGCAGCTGGATCGCAGCCACCCACAACAGCGGCTACGCCTGCGCCTTCGACCTACTCGACCAAGACCTACGACGCGACTACGGCGTGAACTACGTGATCGTCCCCGACGACGACCACAACGACTACTTCTACACCAACGCCCAGTACCGCGACAAGAACATGAAAGTCATGCGATACAAGGAAAACGGCGTAGTCGGAGACGCTATCGAACTACTCGACCTCGACGGCGGCAACGCATACCCCAACCTCCATGGATGCCAGCCCAAGACACGAATGCCTGAACTCCTGCGTCTCGACAAGTACCTCGCGACGATGAAAAACCTGCCCCAAGGTACTCAGGTACCCATCGCGATCTACTCCACCAACAAGGGGGACACAATCACGATCAACGGTACACGCATCCCCGCATTCAAGATCGTCGCCGAAGACCTCTACGAGCGCTGTGAACTCTACGACCGCACCGACTTCCGAGTCATGCGGCAACCCATCCGCTCATACGGTCGCTTCCAACTGCGCCCACAGTTCGGCAAGCACATCCTCACTCCAACACCCAGCGGGAACGCCGTCCTCGCCCACATCCAGAAGCAACGGTGACACCACATGCGCATCAACGACAAGTCCCTCTTCCCCTACCGGGGGAAGTACGGTTCGCGCCCACCCCTCAACTTTGGGCGCACCAAAACCCACATGCAAAGCTCCATCGGAACCAGCATCCTCCTCACCGACGCATACGACGGCCTCATCGGCCCCGTCTGGATCGCCATTCCCGACCCGGCGTTCAGCGACCCCGAGACGATGCCGGTTCCCCCCTACAAAATCGCCGTAAACCTACGCGCCCGCGAAGTCATCAACCAGACAGTCACGCCCCAGGTTGAGATCGTGGCCTACGCACGTACACACATGTCCCCCGCGTCTGCGATGCAGGCCAGCATCGACGCGATTGTTCACTTTCCAGGTGGCGGAGCTGGGCTTGCTGAGGTCACCAAAACACGAGACAATCCCAACGGCCCAGGCAAGGTGACACGAACATCGACCCTAAAGCCAGACAGTCACCTCGTCATTGGAGCCAACGAGGTCTGGCCCGTAGACCCGATCCCCGTGCGCACATGGTCAGGCCGCAACCCCGTGTACGTCCTCCACGCCGACGACGTGAAGAATATGTCCGACAAGACCCTCGACCTCATCCTCCGACGCACCCCATCCGTGCTCGCACACAACCGAGGTCGCGAGTACGGTGAAATCTGGGACGAAGAACTCGAACAAGACCCAACCGACTGGGACACCCCGTTCCTCCTACGTATTCTCGCGCGCAGCATCCCCGGAAACACCAAGGTCGGACGATCAGACACCCAAACCAAAGGCCTGTGGACGTACTGGGTGAGCCGCGACGGGCGCAAGCCCCGTAAGCTCGCCGACTTCACCAACCCGCTGGTCTACACTGGAGCGACCCTCAGCTTCCTCGCCTGGAGCGTGTACGGAAACCTCGAGGAAGACCTCGCAAGAAAGACAGAAGACCTGCTCCACCGTTAACCCCCGAAAGGGAACCCCACATGCTCACACGCGCCCGACGAGTACTCCTCGCTCTCATCGCCGCGGCCACCGTCATGCTGCCGCTCACCCCAGCTCCCGCATACGCTCTCCCAGCCAACCCCAATGTCTCCGATGAGGTCATCGAGGCGAACTGGGCGACCCTATCCGCTGAGCAGCAGGAAGCAGCCAAGCAGGTTGTTGCAGAAGCCAAGGCCGAAGGCTACTCGGCGGAGGCCGCAGCGGCCATCGCCGGTAACTTCTGGCGCGAGTCCCACTTCAACGTGGACGCAGTGAACGCCTCATCGGGCGCGTGTGGCATGTACCAGGCCCTCGGAGATCGACAGACCCTCCTGTTCACCTACAACGGAGTCTCAGGCTGTTCAGGCCTCAAAGCCAAAGAAACCACCCAAGCGGCGCTCGCGGACGGACGCAGCGAATGGCTCGGCTGGCCCACCACCAGCAGCATCTACGGCGGCATGGCATCCTACGCGCTCAACGAAGCCGACACCTGGGGCATCACCGGCGGCACCGTCCCCTCCGCCGACGACTCATTCGGGAGCCTCGAAGGCTTCAAGAGCACCGACAACTGGTACTTCGCGACCTGGATCTGGATGACGAACTGGGAAGCCCCCGGCGCAGCTGAAGCAGGCTTCATGGAGCGCGCCTCCTACGCTGCAACCGTCCTCAAGAAAGTCGGCAACACCGACCCCACCGCAAAGTCCACCACAAGCGGCGCACAGTCCGGCTCAGGCGGGGGAGTCCTCGACGAGTGGTCCCTCCCTGGTATGCCCAAGAAACCCGAAATCACTAAAGGCCAGTCCCTCACGTTCGCGGACGGTTCACAGCTCACGGCGAAGCAGCGCGCAAACGCCTCCGACCTGAAAACGCAGCTCGAAGAAGAACGGGACCGAGAAGCAGCTGAGTCAGCTCGAACATGGGTCGCCGTCGTCGGTGTCGTCCTGTTTGTCTACGCTCTCGTCATCCTCCTAGCCCTCCTGATCGACCTGTCGTTCCCGCTGTTCTCTGTCCTCAAGGGTGTGACCTTCGGGCGGATCAAGTACTCACCGCTACCAGCCGACGAGCGCCCGAAAGGCACCTACGGAGTCGCCGGAGTCCTAGCCACCTGTTTCGCCTTCGCAGCCCTCGGTGCCCTCATCTTCACGGGCGTGATCCAAACCTGGCTCGCGCACCTCGTCATCGCTCTCACCTCTTGAAAGGAACCCTCCCATGACCCGCCAGTCCGAAACCGACTTCGCAACGAACCTCGTCACCAAGTACGGGCAGCAATGCGCCGAGCTCTTCGCCCTGTTCCTCCACACCATCCCCCTCGGATGCTCATGGGCGTTCCTGCACCCCCAGCAGGTCGAAGACCTTGGCCTGCCCTGCAACCCAGAAGGCCCCGTCCCCCTCATCTGGGATCCCCAACACAAAGCGGTCACCACTCGCACCGCCGCCAACGCGAACGCCTCCACCCTGACGTTCGTCCTCATCCCCGTCGTCGGTGGCTTCATCCTCGAAACCGCCTACAGCGTCGCCGTCAACGTCATCGAACAGTGCGGGGGACTCTACGACGAAGACATCCTCACGACAGCGGGGGAGAGCCGCACCAAAGCCAAGGAGCTGTTCGCTAAGCGCCTCGAAAAAGCAATCAACGACGGTGGCGAGCTCCGCTTCGGCTACTACTGCGTCAACGGCTCCCAGACGATCACCATGAACGGTGTCGCCTACCCCGCCTACTCGCTCCCACTACGCGCCATCGCCGAAATCGCAGCACAACAGGGCCTCTCCTTCCGCGTCCCCCAACATGCCCCCATCCTGGCCTCCACTGTCGCCGCAAGCCCCTGGGACACCCTCTCCCGATCAGTTGCAGCCCCCTCTGGCAACGCAATCCTCGGATCCCTCGCCCGCTGAAAGACACTGCCATGTTCATCCACATTCCAGAGCGCCCCACCCATGAAGGCATCGCCCCCACCCTCGAACTCCAGATCCGCGCCCGACTGGACAACGCCCCGACAGAACCCGCCAGTGAAGCTGTCACCATCAGCTCACCCCAATACGAGACCTTCATCGCGCAATGCACAGAAGCTCTCCAGCGCGACAAGTCCATCGACCTCGAAGTCTCACCCGCGAGCGCAAACGACACTGAGACCATCACCATCGTCAATGACTCCGGCATCACCGTAGAAGACATGCGCGAAACCCTGAACGACCTCATTGGAGACGCGCCCGACATCGGAGTCACGATTAGCGTCAACGACGGCCAGTACACCATCACTCTGACCGCCGTCCCCGACCTGCCCGTCCTCGAAGCCCACGTCGAAACACTCACCTGGTCCGCAGATGGACACACCCTCACGCCCACCATCCACACAACAACGGGAACCGAGATCCCCACATGGACCCCGGCGATCCTCGCTCAAACCGAAGCGTACCCAGGTGGGACCGTCCGCTACGTCGATACCACCTACGGGCCGATCCCCTGCACCCCACAGGGGACAGTCATCATCGACGCAGCCATAGCCACCTCAATACACCACGCCAGCGTGTAACACTCCTTCCGCATCCCTTCCAGTTGGTACCCTTAAAGAAACTAGGGCAAAAGCCCCGGTTATGGCACCCGCAGGAAGGGAGGCGCTGTGCGCCGCTACATCGAACAAACCACACAGCCCGACGGGACCGTCACTGAGACCCCCGTTGACGGCATCGTGCTCACCGAGCGCGAGTACCAGGAACAGCGCGACCAGCTGGAAACCCTCATCGTCACCGCCGACACCTTCCTCCAGCAAGCACAAAGCGCCCTCGACTCCCTCATGGACACCTACAGGGCACAGCGCCCCACCGACAAGGCGTACCTCGCAGCCTTCGGTCTCGAAGACGACCCCCAGCCCGAAACCATCCTCTAAGCTCCCATCGAACGGATCACCATGAACGACTACAACGACATTGAAGACCTCGACGAGACGACGGAAGACACCATCGTCCTGAACCTTGATGACGACATTGACGACCTTGACGAAGCCGACCTCGAGACCCCAGACGAGGATGAGGACGACTACGACGAATACGAGGACGACGAAGATGACGATGATGAAGACGAGGACGACGTAACCTCAGCTCCCGTCACCACCTTCGCGCTCACCCCACTACGAGACGAGGCCGACAAGGCCGACGAGGATGCTGCGGACGACAGCGACGAAGCGCCCGAGGATGATACGGACCTCAACGAGGGCGCTGACGACGAAACCAGCACCGACACCGAGGGCACTCCCTTCCGCATCGACATCGACACGGACAACCTCGACAGTGCGGCAGTCGAAGCGATCAGTAGCGTCAACGACGTTGTGACCGTCAAGAGCGACGCATACTCTGTCCGCTACACGCACATCAGCCCTCACCAGGTCGTCGGCACCAAGCCCGTCAAGGACTACCGCGCCGACACCTACAGCGGACTCTTCAACGTGATCCGCGAAATGGGGGTTATCGTCCCCGTCGTCGTCACGCCGCTCGCTGAGTACGCCGACTTCCTCGCCGCCAACAACATCACCACAGGCGCAGAAGCCGACGAGCTCGGCTACGCGGGCCCACGCTACCGAGTCCTCGACGGGTGGCGACGAATCTTCGCGTCCCTCAAGAACCATCATGACGAGATCCCCGCCGCCGTCGTCACCTTCCACGACCCCGAGGTTGGGCGCGACCTATCCAACCTCATGCACCTCGTCCTCAACCGCACCCAGGAGCACACGTGGCCCGAGAAGTGGGCGATGCAGCAAGTGTTGGAAGAGTCTTACTCTCTCACCCCATCCATGCTCGACTGGCTCCTCCTCATCGAGCCGGGCGACTCCATGCGCCTCAAGGAAGTCATGCTCGCCGAGTACCCCGAAGTGACTGAGGGCTTCCTGTCGGGCAAGAAAGACCTCACACGGTCCTACAAGGCCCTCGAAAAGCTCCGCAAGGCAGAAGCGAACCCAACGGCAGGCGACGACGACCGGAAGATCTCCAGCGTTGACGAAGCCGGCGACCTCGCAGCCGCCGACACGGAAGATGCCCCCCTTACCGACGAGGAAGTCAAGAACCTCCTCGAAATGGGCGACGAACTCCGCGAAGTCCGCGACCTCCTCAACAAGGAAGCCGACACCGACGACGCAGACATCGACGATGAGAACTACGGCGGCGACCCCATCCCCGAAAACGCAGCCGAACAGGTCGGCTTCGAGGGCGGCGACGACGACGAGGACATGTTCGGCGAAGTCGATGAGAACACCGTCCAGGACACGAAGGACCGAAAGCCCCTCTCCAAGGAGCTACGCACGGCGATCCTCGCGCGCGACGAGTTCACCTGCCAGGCCTGCGGCTACGGCAAGGGCATCACGTCCATGGTTCACCTCGGACAGCTCGAAGCCCACCACAAGACCAGCGTCTACGTGGGCGGCTCTGACGCGATGAGCAACTTCGTGACGCTCTGCCAGCGCTGCCACGGCCTCGTGCACATCCTCGCTGGCTTCAACGCCAAGATCGGCATGACCAAGGAAGAGTTCGAGAACGTCCCCGACAACGATCAGACGATGTTCCGCGTCTGCATCAAGCTCGCAAAGGTCATCCTTAAGGCTGAGGAGGAGACCGGCAAGGCGCTCAGGAAGTACAAGCCTGTGCGCAACCCGTTCTGGGAGCAGCAGAAGCAGGCGCAAGAAGTCGTCAAAACCCTAAAGGGTGAGGAAGCATTGGAGGATACAGCGCAATGACAACATGGGTTTACTTCCAGAGGCCAGGTTTTGCTCTCTACCAGGAGGACGGTGGCGTGCTCACGTCCACCGCACAGACCGTCAAGCGCGCCCAAGCCCTGCGTGACATGGCGACGCGACGCGCGCCCAACCTGCAAGCCGCACCCTACAACCCGGCAGGCTACGAGTACTGCGCCTACGATGGGCAACGAGTCGTTAGCCTGTTCTCCCGAGACGGCCTCACCATCACCCCCGGCACCGTCGTCAAGACAGACCAGGGCAACAAGACCCTCGCGCAGGTTCTCGCCGACTACGAGATCACCGACCAGGGTATCGACCCCAAGGCCGCGGCGTGGGACATCCAAGCCCTCCGTGAGGCCGTTCGATACGCCAATGCCTACATGCTCACCCGCATCGACCCCCAAGACGATGGTCCCTTCAAGCCGGCCGGATTCACACGGCCAATCTACTGGGCTCTCACGCGCCCCGAAACTGACACCGAGTGCATCCTGCGCACGTGTTGCTATACGCAAGGAACCCCCCAGGCCCACAAGCCCACCCTCGAGGCCCGCATCGGCAACTCCGGCTACTTCCTCGTCTCCCTCCCCAAGGACTGCATCCCCCTGTTCGACGGAACAGGAGCGACCCCTACGCAGGAAATGCTACGAGCGCTCGCCCGAGCGGTAGACGACGCAGCCGCCAACCCCTTCTGCCTCGAACGAGACATTAAGGGCGTAGCCTATGCCCTTACCCGCGGCGGCGAACGTCTTGAGTTCTGCCTCGAAAACGTCGGCTCCTTTACCTACACGGGCGACGACTTCGTAGCACACGAGAGTCATGGCGACCCTGCATACACCATGGGCCGCTCCATGCTCGTCAAGGGAGCACTCAAGAACTACGGTGGGGGGTGCTTCGCCGGCGTGTATGAGATCATCGACACTCTCGTTCGACAGAGAGGCGACCGCTCCGACCGTCCCTTACTGTCCGTTGACAGGTATCGAGCTGCGCGAAACGGCAAGTGGGACGTGTACGCCGATGCGCGCACCCCCTACGTGCCGTCACGCAGCACGCACCCCGAAACTCGACGCAACGAGCCGTACAGCACCTACGACCGCTACGTCATGCACTACAGGAACCTCATCAAAGCCGACGCAGTAAACGTGACCCCACGAGCAGACTAGGCCAGCATATGAACATGCCCCGTAGTGCCATTGCGCGACGTAACGCCCGCCAGGCGCACACCCATGAGGCGCGCAGCCGTCTCGAATGGGCGGCAGAAGTCCGCGCCATCCTCGAAGCCGCCGCCACTACCTTCGACGAGACCGTGGTCCAGCAACAGATCACGGTCCCAGCGAACCGCACGCGCGGCCCAGTGCAAGCACGAGGCATCCTGGACATGTGCCAGGCCCTCAGCATCGTAGGCATGGCTACCAGCACTCCAACCGGCGATATCATCCTCACCCTCGCCGGCCACGCCGACCGAATGCAAGCAGCACTCCACCTCGCCCACAGCTACCTCGAGGCCGAACACCTACACCTCAGCCGAGCACACACCGACCGCCCCGGCGTAACCCTCAGCCCCGCCAAGGCGCGCCAAAAAACCTACGGGATACTCCTGAGTGCAGCAGCCGAAGCCTCCACCATCATCCGCACAACCCGCCCCTTCAACGTGCCACTCGACCGGGAGGATGTTGAAGCGGCGCACGCAGTCCTCAGTCAGGGGTGGGTCGGATCAGCCTACCGAGAGCAGCCCCTCCTAGCTGCCGAAGAAGGGTGTCGCGAGTATGAGAGAATCTATCTCTCGGTTAGTCAAAAACCCCTCGTCAAGTCGTACAGAAAGAACAGCCCGCGATGAACCCACTCCGCACGCCCCGTCACCTCCATCGAGCGTGGCGGGGCTCCGTCGCCCTCACCTTCCTCCTTGCCCTCGTTCTCACGTTCTTCGCACACCCCGCTAAGGCGTTCACCGAAGACCAGGGACACAACCTCAAGGCCAAGCCCTCCACCTGGTGCCAGTGGTGCGCCGACAGTGACTTCGGGTACGACCCAAACGAAGAGCGCGGCATGATTACCAACGCCGGAGCAACCATGGGCGAGGCGGCGTGCGGTAACTTCTCCTTCGCATTCATGGAACTTCGCGCGGGAGTTAAAGCCCGCGGCTCCTACACCGTCAACGACATGCGCGCCGAAGCCATCAAACTGATGCAGGCAGGCAAAGATAGCCCATTCAGCGATGACGGTTGGCTCTACCAGCTCAATCCCGAAGGCTTCGCCCAGGGAGTCTCCAACATGACCGGCGGACAGCTCACCGTCGAAGTCCAAGGCGACACCAGCGGAGCGGGACTGGGAGCCAACAAGTTCACCGAAGACGACGTGCGCCAAGCCATGAACGACGGCTACTTCGTCATCTTCATGGTCCAAACCGACACCGGCGGACGACACTGGATCGCCGGCGACTACGTGGAAGGCAACACCGTCCACACCATAGACTCAGGACGACCCCTCACCACCCTCGACCGCTCCCAATACCCCGGCGGTATCGGCCCAATCCTCAAGTTCTCCCGCACCGACGGCAAGAAACTCCAAGACCTCCCCACCATCGACGACGCAGCCACCAGCGTCGGCGGCAACAACAGCGGTGACACCGCCACCGCAACCGACACCGGCATCATCAGCGACCTCGACCTACCCGGTATGCCACCTCGCACCGTCGGACAAAACCACCAGCTCTCCGAAGCCGACAAGCTCGCCTTCGCGAAAGACACCCTCAAGTTCGCTAACTACACGAACCTGAACACTACACAGAAAGACAACGTTGACCAGATCGTCGCACAGCGACAGCTCGAACAAGACCGCAAAGTATCGGACTGGTTCAGCACCGGCGCAGCCGTCATCGGCATCATCCTGTTCCTGTACGCCCTCGTCATCGTCCTCGCATTCCTGTTCGACCTCGCCTTCCCACTGTTCTCTCTCCTCAAGATCGCGACAGCCGGCTCCCTGACTGTGCATCACGAGTCGCAAAGCCGTGCGGGCGTGAAAGAGCTGGGAGCTCCACCTCGAGGCCGTTGGGCGACATGGGGGAATGTGTTTGTGACTGCCGGGCTGGTCGCAGCGTTGGGTGGTTTGCTCATCAGCGGGACGCTGGTTAGGTGGGTTGCGTTGTTCGTGCAGATGCTCTACATGTGACAGGTGAGCATAACCCCTGCATACCTGTGATCTAGTTAACCAGTTTCCGGGTTGCGCACACAAAACAACCCGGCCTACACTAAACCCATCACAAACAACACATAATTTAAGAGCGTCCCCTGAACCGCCCTGGATCAGGGGAGCACCCCGGAAAGGTGCCCGAGTGGCTGAAGGGGCCTCCCTGCTAAGGAGGTAAACAGAGGAATCTGTTTCGCGGGTTCGAATCCCGCTCTTTCCGCAGGACGCGAGAAGCGCCTGAGACGAGTTACTTCATTTGGATCGAAACTACACTCGACTCAACTTTTTCTCTCGCGTCCCCCACTTTTGCCCAAAACACAACCAGAACCCAGAAAGGAGAGCGTCATGGCGCGCATGAATACCCGAGGCGCGAAGCCTCGCAACATGGCTACCACTCCCGTCAGTACGACGACGGGACAGGCCTTCACCGCAGAAGGTGGAATGGGGTGGCAGCGCACCCCCAAGGGCGAGCTGTTCCTCGCCGCCGTGACCTCCCTCAACGAGGACACCTTCTACGAGACCGCCGATGAGCGCGTCAACCGTATCCAGACCCTCACCACGGACCCCGAGATCATCAACAGCCCCGAGTGGGCGCTCGGCATGGTCCGCTGGCTCCGCCAGGAAGTCGGACTCCGCTCGATCCCCGGTGTTGTCGCCATGACCGTCGTTAAGGCACGCCTGGACGCTGGCCTGACCGGCACGAACCGTCAGATTATCGAAGCGGCCATCGGTCGCCTCGACGAGGCCTCCGACATGATCGCCGGGTGGATGAGCCTGTACGGGCGTAACATCCCATCCTGCGTGCGCCGTGGCGTTGCCGACGCTCTGCGCGCCCGACTGTCCGAGCGTTCCTACCTCAAGTGGGTTGGCCGCATGAACTCGGGTAGCGTCACGCTCCGCGATGTCATCAACCTGACGCACCCCAAGCCGAAGGGTAAGACGCAGGAAGCGCTCATCAAACTCGTGCTCGACGAGGGCTACGGCAAGAAGGGCGACGACAAGCAACTACCCACCATCCGAGCACGCCGTCAGTTCCTCGCCATGGACCGTGACGCGCAGATTAGCGCCCTCACCGGCCCGGACGCGAAGGATGTCATCCGTAAGGCTGCTCTCACCCACGAGGTGATCGCAGGCGCAATCGGGACGATCCCCGCCGACGTGTGGGAAACCCTCGTCCCCGAGATGGGTTACATGGCCCTGCGAATGAACCTCCGACGCATCGAAGCATCCGGCGCGTCTCGCGCGCTGATCGCCACGATCAACGAGCGCCTGAGCGACGTGGAAGAGGCTGCGAAGTCTCGCACCATGCCGGTCGCGTTCTACGCAGCGTACAAGAACGCGCCGCTGGCCTTCGCCGCCGCCCTACAGGACGCAGCGAACGCTTCGCTCGAGAACGTTCCCGCGCTCAAGGGGCGCACGCTGGTCCTCCTGGACCGCTCCGGCTCGATGAGCTACCCCATGTCGGCGAAGTCGTCGCTGAGCTGCCAGGACACGGCCAACGTGTTCGCGTCGGCGCTCGCTATTCGAGGCGAGAGCGTCCGAGTGGTTGCGTTCGACGATCACATGGAGGACGTGAAGGTCGCCAGCACGGACCTGCTCCGTGTCGTGGACCAGATGCCCACCGCTCGAGGCTGCACCTACACGCCGGATGCTGTCGCTTACGCCCACAAGAAGGGCGAGAAGTACGACCGCATCATCATCCTCACGGATGAGCAGTACAGGGGCGGCAGCGTCGATAACGCGCTCGACACGTATGCTCCCAGGGTTCCGGTGTTCACCTGGAACTTGGCGGGCTATGCGACAGCGCAGATGGAGGCCCGAGAGGGCCGCTGGACCTTCGGCGGACTCTCCGACAAGGGCTTCCAGATGATCCCGCTCCTCGAGCGCGGGATCGGCCAGTCCTGGCCCTGGGAGTAACCACCCACTAGGGGCCTCGCCCAACACTCCCACCACAGGGCGAGGCCCCACCAACGCCCCTATAGCTCAGTTGGTTAGAGCTGCGGACTTTTAATCCGAGGGTCGCAGGTTCGAGTCCTGCTGGGGGCACTCAGTGAAAAACTGAACATGGCGGGGTGCCGGAGTGGACTAACGGAGCTGTCTTGAAAACAGTCGCACCGACAGGTGCCCAGGGTTCGAATCCCTGTCCCGCCGCCAACTGAATACATGGTCCTATGGGGTAGCGGTCAGCCCGCCAGATTTTCACTCTGGAGACCCGAGTTCGACTCTCGGTAGGACTACTCCGATCCGGTGTAGCTCAACGGACAGAGCGGGGGACTTCTAATCCCAAGGTTGCAGGTTCGAGCCCTGTCACCGGAACTCCAACAACTAAATAACCCACTGAGGGTCGTTGGCTGAGCGGCGAAAGCATCCGGCTGTAAACCGGACACAGGGTAGCCAGTCCCACACCGCAGGTTCGAGTCCTGCACGGCCCACTGGTGGAGTGAAGACGCGAATGTGTGAGTTACTTCTTTGCATAGAAAACACATCCTGGGCGTAGACCCAGGGCCCCATTTGCTCGCGCAGCCTTTCAGCTTCACTCCGCCCCTCCATCTCGGATGGTGTAACGGCAGCACACCGGATTTTGGTTCCGGGCATCTAGGTTCGAATCCTAGTCCGAGAGCGAACTGCGGGCGTGTCCCTGTCGAGAAGATAGTGACGCGCCCGCAGGTTTACCCAGATCGAAAGGAAAACCACCGTGACTATTGGTGAGCGTAAGGCCGCAGCCAACAAGCGCCGACGCGCATTCCACATCTACACGATGAGCGCCTTGACCGCCCTCTGCGTGGGCGTATTCGCAGCTCTCGCGTTCGTGGGCCTGATCGGCCCCTCCCAGTGGGCTATCAGCCGACAGGAAACCACCCTCGGGAAGGTCTTCACCGGCTGGCTGACGACCGTCAACATGCCCGCCGCAGGGTGGGGGAGTGAGACCGTGTTCGTCTCCTCCTACACGGGCGATACCGCCCACCTGACCACAGGGGAGATGGCCCCCGTCTCGGACCTGACCCTCACGGCACCGCTCTCGGCGACAGCTGAGCACGCCGTCTTCATGAATACCCTCACCGCAGCGCTCCTCGCTGCACTCCTGCTCCTTGTGGCCGTTGCTATGTGGCCGTCCTACGTCACCGACCCTGCGCAGCTCGAAACAAACCTGACGGGAGCGTTCGAGTGGCCCACTCCCGCGACGAGCGAGAAGCAGCGCCAGAAGGCCCGCGAGCGTCGCCAGCAGCGACTAGAAGAGTTCGCCGCAGCCCGCGAAGAAGCCGATGACCTCGACGCTGAACACCAGACCGACACAACCCAGAACGACGCGCAGGAACACTCCGCAGGCACCGAGTTTCTAGCCGCCCGCCTCATGGAAGGAACCCGCCATGAGTGAACCTCTCATCGTCGCGTTCGCCGCGGCCCTCGTCGCGTCCGCAGCCTTCATGGTTGCCACTGTCGTCCTCATGGGCGACACGGCCTTCAAGCGCAGCGCAGACACCCTCAGCGCCACGCTCACAGTCGCACTCATCAGCGCAGTGTTCGCCTCCCCGATCTTCACCCCGGTCACCTACCAGGTGCCCGACGTGATCCACGCCTGGGTGAACTTCGGCCTCGCAGCCCTCGCACTGCTCCTGATGATGGTCACGGTGTGGAACATGTTCCGCCGATACCCCGACGTGCCCCTCACGATCCACTGGAGCGCATGGGCCATCAACGGCATCATCGGCTACGCCCTATGCGGCTTCATCCCCACTATCCACTTCATCCATGCGATCAGCCCGTGGGCCTGAAAGGAACAACAACATGAACAAGCGCAAGTGGCTAACAGTTGAACGTGTGTGTGCGATTGTAGGAATCGTCTTCCTCTTGGCCCTCCACATCTGGCTGTACGGTGTCGTGCATTCGTCAGACGGAGGTAAGTCTGTCAGCAATATGGACACCAGTGCCGTCGCTGACGGAACCCTTAGCGACCTCAACGAGCTCGCCGTCAATGACAACCCCACACCGCCCAAGAAGTACAACCGGGTGGAGCAGTTCGGCCCCGCTTGGAAGGACGTGGACCATAACGGCTGCGACACGAGGAACGACATCCTCGCCCGCGACCTCAAAACCATCAGCGACCGACGTAACGCCTGCGTCATTACCGCCGGCCAACTCGCAGACCCCTACTCGGGTAAGTGGATCGACTTCCGCAAGAAGGAAGCCTCAAAGGTCCAGATCGACCATGTTGTCGCCCTCGAGAACGCCTGGCAGTCCGGCGCGTACAACCTCACCCAGGAAGATCGTGAAGCCCTCGCCAACGACCCCGACAACCTCCTAGCCGTCAACGGCCACGACAACATGGCCAAGGGCTCCAAGAGCGCAGACCAATGGATGCCACCCAACACCGCATACGCCTGCACCTACGCCTCTAAACAGGTCCAGATCAAGAACCGCTACGCTCTCACAGTGACCACACCGGAAAAGCAGGCCCTCGCCGACGCACTGGCAACCTGCACCACCAACTAGAAAGGCCATCCCAATGGCATCATTCACGACAGCACAGAAGCGCAAAGTGATCCAGAGACATTACCCCACTGCCAACAACATCGCCGTGAAGGGCAACGTCTTCTTCGCCGCCTTCCCCGACGCGGAGCCCATCATCGGCTGGCTCCATTCCCCGCGTGAAACCCTGTGGATCCAGGCAGTCGTCCCCGTGAGTACCTGCACCGCCCTACGCACAGTGCCTCCGCTCTGGTTCATCGAAGCGGCCCAACCCTACATGCGGGGCGACGAGCGAAAGGAGTGGTACCTCTACACACTCCGAGCGGCTCAGCAAACATTCCCATCGGGGGATTACATGCGCTGGATCACTCTCAATGAGGGACATCCGCTCAGAAAGGCGTTTGGCGACTATTGCGCCTTCGACATCGAAGGCAAGGAGACAGAGTTCCGCATCAAGAACGCCGAGTTGGAGACGGTCAGGACCATTAAGAAGGCCGACCTCCTCTACGTGCTCACGGATGAGCCAGGTAGCCTCTTCTACGAAGTAACACCTTTCTGACGATCATGGCTTTCACAACAAAGGAAGTGCGCCCCGTCTTCGAGGCTAAAATGGGGCCAACTCGCAGGTTCGTCGTTAAAGGCGACCTAGCGTTCGCTGTCCTCGACTCGGGTAAGCCCGTGCTCGGGTTCGTCAATTTCTACGGTGGCAGGATTCGCGTAGAGTCATGCGTGACTCTCAACAGCGGTCCTGTTCCTCTGAGCGTCGTGCCACCCCAGTGGTTTGCGAACGCAGCAAACAAGTTCATCCCTCACCTGGAAATGCGCACACAGCGGGACTACTGGACTACGCTCGTCGCAGCCAGCAAAGCCCTTGGCGGCAACTATGGACACATTCACCTCGCCAAGCAGCACCCATTTGCGCAGCACACAGGAGCCGTAGTCCTCATTGTGGGGGAAAAGAGAGTGGAGGGTACAAACCAACAGGGGGAGCCGGTAGGATCCTGGACAAAGCTAGGCATCATGCAGGCCCTCACCGCCAAGCCCGGACCAATCAACTCCTGGTCCTAATTGCAGCCACATCGGAAGGACTGAAACATGCCTTTTACGCCAAGGGACGAAGGCTACGCGCCTCCACATCTCCCGACTATCAAACGCGAAGTTAATAAGTTGATGGATGGCGTGAAGCGAGTCGGAGCGAAACAGACAAACGTATTCGTTAGCGCCACATCAGGCTACCTAATCGGCCACATCACTAGGGGAGCGTGGGTGGGGATGCTTACCCCTGTGGAACGATGCCCCGCAATGGATGTAGTTCCCCCTAAGTGGTTTGCTCGCAGCGTCGAAAAGGCCCTACGGGCAGGCACGCCGCAACAGGTCGCCTATGGGCATACCCTTCTCGTACTGGCTGAAGCTACATACCAGGGGAGCGGGTGCATTACCCTCTCCGACAATCATCCACTAGCTGTTGGAGCTGACGGTCAGCCAGCAATCGCACAGTTCTGCCTAGATTACGGAACAGCGCGGGCATATGATCGCTACGGCAACATCGTCGGACGACCAATCGGGAAGAACCGACTAGCACAGATCCTCACTGCAAACCTGGGTGAGATCGCATTCATGGAATGAAGCCTGAATACCCCCTCATTCTCATCATGAGCGGCACCTCCCCTCTGAACACATCAAGGGAGGTGCCGTCCCATGTCGCCACATACAAGGAATCAACTGAAAGGAACAGTAATCATGACACCAAAACGAAAGCGCCCCACCGACCTCACCCGCGACACGGTCCACGCGCAGAGAGACCTCGCTCGCGTCCTGCGCGCCTGGGCTGACGACCTCGAGAAGGGAGGTGCAGACATGGATGCGCTCGCCCGACGTGGGGAGCTTGCTGCGTGGGCTCAGAGGCGCGCTGAGCGTCAGATGCGACATGTGGGTGCGTCGTTTGAGCGCGTGATCGCGTGCGCGTCTTCGGCTGATCGTCGAGGCGTTACTGGTGGCCGGTGAGGCTACGACGCGGAGGCCCTGGGGCTGCTGGTTGGTGGTTCCGGGGTTTTTCTCAACCCTAAACCGCCTGTGATCTACTTAACCAATTAGGTGGATGTTAGCGCTTGCGGGCAAACTAACCCACAAGCTACGATCAAACCCATAACCCAGTCACACGAGAAGGAGACACCCTCATGACCACCAACACCGCCATCGACTACACTAAGCTCGCCGACACTGCGGCCAAGACCTACACGACCTCCCGAGATGCGCGCTCCCGCGCCGTCGCCAACCTCGCCGTCGTAGACAGTGACCGACGCGGCTACCAGGACATCATCACCGCCGACGGACACATCGACGTGCCCCTATTCGCCGCCTGGTTCACCCAGGACGAAAAAGACGAAATCGCTCAGCGAGCGTCCGCCTACTACCTGGCCGCCAACAAGTTCGAGGAGTACACGCGGGGCACCATGCGCTACTTCGAGGACGCGATGGTCGCCAGCACCACCCTCGCGCTCACCACCGAGGTCCACCGCCTCGTCCACCAGGACAGCGACATGGGTGCCCTCCTGCGCGAACTACGCGACAGCGAAGAGGGGCAGGAACTCGCTGTCTATCCCGACTTCTCTAAGATGTTCGCGTTTGTCGCCAATTTCGAGTGCCGCGCCAACAGCGCCAAGGACGCTCTTCTCGATAGCGCATCTGACACCCTCCGCAAGGCAATGGCACCCTACAACGGGGACGCTGTGACGCTCATGCTCATCCGCTTCTTCAGGAGAGACACAGACGAGCACGGAAACCTCGTCTACGACAACCACTACTTTAACCTCCGCAACCTCCCCACACTGCACGATGTTGAAGTCAACAACAACATGCGCGCGACCGAATCCAAGCTCTGCACATACGACATCGAACTCACCAGAGGCAACTACGTGGAAGCGCGCGACCGTCTCAGCAAGGCTATCTCGCGCGCCGCCAAGAACATGCAGGAACGCATCAAGAATGCGTGAAACAGCCTGTGCGACTAAAAGCAGACGGACACGCAGAAAGAAAGGACAAGACACCATGACCGCCATCACCGCCACCCCCGCCCGCACCCGCCTCACCGACCCCCAGACAAGCTGGGACGCGGCCCTCGCAGTGAACGCTACGAAGTCGCAGCTCCTCTTCGCAGAACTCAAGACCATTGAAAAGGAAGAATGGATCAGTGAAGAGCTGACCGACGAAGCGTTCTTCACTCGCCTCACCCCATCCCGCGCTCGGACCATCGTGTCCGACTGGAAGAAGCGGGGATACGTCGAAGCCCTGCCCAAGCGCGCCCCGACCTCTACCGGGCGCACCGCCCAGCTCCACCAGCTCACCCCCAAGGGACGCGAGCTCGTCGCAGTCCTCCGTGAGATCAACCGAAAGGCCAACCAGCAGTGACAGAAGACCCATCCCCACCCACAAGCCCATCAGTGGCGGAAACACTAGCCCGCCTACAGCTCACACTTAAAGCGCGCCAGACCAGCGTTGCTCATGCTCTCGTCACGAGGGCACGTATCAACGCCCGAAACTATCCGTCGGAGGCGACACTGCCTCCACGAATCTCTCGCAAGAAAGGCAAAGACAAACACAATGGCAGCGAAGAAGGAAGTTAAAGTCCTCCGCAAGTCAAAGAAGTGGGATGACCTCGCCCCGCGCATCATGGCTTACGCCAAGCTCCTCAAGGACAGGGTGAAGAACGCCGAGGGCCCCGTCAAGACGTACATTCTCGAAAACCTGGACGAGCGGTTCCCGGCAGTCGCACAGAAGGGCGGCTACAAGATTGATGCCGATGTCCACGGTGACTCCGGCACGCTCTCCTACCGCAAGCCCTCTCGCAAGCCGGGAACCGGCCTCAAGATCGTGGATGCCCTCGCATTCATGGCTTGGTGCGAGGAGAACGGTATCGAGCACAACGCTCAGCCGACCGTCACGTTCCCCGAGGAGTTCGTGACTCAGGAGAACCTAGCCAAGCTCATCGAACAGGCCGGTGGCGTGATGCCTGACGGCATGGATGACGACACCACGCTCAACGCAGCGACCCTCACGGTTCGCATGAGTGAAGAACAGGCCAAGCACCTCGTGGACGATAAGCTCACCGTCCGCAAGCTCCTCGAGATGCTGGAACTCAAGGAAGACCTCGCCTGACACCCCTCAACATGTAGAGAAAGGTTACCTACATGACCCCCAAGGCAAACGACGCGCAGCCTGTCGCCAAGAAGGCTGCATCCAAGACCCGCACGACCAAGGCCACTGAGAAGGCTGAGGAAACCACCGTCGTCTCGTATGAGATGCCCGGCTACAAGGCGCTCAGTGAGGAGGAAATGCGCCGCGACTTGGCCGAAGCTGGCATCTACGCCCAGGCGCACGCGCTCGTGCCTTATCAGATGCGAGGAAATACGGGTGACATGTATCTGCTCATGCAGATCGCCAAGCACCTGAACATCCCCCTCATCACCGCCCTGCGTGGCCTGTCGTTCATCGGCGACAAGGACGTGAAGCCTGCAATGACGGCGCAGCTCATGTCCGCGCTCGTCCGCAACGCAGGCCACACGCTCCGCGAACAGTGGGACGCAGAAACCAACACGGCCACCGCCACCCTCATCCGCAAGGACGACCCCTCGTTCGAGCACGTCGCCGTTTGGGACGAGGAGAAGGCCCGCGTCGCTGGCCTATGGGAATCGACCCCCACGTGGGTCCAGTACCCGAAGGCCATGCTCACCGCCCGCGCCATGAGCGAGGTGTGCCGCCATGCGGCCTCCGAAGTGCTCCTGGGGTTCAGCTACGTGCCCGAAGAGTTCCAGACCGCTGAGTCGGCCTCGCGTGTCCTGGATATGCGTGAGCAGGTGAAGCACGACATGACCCGACTGAACCTGTCGAACGAGAAGGTCGCCGAAGTCCTCGACGGCGTGACCCTCCCCGGTATTCCCATCGCCCTCATGACTCCGCGAGAGCTGGAGGAAATCAACGCCCGTATCGGCGTGATCGAGTACGAGCGCGACAAGGACAAGATCGACGAGGTGCGTGAGCGCATCCAGAAGGGCCGTGACAAGCTGAACCTGAGCGAAGGCGCGTTCGCTGAGATCGTGCGCCGCAACGTGCGCCCCGGCAGGGGATACGACACTATGAACTTGCGTGAGGCTGAGCAGGTGCTTGACGTGCTCCTGCGCCAGGCGAAGAAGTCGGGTATCCGTTCCGGCCAGCGTCAGGCTCAGCCTGCCCCGCAGGCCCATGCTCCGCAGCCGCCCGCGCCTCAGCAGCAGGCTCCCGCGCAGCCTTACCAGAGCCCGCAGCAGCCTCACCCGCAGGCACAGCAGGGATACACCCAGCACATGCCCACACAGCCCCAGCAGGCCCCCCAGCAGCGCCCAGAACCGGCCAGCCAGCCCCAACCAGCCCCGGCCCCCACGCAGGAGTCCTACGGCCTCTACGACGAGTCTCAGCGCCCCGAACAGTACCCGCCGCTCGGCTCCCAGAATCCGCAGGGCACCTCTGGCCCCATGGCGATGATCCAGCGCACCATGAAGGAGCAGGGTGTCCCCATGGATGAACTGCCCATCGTCCTCTCCTACATCTTCGGCGAAGATAAGCGTGCAGATGTGGATAACGTGGATGCGCTGACCATGAATGACATGACCACCGTCCTCGACGGTATCCAGCGTTACGCAGCGGAATCCGGGCCCCTCTCGGAACCCACCGCTGAACTCCCCTTTGACGGCGATGCGCCCGCCGACAACATGGAGGATCTGGAAGAGTCCTACAGCGAGAACGGGGGCGAGGTGAACGATGACCCTGAAACGTGGAACGAAGGCTGGCCGGAAACGGCAAAGCCCGGCGGCGGCGCGAACTAGCACCGGCCCCACCCAGCAAACCCGCGAACTCATCTACGGGCGCGACATGTGGCGGTGCGCCCGATGCGGAAAGGATGTCACCTACATCCAATCCAGCATCCAGCACCGCAAAGCCCGCGGCATGGGCGGCACAAACGACCCGTCGATCAACAGCCCCGCTAACCTCATCGTCCTATGCGGTTCCGGCACCACGGGATGCCACGGCCACGTCGAGGTGAACAGGCGCGAAGCCCGTAACTACGGGTGGGCGGTCTCCCAATACGCAGACCCCCACGACGTGCCCGTCCACTACAAGGACGGCCTGTTCATCCTCGACGACACCGGCCACCGAATCCCCACCACATAACCACACACGCGACCACCACCTGAAAGGGGTGAACTCATGTCCAAGCGACTCTACGTCGCCCTACCTCGCGACTACACGCACGAGAACTCCTGTGCAGACGGGGATACGCGCATCGCTTTTCTTTACCTTGAACTCCTCGGCTATGAACTGGTCAAACCAGCGGATAGCGACACGAATGGAGCGGATCCCCTGCGCATGTTGTTGCAGTGCGATGGCGTTCTCATCATGCCCGGCTGGGACACCGATCCCATGAGCGCTCACGCCGCCACTATCGCCCAATACCACGGTATCCCCGTGGGCTCATACGACCACTGGTCCGCTCACCCCGTAGAAGAGGGTCAGTGATGAGCTTCAACGACCAGGACAACGGAGCGCTCAGCTCTCTCGTCATGCCCGAAGCGTGGACCGAGAGGGGCGCGTGCGCGCGAGCCCTCAACCCTGACGCTTGGTTCCCCGAGCGCGGAATCAGCGATAACCGCGAAACCGCCCTCGCCCTGAGAGTGTGCGCCGACTGCCCCGTCAAGGATCTGTGCCTCAAGGAAGCGCTCGCTCAGGGCCCCTCCTGCGAGGGAATCTGGGGCGGCACCACGCACGCCGAGCGTCGCAAGATGCTCCGCATGGGCTGCACAACCCTCGAGGAGTACAAGGCCCTCACTGAGCCGAAGACCGAGGAACCCGCCCAGGCCCCCGCCCAGCCCGAGCAGGACACGCCCACCGTTGAACCTGCCGCCCCCGTGAAGGACAAGACCACAACCTTCCCCGACATCCTCTCGGAGGTGATGCAACTGCCTGGGAACTACACAATCGGAAGCCTGTTCTCGGGCTATTAACGGTGGCCTCGACCTCGGCGTACAACTCGCCCTCGGCCCTGCACGCCTCGCATGGGTGAGCGACATCGAACCCGGTCCCCAAGCCATCCTCGCCCACCATCACCCCGACGTGCCCAACCTCGGTGACATCACGCGAATCGACTAGCCAGGTCGAACCTGTAGACGTGATCTGCGGCGGCTCACCCTGCACCGACCTCTCACTCGCCGGCGCTCGAGCTGGCATGACCAAGGACACCCGCTCAGGCCTATGGGAGTCCATGTTCCACGCAATCACCGCTATCCGCCCCAGGCTAGTCGTCTGGGAAAACGTGCAAGGAGCTCTAAGTGCATCAGCTTTTAGCCTCATGGAACCCGGAACGGGACATCTGGGAGGACGGACAACCGGACCTGTTCTCCGAGCACTCGGGCGTGTACTCGGAGACCTTGCCTCCATCGGGTATGACGCGACGTGGACAGTTGTTCAGGCTTCCGACGTTGGAGCGCCCCACAAGCGGGCCCGAGTCTTCGTTGTTGCTCACCCCCACGGCGAACCTTGGCTCGAACGGTGGGAGCCAGCCACCCGAGAAGCGCCGGGAGGGCGGTCATGGTCCGACGTTAGCGGACGTGATCGAACACCTCGAACCCTGATCCCCACGCCAACCGCATCAGACTGGAAGGGCGGCTACCACCAGGAGGGGAAGGGGATGAGCCTGTCTCAGGCAACCAAGCTCCTCCCCACTCCCGTCGCCCAGGCCCCAGGGAACACCGCCGAAGCCCACCTACGGAAGAAGCCGGGCCGCACGCAAGTCACCGACTTGGGCATCATTGCCCGTGAAGGCCTCTTCACGACCGGAGGGAACCTTCTGCCCACCCCACAGGCCACCAACGCCACCTACTCATCCAACGGCTACGGCCCCAACCTGCACGAAACAGCAGGAACCCTACGCGACAGTTTCGGCCCCTACGCGCCAGTCGTCGCCCACTGGGAAACCATCACCGGGCGCGCAGCTCCAGCTCCGACAGAACCCCCTCTACGCGAGGGCGGCAAGCCCCGCCTGTCTGTCCGCTTCGTCGAATGGCTCATGGGACTCCCCGACGGCCATGTCACGGGCGTAGGCCTCTCCCGCGAGAAAACCCTGCGCGCCCTCGGTAACGGGGTCGTCCCCCTGCAAGCAGCCGAAGGCATCCTGCGAGCCCTTCAACAAGAACGCCAAGTCGCCCTCGAGGAAGGCTGGCCCGAATATGCGCAACCAACCAGCAAGGAACAGGCATGAATGCCACTGCGTACATCACTACACGAAACCACGAAACCGACGCAGCTTACCTCAATGCCCAAGGCCTCCGCGTCACCATCGAAACAAACCCAGACGGAACGCCATTCCTTGCGCTCGCAGTGCCGCGTGGACACCTGCGCGAACACCTGCACTACTTGAATCCGGGCGACGCGCTCATCTGGAACCCCGACCACAAGCCGATCTCCGCCGCCGTCGTACCAGAACCCCTCGTGACAGCACTCACGGAGCACATCTCCTCACTCATCTCAGCAGCAACCAAGAAGCACTGCCGATGAACGCCGAAGACATCCTCAACGCCCTACGCCGCCACTACCCGACAGCGGCGTTTGTTCCCGAGCTCACCATCAATGACGAGCAGTCTCTCGCGGACTACTACGAACAGGGTGAGCATGAGGCATTCACTCGCCGCATCGACGCGCTCATGTTCGACAAGCGCATCCGCACGGCCATCGAGATCAAGGTGGACCGAGCCGACGCGAAGAGAGAAAGCCTCGCCAAGGTCCGTGCCTGGCGGCAATGCACGCACAGGTTCCTCTACGCCACGCCGGCAGGCCTCATCGACAGCCCTCCCATCATGAGCGGATCAATCGGCCTCCTCTGGGTCTACCCAGACGGGCGCATTGAGTGGCGCAAAAAGTGCCGCCTCAACCCCTCCCCAGAACCGCTACCCCTGATCGTTCAAGAACGCATCGCGCACCGAGCCAGTCGCTACGCCCTCGTCCCCAAGGATCTACGTCCATGACCTTCAACCCGCGAATCACACAAGCCCTACGCCCAGCCGAAGATGGGACCATGAAGCGCAAGAAGAAGCTCCGCTGGGGCAAGACCAGCTGGTGCGTGAAGCCTCCCCGCAAGATCCGGTACCGCACCAAGCTCGACGCGAAGCTCGCCCTCGCCTCCACGCAGCGCTCACGCAACCCGCGACGCGAAGAACGCCGCTACTACAAGTGCCCAGCGTGCAAGGGTTGGCACCTCACCTCACACTGACTACCGCACGGTAATAAACAGTGACACTTTGAGCGCTTGGGTCTCGTTCTCCACGGGGGCTAGACCCAAGCGAAGCGAGTCGCATAGTGTATAACGCTTGCCCAAAAGGGTTGATATATAGCCGAAAGGTGCACTTTGGAGAACATGTTCCTATGTCCTGGTTTAGGTTCGCGCACTATGGTATCCCATTTGGCGTGAGGTAAGCATAAATGCACTGTGACCCACTTAACCAAACATGGGGATAATGTGCCCCCAAAACAGTGGTACCGTTGCCACAACAAACCATCCATGCAGACACGCAGAAAGGAACGTCGCCATGGAACAGAACCAGATCCTCGGATACCTCGGGGGCCTTTTTCAAAAGAACGCGCCGATCACCGACGAGGTGTTCGGCGCACTCAAGGGGTGCCTGACCCCCTACAACGTCGGCGAAAACACGAAGGTGTCCGGCGACACCGTGCGTATCCGCGCCGCCATCGACTCCCTCGGCTTCCGCCACGGCATCAACCTCGACGCATACGTCGAATACCAGGAGAATGAGGGAGAAGCACCCACTGTCTTCCTCACCATCGAGTCCGAAGACGGTCACTTCTCATCTCGACATTCCAAGCTGACCTTCAAGATCAACGAGACCGGCTACGCGAACACTATCCTTGAGTGTTCCAGCCGCAACGGGGAAGGCTGGCACGCATACCAGATCCCCACCATGCTCGGCGTGGGTGCAGCGTACTACGCGCTCCTCTCGTGGGAGGCGTACCAGGGCATTAAGACAGGTCGTCTCGAAGCAGTCGTACCCGAGGACGACTGGAGTAGCTACCTCGAAGACTTTCCCGAGGTTGAAAACGATGAGCGCACAGAGGAAGAATGCCTCACCTCGGCGCTCATGCTCCTGGCCCAGAACGCCGAAGAAGTCAGCGACGAGGATGACGAAGAGGGGGACGAGTGAACGCCACCTACTTGCCCCCGACCGACAAGGCCGCATCTTTCGCGTCGCAGCTCCAGGTCCACTTGGATCAGGTCGCGCGCGTCACTGATCCTCTCGCGCATTTGGAGAACATCTGCATGGGAGAGCTCCGCGCCCTCGACCGACGCAACGGTCGCGCTTACCTGCACGACGGCTCCGCCATCACTGCTCGCAAGAAGAGCAGGAGCGCTGAGTGGGTCGTCGAAGCACGCGGCCCAATCAAAAAGAAAGGACAGTTTATCCGATGAGCTACAACCAGTACATCTCGGACGTAACGTTCGAGGCGGGTGACCTCTCCAAGGCGACCTTCACGCGAGACGACGAGGAGATGTTCGAGCAGTGGCTCATCAACTACATCGCTACCCGCGACGAGCTCAGTAAACAGGGATATAGGGGCGACATTTACCTGATGTTCGCCTGGAACTTCACCTACGGCCCTGACGGGCAACTCGTAGGCTTGTCAGCCCATTTCCCCTGGGATGACAATTACGTCCCTAGCTTCTTCCCTATCGAGCTGGAGGGAACCAGCCTGTTCTTCCGTGAGCGCGGCGTGCGCTTCAAGCTGGTCTTCAACAAGGCCGGCGAAGAGGGAGATGACCTCTGGCAGATCACCACCACCCACGGCGGCGTGTGGGCGGCTCGCGGGAAGATCGTCTACGGCAAGCGTGAGCGCATTGCCTAAGTCGATGTCGATAACGGTGTGGGTGCCGGGTAAGCCTGAGACTCAGGGCTCTACCCGGTGCTTTACTCCCCAAGGGTCACGCAAGCCGGTCATCGTTCACGACAACCCCCGGCTCGGAGCGTGGCGCACTGCCGTCACCTTCCTTGTCAAGCACGCCGCCCACAAGGCCCGCTGGGACACGCCCCTGGACGAGCCAGTCGAGGTGGTCGCTGAGTTCTACCTCCAACCTCCTAAACGACCACGGTTCGAACTCCCCGCAGTTAAACCCGACCTCGACAAGCTCCAGCGAGCAATTGGCGACGCTCTCGGCAACGGGATACTCAAAGACGACAGCCGTATCGTCCACTGGAACGTGTGGAAGTACTACGGCACAGAACAGGGCGTGAAACTCACGCTCACACGACTCACCCAGAAAGAAGTCACCAGACTCGCTCAGGAAGGAGAAGATGACCAATGATGAAGACAGCGAAAATGACGCTGCGTAGCATCCTGTGCGCCGCCCTGTTCGCCCTCGGAACAGTCTCCACGCTCGCGTGGCTCATCGGCTTCGGCAGCGGCCTCGTAGCCTTGTGCGCAGCACTGCTATACCCCTCCCTCGTCGTCGATGCGGCACTCCCGCTCCTTGGAGCTGGGGCCGTCAGCTTCGCCGCTAGGGGCATCTCCATCTTCGGCTTGCGCCTCATGACCCCGAACGACAAGCGCCAATCCCTCCGAACCGACCTCATCGGATGGATCGGCTTCGTCGATGACGAAACCTTGCGTATGACGCTAGATGCAGGAAAGGAAGTGCCAAATGGGTACGCGAAGACCACCAACTGACCAGCCGCGCCCCTGCCAGCTCAGACGAACCCCCGAAGCCATGCAGGTCACCAGCGACAACCTGCGCCAGGTAGCCCGATGGTGCCACGGCGCTCTACAAACCGAGGGCGGCAAGATCGCCCTCATCGAGGTCACAAACACCATCACCTCACACACGACCATCGCCCACGTCGGCGACTACATCGTGCGCCGATACCGCGGCAACCGATCCATTTTCACCGCCATTCCGTGCGACGAGTTCGAGCAGGAATGGACCCTACGACCCATCAAGAAGGAACCCCGATGAGTAACAACGACAACGAGCTCCGCATCAGCGGAAACCTGACCCGCGACCCCGAGCTGCGCTATACGCAGTCAGGGAAGCCCGTCGCATCATTCACCGTCGCCGTCAACCGCCGAGTCCGCGACCAGTCCGGCAACTGGGTGGATGGCACCACTCTCTTCGTGCAGTGCGTAGCCTGGGAACAACTCGGCGAGAACGTCGCAGAGTCCCTGCGAAAGGGCGCGAGTGTTGCCGTCGTGGGCAGGATCGAGCCCAAGGAGTACGACTCGAACGGCATGAAGGTTCGTGGCTTCGAACTGATCGCCGACGATGTCAGTGTCTCCCTGCGCCGCCAGCAGGCCACCGTCAAGAAGGCCACCCCCGCACCCAGCGGTCAGGGTAACGGCTACAACTCCTACAGTCCCAACGCTCAGTACACGACGGACCCCTACGCAACAGGGGAATACTACTAAGCCCAGACAGGACACAACAATGGCCAGCGCCTCCCACATGTTTCCATTCATGCTCACTCTCCCTGACGGAACCCTCCACGATACAGTCCGCATCTACGCGGAAACCCTCGAGGCCGTCGCAGAATGGTGCGGCGGGGAAGTGGGAGGTGCGGCCATCCCCGGCAAAGGCACCGTCGCCGGCATCCTCTACCCCACAGGTAAAGGCCACGATGCGTTCGCGCCCGTCGGCTCCTACCTCCTGCGAGGAGCCGTCTCTGCTCAGCATATGAGCGCCGAAGAGTTCAACAAGGTCTACACGAACCTCTGACAGTCCATGCCCGCCCAGACAGCGCAGCAGATCATCGCCGCAGCACGCCGCAACGCAGCCGCACTCCCATCCGAGCAAGCCGCCGCCCGCGAGCGCCGCAACACTGCGCGCAAAGCCGCTCGCAAAGCCCGCGAAGCAGCCAAACCAGTACGCGCTGCACGAGAACTCCCACCCATCGACGGCGCGCACTGGGCGAAGCGGCGATACGGCTCCAACTGGCTCTACCCCACGATTCAACTCACCAGCTCCCACGTCGCACGCCTCATCACCCAATGGGCACCACGCACCACCCGCTACGTCGAAACCCCCTCCACGTGGGGCCTGTACGTGTGGAACAGCAGGCGCGGACCTGAACCCGTTCTCGCACAAGAAGGCTGGTACATTGTGCGCACAAAGTATGGGCTACGAGTAATGCAACCAGCCGTTTTCCAGCAGCTTTACGAACCCTTCGCGCCACAAAACAAGCAATACCCACCTAGCGGCAGGTAATGCCTGAAACCGCAACAAAACAAAGGTGACAACAACCACACTATGCGCATTAAAGAGACATTTTTAGTTGCAAAACAACCACTTTCACAACCGCCACAAACTAATACGCCAACAAAAACTAGAAAATACGCTTGAAAAACATTCAGCGTACATATAGGCTTTCCGCGAAAGCACGGAGCGAGGGAGTACACACTTCCTCCATCAACACAGAAGGAGACACTTTGTCTACTAAGACCATCAAGCGCTCGGCCCTCACGAAGGCCGTCACGCTCTTCGCCCTCGTGGGCATGGGTATTATCGCCCACCCCGCAACGGCGACGTTCGCCGCTCCCGAGAATACGACTGACGACACGCCCGCCGCTGCGCCCGCCCGCTCTGGCAACGACATCACCGGAAATGATGGTGGCGCATCGACCGCCACCGGCGGCATTCAGATCGACGGCGTGCGCGCCACCCGCGAGTATGACAAGCCGAGCGTTGGCTCGTCCGTAAAGGTCCACGTGGACTACTCCGGCAAGAAGGTGTCTCAGGGCGCAACCTTCACGATTGGCCTGGGCGAGGGCCTGAAGGTTCCCGCAGGCATGAATAAGGTGACTCTCAAGGCCACCACCCTCGACGGTTCCCACGAGGAGAACATCGGTGAGTGCACCGTCACCAACAATGCACTCAACTGTGAGATCACCGCAGACATCGCCGCCACCCTCGGCGGTAACGGCGACCTCAAGGCCGCATATGTAGACTTCCAGGCGGCTATCGACTCCTCTGCCACCGGCAAGAAGTCCATCGAAATCACCGTCGCTGGCACCACCTACACGGTGTCCATGGGCGACGGGGTTATCGGTGAGGGTTACGAGAAGGATCCCGGTAAGGGTATGTGGTCCGACGGCATGGAGAATGGCCTGCACCGCCACCGCGGCTTCATCTGGACAGGCGAACTCCCCGGCGGTACCGCTGTCACCATCACCGACACGAGCGCCGACGTGCTTGCCAGCAAGGCGTACTGCACAGCGAATCATTCGTGGGCCAAGAAGGACGAAATCATCGCGGACAACAACAAGCTGTCCGCAGACAAGCACACCATCACCTTCACCATTCCGGCAGGTGATAACGTCAACTGCCGTGTCGCCTTCAAGATGCTGACCGAGGGCCTGGTCGCACACAACGAGGCCGAAGTTAATGGCAAGACCCTTGTTGCCGATAACAAGTGGCGCGCGAAGGGCGGCTCCGGCGGCTCCACGGACGAGGATGCAAAGCCCGTCGAGCCTGCTCCTACGCCGGATCCGACCCCGGAACCTCCCAAGCCGGACCCGAAGCCTACCCCAGAGCCCACGCCTGAGCCGTCTGAGCCTCCGGCTCCCACGCCCGAGCCTTCGGAGCCTCCGGCCCCCACCCCGGAACCTTCAACGCCTCCGGCCACCCCGGACCCCGAGCCCCCCGCTCCTACGCCGGACCCAACCCCCGAGGCCCCGAAGCCGGACCCCAAGCCTGAGCCGACCCCCGAGGCTCCCAAGCCGGACCCGAAGCCCACGCCCGAGCAGCCCACCCCGGATCCCAAGCCGACCCCGGACACGCCTCCGGTCACTCCCGACCCGAAGCCCAGCGTTCCTCCGGTCACCCCGGATCCCGAGCCCAGCACCCCGTCCGTGACCCCGGACCCGAAGCCCTCGGAGCCCCCGGTTACGCCTGAGCCCTCCACGCCTCCGGCTCCCACGCCTGAGCCGAAGCCGTCCGAGCCGACCACACCTGTCACCCCCAACACGCCCAGCACCCCGGACACTCCTCCGGTGACCCCGAAGGCCCCCACGCCTTCCGCTCCCGCCAGCAATGGCGGTGGCACGCTGGCTAAGACGGGTGCCGACGCTGGCCTGATCGCTGGCGCTGGCGTGCTCGCCGTCGCCGGTGGCGCGCTCCTGGTGGCCCGCCGCCGCCAGAACAAGAACTGACACCAGTCAGCAAATTGGGAGGCCCCAGAGATGCAATACTCTCCGGGGCCTCCCACCTTTTTAGTAAACCGAGGTTTTGCCCGGCCATGCAAGGCTTTTAATGTTGCCACAGTAATGCGCGTAATGCTACAGTAGGGCATTAAGAGACAATTTCGCAGAAAGGAGCAATAAATGCTCAAGAAATACCAGGTCACCAAGATGGTTGACGACACTGACGGGTCCGAAGCCACCCGCACCATCAAGTTCAGCATCGACGGCGCACACTACGAAATCGACCTGTCTGACAAGAACGCGGACAAGTTCCGCGAGGCCTTCGCGCCCTACATCGCCAACGGTCGGCGCGTGACCTCACGAAAGTCATCACGCAAGACCGGCAGCGCCAGCACAGGGCGCGCTCAGCGTCAGAAGACAGCAGAGATCCGCGCCTGGGCCATCAAGAAGGGCTACACGTCATCCACGCGAGGCCGACTTGGCCCGACCATCATTGAAGCCTACGAGGCCGCACACAAGGACCACTGATACTTAGCAGCTAAGGCAAAGGAAATCATCATGAAGATTGTGTTTGAGGACAACATCATCGTTGACCCGTCTACCAACTCCGCCACCCCTCTACCCAACATGACCATTACAGTCGGCTACAAGGACATGCCTGCCGTCGCATCCATCGACATGCGCGGCGAGGTGGACCTGCGCACCCTCCCGGTGGGGACGTTTATCGTCACTGTGGGGCCGACAAAGGACGTTACCCATGAGGACCGCCAGTACATGAAGTGCAAGCGCTTGTGGCGCGGCTCCGACGAAAGCACCTGGGACGACCATTCCCTCGCGGAAGAGCTCACCGAGCAGACGCTCGCAGGCCGTCGAGCCATCGTCCGCGACATCCCCAACTACCCCATCTACTAAGGGAAGCAGGAGAATCGTCATGTATGATCCCGGTGCTCTCACAGAGCTCGCCCTCAAGAACGGCGCGAAGATCAAGCGCAGCGCAGATGAGATCGGTAATGCCGTTTTGGCGTCCCCCCAGGCGAAGGTCGCAGAGTTCGACGAACCTGACTACATCCACTTCGAGGTGGAAGAGGGGAGCGACACCATCAGCGTGACTTTCGGTGCGCGCGTTTCTGCCCCTGTTAGCGTGTACCTTAGTGACACGCCACTTCCCGATGAGGAATCCTGGGTCAGGCTCATGTGCGAAGCAGCATGGGATACCACTTCAATGCGCATCAAAGAGGGATCCCTTCACATCGATGACAACAAGTTCAACTCCAACGAGGCTGTGGCCGCAAACAGCGAGAGGCTGACGAAAGAAATCGAGCGGCAGGCTCAGGAGGAGATCGTATTTGATCGCTACCAGGTAGCAGAGCGCCTGAGTGGCAGTCTCCCCCGCGGCGAGATCGTGTCCCTTTCCTACCCGCATGATGACAGCGGGGAACACGTCGGCGGCTACTTCATGAACTACCTCCATGGCGTTCGTCTAGGCCTTGTGGAAAGGCCTGAGCCGTGGGTGCAGGCCCTTGTTGACGATCTGCGCACTCAGTGCCGCGCACTGTTCGACGGCGAGGAAACGTACTGCGACCCGACCAACTCGGAAGCCGGGGACGGCTCTTTCCCCAACGACCTGTACCCCATCCGCATCAGGATCCGCAACATCCTGCGCGCCGGCATCCGTGGTGACGGCGAATGGGCGGCGTATGCTCCGCTGATCCGCGCAGTCACCCCCGAGACCGTGCGCAAGCTGTACAGGCTCCCAGAAGAACTCCCGCTGCTGAAGGTGGACGAACTGCCGGTCTCCGCCGAAGACACGAAGACCCTAGGAGAACTACTCTCCACCATGGAGCTGATCGAAGTGTCTACGCCCGATCAGGGAAAGCTGGCTGAGCACTACCAGCGTTTGCGGAAGCTACACGAAGGCTTCACGCACTACGCCGAGCTCGGGGAGCGTCTTGCAGAAGGGGACGCAGGGGAGGATGTGGTTACGCGCATCGCCAACTACAACGAGCAAGTCAGCTCCGTCGAAGACTGCTCCAACACCATCGCAGACGCACTCAGAGCTGTGGAGCGGACTCTCAAGGTGAACGGCGTTCTCCGTTACCTGTACCAGGCCCAGGAGAAGCGCGGTAAGGTCAAGCCCCTGCAAGACCTGGACTGCCTCGCGTTAGGCGCATACGTTCAGGACTCGCCCGACGCAGACTCCTTGGGAAGGGTCCATGGTGGGAAACCTCTAAGTGAACTGAACACGTTCTTCACGTATGAACAGGATTTCGCTGAAGCTGAGAGTGAGCGTGTGTACAGCGACAACGCTGACTTCCTTGCGCGCTATTTCCCGTTTCCGGTTATCGCAAACATTCCAGGTATTCGAGCATGGAATAGCCTGAACAGTATTAGCAACGAAAGGCTGGCTGCCCTAACCATCAGCGCGCTAACGCATAATCGAAAGCCGTGGTCGAAGGACGCGCATCGTGCTCTAATGACGGCTTTTGTAACTGCGGGAACCTATGACATGTCATACGTAGAGTCTCGTGGTGCAGAGGAATTGTCAGCGGTTGCACCCCATCATGAGGTACTGGCTCCGCTGGTCGATGCAGCCAAAACGCTGTATAAGGATCTGCACAAGACGTACATGCTCCCGCATAGCGATGAAAACACTGTCTATGAAGTTGCTCAAACATTCATTGACGACATTAACGCCATCTTGCCGCTTCTTGACAGCTTGTATGAGCTAAATAAGCAGTGGCTTGCCGTCAAAAACCACCTGCTGCGCGACGGCAGCACAATGGATAAGGAATACGAGCAGGAGAGGCAGGACCGCGCTCAAGTCGTAGACCTCCTTATGAAGAAGCTGGGCCTTGCAGATGCGGACCTGGAACGTGTTGGCCTAAGCCAGCAGCTTCTTCTTGGGGAGAGCGAAGCACTCTCTGAGTTCCTGGTGAAGAAAGCACTTATCCAGGTTTCATGGGTGAACTACCAGTTCATGCGGCCAGAGTATTGGGACGGTAGTCTCCATAGTGCCCGCAATGCGTCACATAAGGGGCTATTCAGAATTGCGGCCCCCGTGTCGATGATTGGGGCGCGTCATGGTGGAGTGCAGGGCATCGTAGTGGCAGAACTTATCCGAGCGTTTGGCTACTCAAATCACTCTCGACGCGATGTCGTTTTTACGAAAGAAGAATCAGAGATGGTTCTTGACTACGTTCGTAACGGCGACATTCAATCAGAGGTCCCCGTCGCTTGGGGAACTCAAGCATCCTACGCTAACGCTTTTAGCCCTCTCTCACGCAAAGTATGGAAGCCCAGCCTACTAGCTAAGGTAGAGGATCAGGCCGCACTCATTAGAGGCTTGTTTACGAAGCTAGACAGTGACGGCCATATCATCATCAGCCAGATGATTGCACCTGATATGGATGATGCGAGTGCAGCAGATGAGCGTGCACGCTTGGCACACGAACTCGAATCACACTGGGTATATAACGCCGGCTACTACGGTTGCATTGGCATAGAGAGCGCGCTCATCGCAGTTGGCGGAACGAGCAAGGGTGACACAAGCGTGTGGAACGGAGAAGTAATTCCACACTTCCGAGGAACAATCGGCGACCTGTTTGACCTTGACGAAAACGGATACGTGAAGCTCTCCTCGTACAAAAAGGCACAGCTCGTTGGAGGCGACCCACGGACACAATGCACGTATTGGCGGTTGGAGCGCGGGTTCCAATACGACTTCGTGAGTAGCTACAGGAGATAGGCGGAAGATCGCCAGTTGATCGTGCCCTCGCGAAGGGGAGGGGTCTACTTTCGGGTAGATCCCTCCCCTCTGCTGTGTGCGGGGCTTAGTTCAGCTCACCGTAGTGCCGTCAGTCGGCGAGAAGGTGGTAGATGAGTGAGGGGCACGTGTAGGGCGTTGCTCCGAATCGCCCCTCGAGGTAGTTCTTGGTGATGTTGCTCCCTGACTGTAGGCCGGTGAAGTCGGAGAGCTGGTAGAGCGTGGTGGCCTGGGCGCTGTTCTTCTCTGTGAACCAGATGCGCTCACGGTTATGGATGGGGCCGCGGCCAATGTCCATGAGTGCGATGTCGTTGGTCGTGAAGATGAGCTGGGCTCCCGTCTGGTTGGCGGTGAAGGCGGTGAACCAGTTGATGATGATGCGACCAAGCTCCGTGTGGAGGGAAGCCGTCAGATCATCCACAACGAGCACCTGTCCGCTAGTGAGCGCGTCAACGGCTGCGGCGGCGAGCGCCAGCCACATGATGCTCCCCGAAGATGCTGAGAGTGCCGTGTGGGGGACTGTGTGCTCCCCGTAATGGAACTCGAGGAGGTGGGGGAGAGCCTTCGCGAGCGTGACCTCCGCAGCCTCTCTGTCTGCGGGCGTATGGTGTGTGGAGCGCGCTGGCCGCTGGGGGGTGCGCAGCTCAATGCTCGTAGTGCCAAGGTCTGCAACCTGAGCGAGCGCGCTCAGGGCCGTCGTGTCGAGGCGGCGCGACAGAAGGTGCCTGGCGATATGCAGGTATGCGTCCTCCATCGAGGGAACGCCGACACGGAAGACCTTGACCCCAGTCGTGAGCGCGTCGCGGACGGGCTTCACCTGCGGGTCGCCCATGAGGGACGCTCGAGTGAGAACCAGTTCGTTCACGTTGACATGGGGGAGGCCTTTCAGGCCGGTCACAGCCCCGTGTATGTCGCGCGAGTAGATGGTGTTCCACCGCTTGCGGGCAACGCGCAGGTGCTCCCCTGCAACGCCGTCTGCGTTCCGAGACAGGCTGTACTCGTAGCGCATGTTATCGAGGATGAACTCGATGCTGTAGCAGGTGGGCTTCGATGCGTCGTAGGGCCTGTAGGGGAGCGCGTTCGCCCCCAGGGGCAGGAGGGTAGTGATCGCACTCTTCATGTGGTGGAAGGCTTCTAGGATGTTCGTTTTCCCAGAGCCGTTGGGACCGTAGATGCCTGCGAGGCGGTGCAGGTAGTCGCCCCACTGAGTGCCTCCTGGCGGATTGAGGGTGCGTATTGCCGATAGGGCGAGGTTGAGGGTGGCCTCATCCCTGATCGACTTGTGATTGCTAATTGTGATGTTGAGCAGTTGCATACCCACAAAGTAACACACATAGGCGCATTTATGATATTTTTTATCACGAACGCGCCGAACAGTGCTCCAAACCGAGAAAGCGAGACCGCCATGAAGGAAGTCCAATACATCCCACTTGGGGATATTTGGCCACAAAACCTATCCAAAGAAACACAGCAGGCGATTCGACACACCGGGTATCTTGCAGACCTAAAGCCGGACCACCCAGCCTTCACACAGGATACGAATAGCTACACCATCTTCGCGCAGACGCGCCGCCGCACATGTCCAACCCCCGAGCTCCAGTACCACTGGGACAAAACCCGGCGCTTCCTGGAAGGAGTCCTCCGCATGAAGAGCGTGGACATCTTCCCCGTGGCCTACTGGGCATGGCAGACCTCCCTGTGGATAAAGGACGCGCAAGATGACTTCACGCGCCAAATGCACGAGCGCAGCGGCGTGCTCGTCGCCCCCGACGACGGGACCGTCGTCGGCTACACGATGTGTATGCCAGTCAACTCCACCTCCGGCACACAGTGGAGTGAATCCGTGCTCAGGCCCGACACATGCGAAGCCTACGGTCTCGACGCTGACAAGCCCATCCCGGTGGGGAACGGCTACTGGTTCGTACACCCCGCCATCATGTACGGCCAGCAGATCGCGCACGTCCGCTACGTCAACGTCGGTATGGGGGATGCCATCAACTCGTAACGAAGATGCGCCCAGACGAAGCAAACGAGATCCCTGTCGAAGCGACGAGCTTGCCCCTGTCGCTTCCTGCTCATGTGCGCGCCGTCGCCCTCGAGTATGCCTACGTGGGCGTGAGGCTCAGCAAGCATCTCAACCAATATGCAGGGTTTCCGCAACCTCAATCCCTGGATGTGGCAGACGTTGCGCTTGATCCGTCACATGCAGCGGAGCTCCTGCGCGCTGAATGGGGGCTTTCTGACAGGCCAGTCCACAGCATGATGCGCCTCCTCGAAACGGTGGGAGTGCGTGTCTTCTCTCTCGGACAGGGGCAAGCAGAGGTCAGCACGTTCTCCTTCATGTGGGAGGGGGTGCCTTACGTGTTCCTGCAAACAGGGTGGGATGCTGTAGCGCAGCGTTTTTCCCTCGCGAGCGAGCTAGGGCACCTCGCCATGCACGCCATCGACACTGAACCAGTTGGCACGCTGCGCAGGATTGAAGAGGCTAAGGACTTCGGGAGAGCGTTCCTCATGCCACCGTGCGCACTCTATGCCCACGGGAGCACCTGGACATCGCACGATGTCATCAACGCTTCCGTCATGTACGGAGCGCCTACAGGGGAACTGCTCTGCCACCTGTACGCTCTCGGTGTCATCAGCCTTCACCAAAAGACTGAGGTCGCCGCCGACATCAAAGGTGATCGCCCTAGCTGTCCTGTTGAAAGGTCGGAGCATCTACAGCGCATCAGACTCCACGCGCTACGCGAAGCTGCCAGCAAGACCGGCATCAACGTCGCAACAGCATCCGAGTACCTGCGCGACCTGACCATCCGATCCGTATAACCAACTGGCATGAGCCCCTAGCGGCACTCTGCCCCTATAGGCACAATCATCCAGAGAGGAACACCATGAGGACATTCTTCATCGTCCGAGGAGCGCCCGGTATCGGCAAGAGCACCTTCCTCAGCCTCTACCAGGCCCGCGGCCAAGTCGTCTCCCTCGACGGGATCCGCGACGTGTTCGCCATGCCCATCCCCGACTGGGACGGCGTTCCCGGAAGGTCCATCTGTGGGGACACTGAGGGGACGATCTCCCGCGTCCTCGAGTCCGCCCTGCGGTCACGCTTCGAGCAGGGTGGCGACGTGTTCTTCGACGCGACCAACCCGGAGCTGCAACAGTTCAAGCACCTCGCCGACATGTCCCGAGCCTACGGCTACCAGGTCGCTGTCATCGACATGCAAGGGAACGCCACCGACGACATGATCCTCGCGCAGAACGCGAAGCGCGCGGGCAGCGTCACCTACGTCCCCGAAGAAGACGTTCTCAGGATCTCAACGCGAGTCCGTGAGGGCACCCGCGAGTGCCGCCGGTACGCGGGACGTGGCATGTGGGTGTCCGCCCAGTGGGAAGAACGTGACTGTGGGCTGCACCTGGTCAACCTCGATGCCATGCGCGACTTCGTGCGCTCCACCATCGACGGGCGCTACGTCAAGACGATCACCCCGAAAGCGGGGGAGCGTGTCGTCATTGTCGGGAGCGCCTACGGTGGTGCTCAGCCACTCAGCGCAACGCTCATGGAAGCCTGGGACGCGACCAAGGATGCGCGCGCCGTGACGTGGGTGTTCCTCGGAGATGCGCTCGCATCCAGCCCGCACGTCACCCAGGCGTGGAAGATCCTCAAGTACTTCGAGACCCAAGCCAAGCAACACGGCCACACCGTCATCTTCCTTGAAGGGATCGACGAGACTATCCTGCGTGAAATCCTCACCCGCGCCGCCAGCTCCCACGCATTCCCTGACGCTCGAGAAGTCATCGACGCAATCACCCGAACGGGAACCCAGAAACGCGACCTCCTGCGTCACCTGAACAACCTCACCTGCGCGCTCACCATCCACACGGAAAGCGGAACCTGCTACGTCACCACCGGCGGCACCGCAAACCAGGACCGCACTCTCACCGCCCTCGAGTGCACCAACGGCGCAAACGACCGCACCAGCACCTACCGTAGGAAGACCAACTACGAGGACTACCCTGAACCCCTCAGTGAGGCAGCGGCCCGCGCCGACATTACGATCATCCACGGCCACAGGAACACACCTCACGACATGCCCCGAGTCGTCGCCGTCGAAACCGGGAAGGCCCCCGGTTACGTGATCCTCTGACCGCCCATCAACACTCGCAGACCACAACCGCTTTCACGACGAAAGGAACACCCCTCATGGGACAACGAGGCGTACACGCCACCATCACTCAAGACAAGAGCACCGGCCTCATCACCGTCAACCACGTGACGGTCCAATGGAGCTTGAACATTGCTGGCATCATCCAGTTCGCCCTACAGCACGCGGGCAAGGACGGCTACACCCAGGACGAGTTCCTGAAACTCCTCAAAAAGACCGTCGCTGACATGGAGCACATCGGCGCTTTCAACATGGTCGACGAGGACTACGAGTACTACGCCGACCGTGGACCCATGGAGGGGTACTGCTTCGTCGCCCACAACCATGAGGACGGGAAAGAGTATCTTCTTGGCATCGACAAGAGGGGCGGCGGTCTCCTAGCGAGCTACACGGAGCCTGAACGCTCCTCAATTCCTCGCGCGTTCGCCAAACGTAAGGCCGCTGAAAAGTTCATCAAGGAACACGGCCACGCTCAGGATGCGGTGTCATACCTGTGGGATCTGGACACTAACCAGTTCACGTTCTTCACCAACTGGGGGGCTCTCGAGGCCTACGACTTCGCAACCGGCGAGACCGTCGCCTGCAAGGAGATCACCTACAGTCTCGACCAACTGCGCCACCCAAACGCATCAGTCGAATACGACGGCAACGCATCATCCAAGCGTGTCATCCGCCTCTACAAAGGCGCACTCCCCGAAGTAGTCCCCGCTGAGGAGGAGAGCGAGTCCGACATTGCTCTACGCGCAAGCAAGCGCCTCCCCCTCCGGTGGCCAGGCGGCGACACTCCCACCCACGCTCGTGTCGCACTGCTGAATCGCAGCTCAGCCCAATACGTTGCCGTTGTGTGTGCCGAAGGCAAGGAGTTCCCCGTGAATCTCCTGACCGTCGATCAGACGCTCGAGGGTAGGGTCATTGACCGCAACCCCTTCGTGTACGACCCTCACGTCGAAAACGAAGCGCAGCCCGCCTACGTCGTCACCGACTTCTCCGGCAACCCCCAGATCGGAAGCGGCGAATGGGAGTTCTCCAAGATCAGCGCCAAGACCGGGCGCGCGGACCTGTCCCGCACCTACAAGGTCACCGGCAACCTGGAAGAGAACACCCTCGATGAGCTGTTCAACAAGGCCGTCCAGGGTGGGGCTCACAAGCCAGACGCATACTACGGGCGTAAGCCTGCGTGGCTGGCAGACCTCATCCGTGACGTGAGCACTGGCTCGTGGACTCTTGGCGACGTTGAGTACTGGTCGAAGCGCTGCGACGTGCCCTTCGACTACGAGATGCAGATGCCCGACATCCCAGCGGGCCTACAAGAATCGTTCGAGCAGAGCGCCCTGAAGTATGCCGACGCGATGGACACCAACCTCGTTGCGTTCCCGAAGGGCACGCCCGTCAAGAAGCGCCTCAACGAGATTCAGCGACGCTGGCTCCTCGGCCTCGCTGGCCGTCCAGTCGTGCCCGACGAGATCGAACTGTCTCCCATCGCGGACGGAAAGCTCATTGAGGCCTACCTGAAGCCCTGGGACCGCTCCCTCGTCATCCCCATGGGGGATGCGCTCGACAAGCTCGTCTACCGTGCCCTAGCGGCAGCAGTCTACGACTACGCGGACAACCGCAACGCCCCACTGACGAACCTGCGCCTCACCGCAAAGGACAGCGAGGTCATCATGTGTGCCGCGTTCTCCCCCGCATGGTCAACAAGTAAGCGCCTCAACAACCGACAGGCCGTCATCAAGTTGAGCGACTGGATCGCGAAGCACTGACCCAAACGAGCCTCGGCCACGACACAAAAACCGTGGCCGAGGCTCACCACATCCCCAGCCAGGAAGGCCCCATAATGAACGAACAATCAGCTCTCTACGCGACGATCAGCCGCGACGCTCGCACCGGACTCATCAGCGTTGACTACATGACCGTCAACGACGGCGAGTTCACATTCCTCGCACTTCAACACGCCCTCCAACGCGCAGACAAAGACGGCTACAGCCGCAGCGACTTCCTGAAAGTCCTCAAGAAAACCATTCACGACATGGGTACAGTCGAATCGTTCGCCCTGATCGACTCGAACGGCGACTACGGCTTCGACGGCAGCGCACCCCTCAAGGGCTACTCCGTCATCCCCTACTACACGGAAGAAGTAGGAGGCTCCGAGCCTAGCTACGTCGGCCTGAGCAACAGGAGTGTCGTTGAGCGCAGCTGCGAGGCGCGCGCGTTTGCTCGCCGTGAAGCAGCCGAGGCGTTCGTCAAGACCCACCCCAGCGTCCAGGAGGGCGTGTCCTTCCTGTGGGATCTGGACAGCGATCAGTTCACGTTCTTCGCTCATGAGGGATCCAGTCTCGAGGCCTACGACTTCGCAGACGACGAGATCAAGACGTGCCGGGAGGTCGCCTACAGCATCGACCAGGTGCGCCGAGCCGCAGGTGAAGTCATGTACGAGAGCGACGGAGAAGAGGACACCATCATTCCCCTGTACGACGGGCCCCTTGCTGAGGAAGACGACGAGCTCACGGACCATGAGCGCTGCGTCAAAGCGCACTCGCGACTCCCCATCCTCTTCCCCGACAACGCCAACCACGAGATCAAGCAAGTCACCATCGAACTCCACAACCGAGTGCCCTCCCAGTACTTCGCGCTCGCAACGTTCGACAACGAGTACGAAGGTAGGCGCTCATGCCCGACGAACCTCCTGCGTATCGACCCCAGGCTCCTCAACGCTGACATCTCCCATAACCCGTTCGTCTACACGCCACCGACATCAGAACAGGCCAGCTACCCCGCCTATGTCATCACAGGCTTCAAGGGCACCCTGTCCACATGGAGCGGTGACTGGCAGTTCTCCAAAGTCAGCACCACTACCGGGCGCGTAGACCTGAACCGCACCTACAAGACGACCGGCTCTCTCGACGAGAACACACTCGACGACCTGTTCAACCAGGCCCTCCAAAACGGCGCACAGGAACCCACCCCACTGGAACACCCCACCCCCGAATGGGCCGAAGAGTTCATCACGGCGATCAGCACGGACCCCTGGACCGTCGCAGACGTAGAACAGTGGTCCCACATCTGTAGAGTCGCAGGCGGTTACCCCTTCCCCGACCTTGAACTCGACAAGCAGCAGGCACAGAAGGCCTTCGAGGAGAGCGCATCCAAGTACGGGGCCGTCCTAGACACGAACATCGTCCCCTTCCCCAAGGAGAAGGAACTCGAGTCTCGCCTGCGATACATCCAGAAGCACTGGCCAACAACCGATGCCAGCGAAGAACAGAAGCAGATCCACCCGTCAGAGATCGAGATTGCCCGCATCTGCGACGGCACCCTCGTCGCCGCCTACGTCAAGCCCTGGAAGCGCACCATCGTCGTCCCCATGTGCGACGCTCTCGATAAGATCGTCTACCGAGCGATGAGCACCGTCGAAGCAGCTGGCCTCAACGCACCGACAAGCTCGACGGTACTGCGCGTGACTTCCCCGAAGAACACAGAAAGCGTCATCTGCTCCGTATTCTCACCCGCATGGGCCCGCGCCCTCACCCCCGAAGGGGCTACAGCAAAGGCCCCCACCCTCAAGCAGTGGATGCAGTACTGCTGACCACTCGCGCCCCGGTTGCCTCACACTCATCGTATGGTGGCCGGGGCGCTCGCGTAAGCGTCACCGCATCAACGAGAGCAATGCTCTCCCCATAAAGCCAACGCCCCACAACCACTGGGGAACCACGGAAGGAACAAGCAAATGGCATCCCTGCCCCCAATCAAGTGGCCCACAGGCCGCACCCCCTCCAAGGTTGAGATCTTCGCTCACCAACACAAGGGCGGTCGCGTCGCCCTCCACGTCGTTGAACTCGACACTCACCTCATCTACCCGGCGTTCCTCCTGGAGGACATAACCGGCCACTGGAGCAGCACTGAGGGCTGGCGGTCCAACCCATTCCTGTGGGTCAAAGGCAACGAGGGCGACACGCGCATCCTCCACTTCAAGGGCAACCCCTCCACGTGGGAGGGCGTATGGCAGACGCAGAACAAGGTCCGCGACGTGAAAGCACTCCCCGCCTTCGCCAACACGTACAACGACGGTGTTGACCGCAAGAGCGACGAGCTCATCAACAGCTTCACCTACGAGCAAGCCAGCGAAGACCACGGGCCCCTCGAGGACACTAAGACCGCCGACACTCTCCGCATCCCCCAATCGTTCTACACGACGTGGAGCAAGACGCGCGCCGACTACCTCGCCGAGTACGACAAGTACGTCGGCATGACCCCCGAGCCCGGCGGCAACGTCACGGTCGCCCACAAGGAGTTCTGGACGAAACTCTGCCAGAAACAGAAGGGCGGCGAGGCTATCCTCCCGTACACGCCAGTCGCCTCTCTGTCTGACGAGCGATACCTCCTGCTCCGCGACACGCCACTCGCAGACAAGAACGATCTGGAAGGCCTTGTCCCCTTCAAGAAAGGCACCCCCGAGGAAAAGCGGGCAACGTACATTGCGAAGAAATGGGGAGTCGCGGACCCCCGCACAGGCAACCTCATTGGCTTCGACCAGATCCGCGTCGAAACCAGCTTCACCGGCAAGACCGCAACCGTCTACGTCGCCCCCTTCAACATGACGTTCCTCATGCCGAACATGCCGGCCCTCGACAAGGAGATCTACCGGAACCTCGGCAAGATCATCGAGCTCGTCAAGGCCTACGACCCGGCCCTCGACGTGACCTACCCGCAAGGCGCATACACGTCCCCGACGAGCTTCCCCCTCCAGCGCGTCACCAGCCCCCACTGGATCGTGCTCTCACGGAACTTCAACGCCCTGACTGCACCAGACCCCACCGCCCGCAGGTCACGGACAATGACCCTCAGCGAATGGGCGCACACCAACTAACCCCATAACGCGGAGGGGCAGGAACACTCACACCCTGCCCCTCCGCTTCACCATCTCGAAAGGACCACGACAGGAACACCCGCCATGCTGACCAGCCCCTACCAGCAAACCAGCAACCAGCCCATCTCCGTGTACGGGCAACCGCTCGGAATGCCAGATTTCAACGGTGAGGACTACGACAAGAAACAGAAGCGCGCCTACACGGCGTTCCTGCGGTCCCGCCCCGCCAACTACCTCCCCACCCTCGAAGCACTCCGACCATCAAACTGGAGCATCCCCCAACTGTTCGCGACCGACCGATTCATCGTCACTGAACCCTGGGACGCATCCCTCCCCGACGTTGCAGCCCCCCTAAAAGGCCAGATCGCTGTCCGGTACGACCAGCCCCTCGAGGTCACGACCTACAACGAGTACTACGAGAAGACCGGCACCCAGCCCGTCACCTGCCCCTCGGGCAGTATCCCCATCACCTCAGAAGTCAACCTCCGACTCTCCCCAGAGCAGGCGAACAACATGCCCGACGGCTTCAAGTACGCCCAGCGCGTCCCGCGGTCAGACGAGTACCCCAAGGGCGCGTTCATATACTGCGTCCCCAAGATATTCCTCGACAAGATCGTCCCCTACACGCTGATGTTGTCCCGCAAGCCCCTCGCGCGAACCGTCGAACGGTACATGTTCCCCCTGTGCGCCTACAACACGTCCCTGTACCTGTCCGTCGTCCGCGAGTCTCCATTCACCACACGCTACCGTGACACTGGACCCATCGTCCTGTGGGCCCAGTACAACAGCAACTTCGACAGGGCCATCGCCGAGTTCTTCAACAAGCAGGCAGAACAAGGCTGGGTGCCCATGCGAGGCCAATACGCGCTCTCCACTGGCGAAGACCTCGCCTACGAGCACAAACTCTACGAAGACAAGCTCCCAGCCCCGCCCACCAACTAACAGCAAAGGACCAAAAGCTGTGGCCACACAACGTAGACATCACTACGCAGTCTCCGGCATAGACCTCTACCGCCGCGTCATCGAAGCGGCGCAGACCGGCAAGCGTCTCCCCGCTGGTGCTCTCCTCACCGCCGACAACTACGACGACTTCAGGACCATGATGGTCAACACCGACCTGGACGACACCACGGCGGCAGTAGTGCGCCGTTACCTGGGGCTGGCGCACTCCCAGCAGCTCATGCCCGTTCATGACGACGACCGCTTCCATCGACTCTTCAACACGCCCACGCGCCCGCAGCCATTCGACAACCCCATCGAGACTGACGCGAAGATCCTCAGCGGCCCACACGGCCCCTTCCTCTACCGGCAGCTCATCCGCCACTCGAGCGAGAAAAAAGCCGCCAAGTTCCTACGTGACTTGTGTGCCAAATACCCGAAGCTGATGGAAGGGTCGCTCCTCTACGCTCAGGCTTTCAACATGCCGCAAGACGTGATCGACCTGTCCGACAGGATCGACGGGGCCAAAGTGCGTGAATGGACACAGGCTCTCATCCATGACACCACCGCAACACACGACAGCATCGTTCGAGCTATGCAGAAGATCAAGGGCGGCTTGTCTGACCCCAGCATCACCGACGAAGACAAGATTGCGCTCGCGGGCGCAATCGCTGGCGCAGTCGTGAGATTTGACGGCCCCACCCACGTCTACAAGTGCCTACACCACTGCGGCCTGCTCGACCTGTGCCTCCACCACTTCGGCCACCTACTACCCCGCGACTGGCTCAATACCCCCATCAGCGTCTCAATGCGCAACACCTACCCTTGCGAGTGGAGAGTCTGGGCAGGGTTCGCTCCCGTCGCCAGCCTCTACCTCGCAGAAGACGAAACCGCCGAGCCCAGCATCAACAGAGGCGAATACGCGCACACGTTCTTCAACGCATACGACGCTGCCCTCGCCGCCGCAAGCTCAACCCCCCTCATCAAAAAGCGATGGAACTACCTAGCGCTAAACAAAGCGCCAGAACAGCTCATCAACATGTGGATCAAATGCGTCACCGGACGCATCGATGAGTGCTACGACTACTTCGACGAGCACTACTGCATCGGCGAGCCGGACGGCCTCTGGGATGAAAGCATCGAGCCCGCATGGGATGTGCACTACGCCCTCATGTACCTCGTATGCAGCCATGTCGTCCCACCCGGCCTCTACAAACGCCTCAAGCATGACGACGCAGTAATGGCACTCCTGTTCCGCTATGAGGCCGTCTCCGTCGCGGGGCTGAACACAAAAGATCGTTCCCGTCGAACAACCGTGGACGAGATGGTGAAAGCCGAAGGCCTCATCAGCGCAACTAAGCGCCTCTACGTCGAAGAGCTTGAGTGCATCAACAGCGAAGCGCGACGCACGCGCCCCAAGAAGTAACCCCACGGGTGAGGCCCTGCCAGTTCGCGACGGCGGGGCCTTGCCCATCTCGAAAGGACGATCCCCTCTCATGACTGGCCAACACTGGACCCTCGATCCCAGCGGCTACTGCTACCCCGATGATGCTCCTACAGAAGGGTTCCAGCTCCCCCTTAAGAGCGTGCCCACCACGCCCGTGCCTGTTCGTGTCGTGAGCTTCCTGAGCGCCCTCACGCAGCAGCAGGTGAGTGTCTGGGACTCCCAAACCCCCGACACTGCGCAGCTTGTGTCGAAGCTCGACGAAACGCGCATCTCCCAAGCGTTCCTGACTGCCGTCACCAGCACAGGACAGTGGGGGTGGCTGCACGTCCCCGTCGATCACGAGTCAGGGCGGGTTGGCTTCAACACGATCTGGGTTCTTCCCGTGGGTGGGGGACAGGCTTGAGGGGTGTTGCAGGTGTCCTACAGGGAACAGCAGATGTGCGTGGCCGCGGCTTCTACCTGGTTGATGAGGTGAGCGGGCGAACCGTGCAGGTGTGGGTGCGCGAGCAGGCGGTGCCGTTGATGCGTCGGATGCTCGGCGTGAGGGTGCTGGTTGCTGGGCGTATGGATGACACGGGCAGGGTGGTGTTTGCTGAGGATGTGCGTCCGTGTCCGATCTTCACCCCATCCAACATGTGACCCATCTAACCAACATTGTGAATATTGGGACTTGCACATCCAAAGTGGACGACATATGCTATGAACCATCCCAAACAGGGATACTACTTCACTCGACAATCCAACCAATCAATCCAGAAGGAACAATCATGAACACCAAGAAGATCATCGCAGCGCTCGTCGCATTCACTGCCGCCGCCACCCTCGGCGCATGCACCAACCCCGGCAAGGAGATCGCCCCCTCCAAGGACAAGACTCCCGCCCCCAATGCGCAGCCGAATAACCCGGCCCCCGCGCCGACCACTCCCGCGCCTGCGCCCACAACTCCGGCCCCCAGCACTCCGGCCCCCAGCAACCCCACTTCTCCGCGAGTGCCCGTCTCTCCCGCGCCGACCACCCCGCAGCTCGGTCAGGGCAGCGGCTTCTATGGCTACACCAGCACCGCCTCACAGCCCACTTTCTCGGACAGCGACTACGGCTACAGCACCCCGGCGGACAACACCGTGTCCGCTGACACGAGCCATGCCGCCGCCCAGGCGCGCTTCGCCGCCGCCCAGGCCGCACTCCTGGACGCGAACAACGCCCTGACCGACGCGCAGAACAAGCTCTCCGCAGCTCAGGACGCGGAAACCGCCGCTCAGGGTGCGCTCGCGGACGCGAAGGTCAAGGAGTCCGACGCGAAGGCTGCGCTCGACGCTGCTATGCAGGCTAACCCCGCCGGGTCCGTGGCCTACATGAAGGCCAAGAACGACCTCAACGATGCGAAGGCTGCGACCGTCGCCGCCCAGAAGAACCTCGACCAGGCGAACGCCGAGCTGGCTAACGCTCGCACCCAGTCCGATAAGGCCAAGAGCGAAGCCGACACAGCTCACTCCGAGCTCGACAAGGCGAACACTGCCCTCAAGGATGCGCAGGACCGCCTTGCCGCCGTCATGGCCGACCAGGCCACTCGAGCGCACGCCGCCGTCGATGCGGAAGCTGCACTGGACTCCGCGAAGGACGCGAACGCTGACGCTCAGGCCAAGAAGGCTGAGGCGAAGGCCGCTCTCGAAGCGTCTACCGCCTCCCTGAACGAGGCTCAGGCGAACCTCGACGCAGCCAAGCGCGCCGCCGAAGCCGGTGGCATCAACTGGGATGCGCTAACCGTCGCTCAGAAGCAGGATCTCGTTCGCGCGTTCCTGCTCCAGATGATGAACGACTACCGTTCTCAGTACCGTCTGCCCGCGGCCCCCATCGGAGTTGACGTGCAGGCATTCGCTCAGGCGCACGCCGACACCAACCCCGGCTACATGGTTGGTCCCAACATGGCTGACTGGGATAAGGCGAGCGCTGACGGTCTCACGAACCGCCCCTACGGCTCCCTGTCCACTGGCACCAGCTGGGAGGGTCGTAACCCCCTCGAGGCCGCTCAGGCCGCATTCGAGAAGTTCCGCGCCAACCGCTACGGCGATGCGACGATGCTGAATGAGCGCATCAACGCCTTCGGTATCGGCGTGAGCGAGGACGGCCACATCGCCGTCGTTGGCTTTGTCGCCGATGAGAACACCAAGGGAGCCTACACCTACGCGCCGACCGGCGTGGACGTGTGGGGTGGCAAGGAGATCCCGCAGGCCACGAACCCGACCTACTCTCCTTCCCACTCCTACCCCGGCTTCGAGGGTGAGGTTGAGACGAAGGAGGCCCCCAAGGTCACCAAGGCTGACGGAGTTGACCTCGCGCAGCTCGAGCGCACCCTGAACGACGCTCAGGCCACCGTCGCCCGCGACAAGGAGACTGCGGAGAAGGCCGCCGCAGCCGCCGACAAGACCCAGGCCGACCTCGAGGCCGCTCAGACTGTGCGCGACCAGGCCGTCGCAGACCGAGACAACGCCGATCCTGCCGACGCCCGCCAGGCCGTGACCGAAGCGTCCGACGCTCAGGTCAAGGCGCAGGACAAGGCCACCCAGGCCGATGAGTTCGCCCGCGAACAGGCTGAGCAGGTCGCCCCCGCGCAGCGGAACGTCGAACAGGCCACCCAGGCCGCAGCCGAAGCCGTCAAGGCCCAGGAAGTCGCCCAGGACGCCTACGACACCGCCGCCAAGGACGCTGCGGACATCGTAGCCGCCGACAAGGCCCTCACCGATGCCCACAAGGGTACTGAGGACGCGCTCGCGGGCGTGGCCGACGCGGTTGCTAACCGTGTCGAGGCTGAGGATGCCGTTGCCTCCGCTCAGGAGAACGTGGCCTCCGCTCAGGCCGACGTGGACGCAGCCGTGTCCGAGCTCGGTAACTGACGGGAGGTTCAAGAAATGTCCCCTGCTTGGCGTGCTGCTTCTGGGTTCGAGTGAAGTAGTGCCTGAGTGCGCCGGGTAGGGGAGTTGCCCCCAGGTTTCGTATGGAGCCTGGGGGTTTTCTCCACCCCAAACCCCCTGTGATCTACTTAACCGAAACGTGGGTTCTCAACGGTTGCGCACCATGTTCCGCGCTGCTAGATTATTCATGTCAGGAGAAAAACTTCTCCGACTCCTAACAAGTGTGAATAGGGACAGCCGCCCGAGGCCCACAACCTCGACAAAGCCTCGGGCGGCACACGCTGCTCTAGCTCAACGGCAGAGCATCCGCCTTGTAAGCGGACGGTTGAGGGTTCGAATCCCTCGGGCAGCTCCACCGCTACAAACCAGTGGCGATGAAACTGAATACGGGGTGTAGCGCAGCTTGGTAGCGCATCTGCTTTGGGAGCAGAAGGTCGCAGGTTCAAATCCTGTCACCCCGACAGTGCACACAGTGCACAACGGATCTCTAGCTTAATTGGGGCCGTTACGCGGTGTTCTAGGCCCGCTGCGCGACTCCCTGGGTAAAGCGCCTGCCCGAAGGACGGCAGGAGATGACAGTTCGATCCTGTCGAGACCCACAGCGTTGGTTCTGGTGGACCGGAGTAGTAGGTGCGGGTTCAAGTCCCGCCACGCGCCCCGCAAGGGCGGTGTAGCTTAAGCAAGAGCGGCGAAACGAGAGGGGTTCGATTCCCCGGCGTGAGAGAACAGAATACTAGTCAGTTCTCGGATTGGGGGTAGCTCCCCCTTTCTGGACCGTTAGCTCAACGGTAGAGCGGCTGCTGGATCGTTTGATTGTTCCTACGATCAAATGATCGAGTGGCCGATGCGGGTTCGATTCCTGCACGGTCCACAATGCGTAGCTCTAATTGGAAGAGCGCCAGGCCGTAAAACCTGGAGGTTGCGGGTTCGAGTCCCGTCGCAGAGCGCGACTTGTTCGCGTGCGAAGGTAGCGAAAGCTAACCGTTGGGGGTTGATCTCCCCAGGGGATAGCTGGACCTGTTTTCGTCAGGGGTATAGTTCAGCCGCGATCTGTTCGATGCGCACGAATGGAACGTGTGGGTGCGACTCCCACTGCCCCGCCTGGGCTGTTAGCTACAACTGGTAGAGCACCTGTTTTGCAAGCAGGGGGTTACGGGTTCGAGTCCCGTACAGTCCACGGCTGTTCTCGTAAGAGATGCAGCTACCTAGCTGCTAGGTGTCCTCCGGGACTACCTGGCCTTACAGATCGTTAGCTCAGTTGGCTAGAGCGTCTGGTTTACACCCAGAAGGTCATCGGTTCGAGCCCGGTACGATCTACTGGTGGAGTTGCTTCGGAGCTCTGCCAGTTGCCCCCACGTTTCGTAGGGGCAAGCGAGAATCAATCACATACTGTCAGCCCGCTCTTGCGGGGGCGGGTTGGCGTGAAGCGCATTTGGCGGAATTGGCAGACGCGCTGGATTTAGGTTCCAGTGCCTTCGGGCGTGTGGGTTCGACTCCCACAGTGCGCACGCTCCTCAGTGAGGAGTCTCCTATCCCAGGCGGCGTGAGGTCGCCTGGACAGTAAGGGGCTCTGCTCCTCCAACGGCTTTGCTGCATAGGCTTTGGGGGAGTTAACAGATGTCAAGCACCCATCTTAAGGGCACCACCTCACAACGGCGAAGGCCTCCGACTCTCTTTTCTTCTTTCTCAGGTCGGGGGCCTTCCGTCATGCCTGGAGGTGTTTTCCCGTAATCAAACGCCAGTGGTGCAGCGTTGCGCTCTCTAAGATGGGAGAGCACTCTCCCCCGTTTTCGCGTTGACGCAGAAAGGAAAACCTCACCAATGAATCGTTCTCGAACCGTCGGAGTGGGGCTGGTTGCAGCCTTGTCTCTGGCGTTCATCCCTGCCGCTTCGTTCGCGGCCCCATCGCAGTCGGACTCCTCTTCGGGGGATACGTCGATCATGGCTCCCACCAATCCGTCCGTGTCTGAGGAGGATCGAGAAGCGGCTGACGCTCAACAGGCTGAGCTGGACGCTCGAGCGGCCCGCCCAGCCCCGCAACTGCCCCCAGCGCCCACACCGTCAGCTCCTTCGACGCAGACCCCGCCCCTCGTCACCGCACAACCGGACGGGAGCGTCGGCAACGATAAGGTGCACATCCTGTCCCTCGCGGGCGCTGACTGCATCGTCGTCGAGTCGAACGGTCACTTCGGGATCGTGGACGCAGGCGACGACAACGACTACCCAGACGGGTCAGATCCCCGCTACCCATGGCGAGCGAACATCGCAACATGGGGACAGGAAGACCAGGTGCGCCCCTACCTCGACAGTCTGGGCGTGAACT